TAATATATCTTTGACTACCTCTTCCTTTTTATGTGGTGTTAATATTTCTCGAAAATTATTATTTAATAGGTATTCAAATCGTTTCATTGTTATGCTCCTTCCTGTATTTAAACATAAAAAAAGAGAACGTATATAATATACGTTCTCTCCTTCAATTTACTTATAACCAATTTTACCTATGCAGTTACAAGGTACCCAGCATTTAGTTCGTTAAGTCGTTCTTTCACTTGTGGTTTCAAAGGGTCTGGGCATTGCTCAAACTTACGAAAACCTTTGATAATCATCTCTGCGTAGAAGCTCGTCATTATTATTCATCTCCTTTCGGGATATCTTACAAGTATTATTGTATGATATCCCGAATTGTTTTTCCATTGATTTTATCCTTCTAGGTAAGCTCGTATGCAACGTGCTAAAGCCCCGGGTCCTGACCAAGTATAAAGAACGACATATATACCCATCTTTTCATAGGTAGGTACTCCTAAGTCAATAGTAACGCGTCCTTCATTAGCAGTTAATGGTTTGGTATTTTTAAAGTCGATATAACGTAAATTAATTTCTTTTCCATTCGCGTCGAATTTACCAGCGTGAACAAATGTTAACACACAGTCTCCACCATTTTGGCTATAGTAGTCCATTTCGAAAGTGATATAACGAGATGTGTGTTTGAACGAGAAGAATTCACAAACTTGGTCATCTCGCGTTGCGTTAAGACCTTTATCTGTATACCAATACCAAGACCTAGTTGTTATATTCCCACCTCGGAATGATGGTTGATGAGGGCTTACGGCAAACTCGAAAGATGGCATTCCATTTTCAATGAATTTCGCTCCATCAGGACGAGAGACTGTTAATTTACCGCCAGTAATATTGATACCGTTTTGATTTCCATAAATGATATTATTGCCAGCGGCATCTCTGATGTAAAGAGAACCACCTTCGTTGTTAGCTCCACCTAGTACAAGATTTCCGCCCTTCGCTTTATCAAACGTAAGGGAACCGTCAATGATTAAGTCTCCGCCATAACGTTTACGAACTTCGAGATTACGGATGTAATAGTATCCGCTCGTTCCGCTATCTTTTTCAAAGAATAAACTAACACTCGTTAAGGTTTTTGCGCTATTTGGCTCTGCTGTTATTTTTAAGTTTTTTGCGATACGTGCATCTGATGCTCCAGGAGTCATAGTAACGGTACCCGCATTGTCCCATGTTCCATCTGAATAGTAATAACGATAGATAGCGTTAAGATTAGTTACCGCAGCTTCTTTATAACCGTTGAAAGCAATGTAATACTCATCGTCAGGTTTGAAATCGACTGTTGTAGCATTTACTATTGTTACAGGAGCATAAGCGCCAGGTCCGATTTTGAAGTATCTTTTTCCATTTACGACAGCTGTGTTAAAACCGTTAGGATTTTTTGACTCATCAATTTGACACAAGTTCGTAAAATCACCAATATTAATTTGCTGAGCGAAGATAGTATTAGTAGCAATCATACCACCATTGATCATTGTTGTTCCTGATTTCCAAGAATCCATCAATGACTTAGCGCCATTCCAGTTTGCAGCGGAAGCGATTTGAGCATCACTTAATGTACCATTCAATTTAGATGTATTGAATTTACCGTCTGCGTTGATGTTCGTCGCTCTATCCCAAGTTGCCTTATTGGAATCTACTGTGCTCTTAGCGGTATTCCAGTTTGTTGCAGAAGCTACTTGAGCATCAGATACGGTACCTTTTAACTTAGCTGTATTCAACGTACCATCTGTATTGATGTTAGATGATCTATCCCAAGTTGCCTTATTGCCGTTTATCGTATTAGTAGCAGAATCAGCAACACCCTTTGCATCCACACCTGTTTGGATTTTGTTTTGTACATCTTGGTTAAAGTTACTAATTGTTAAATTACCATTTAAGTTGATGTTTTTCGCATCAATCATTACGGTAGATGCAGTTTGATTGATCATAGATACTAATTTTGTTCCGTTGTAATCTGTAGTAGAAACTTTAGATGTAATATCTTTTTCTGTTTGTGTAATGCGTGATTCAGCACTTGCAACTCTTGATAAAGCCTCGCTTGCACCGATATTAATCCCTTGCGGGATACCGTTGATAATCTTCGTTGAGATTTCAGCAGGTGGTGAAGTCGCTCCTGAGTCTGTCATTGATTCGATACCAGCACCTTCGCCGATACCAGCGATACCGATGAATGCGTGTGGTACGCGCTGTTTATTCGCCTCTCTACCAGATCCACCAAATCGTTTTAATGCAGTTGCTAATGCAGTGTTTACGTAAGCTGAATCCCAAGTTGAAAGAACGATAATGACGTCATCATTTAAATCATTCAACTTAGTCACTAATGCAGGTGTTTGTAAACTTGCATGTGTATCGTATAGTATGTTATCTAGAATTGATAAATCGCTTCGCTTGATACAAATTAAGTTATGACCTCGACCTGTCGTTTTTGCAATTTCTGTACCATTTAAAATGATCGAACGATTGCTAGGTCTGTCATTACCTACACCTTTTACATACAACTCACCATAAGATGAATCAGAAGAACTAGGGCTGTAAGCTGAAGGGACATTACCTTCTTCGAATTTAACAGTCTTTAACCAATACTTATTGTCAGCTGTTAATTGAGCTGCTCCGTAAATAAAGAATTTAAAGAAAGCACCCGGTTTTATATCGCTTTTTGTTTTTAAGAGTATCGATACGGTAGTCCATGTATTAGCTTTAAAAGTTGCGTTTGAAGGTACTAATCGTTTGTAAGATAACATTCCTCCTTGTCCGCTTGCAGCCACCCCATCAGTTAACCACCAATGAATAGGATTCAAACCGTCTAAAGGTGTATCCTTCGTAAACATGATTTCGACAGTTAATATATATTCAGTATTAGGTTTAACAGTTGGGTTCTTCATGTGTTGAATAGAACCTACACCCTCTAAAACATTAAAACCATCTTTCGTGACAATGTTCATTGATGTTCCACTGTTTAAATACCAATTGGCAGTAGAAGAGAAGTTGCTTGTGTTCTCCATCAAATTTTCTCCACCAACAGAAATACCATCAATACGTTGATTCGTACTAGTTACAGAACTTGTAATGCCGTCCGTTGTAACTTTCAATTCAGCTAGCTTCTTCGTGTATTCTGTATTAGATACTTTGTCGTTAATAGCCGCGTCCACATCGCCTTGGGAAACAGAGAAGTCTGAAGGAATATTACCTTCTTCCAGCTGCATTTTACGAACCTTAAAAACAGTCGTTTTCGTCGGTGTCCATCCACCCACACCTATAACAGATTTATCAAAGTAGTTCTCTTTAAGATCATCCGGCATTGTGAATGTAGCAGAAGCTTTAACCCACTGCCCCGCAATAGTTTTAGGGAATCGGTTAATGCGTTTACTTGTAATGTCGTTGTCATTTCCTCCTGTACCTGTTGAAACTGGGAAGTTATTAATGTCTACGGAAGTAGGGATAACTTCGTCAGCGTAAACCTCGTAACTTATAGTGTAGGTTCTGCCTGGTAAAAGTAACGCTGTTTTTGAGGCATACGCAATACCCTTCCAAGACACACTGTTATTAGCTGCAACCGTTACTGTCCATTCTCCTAAAGTTGAATTATAAGTAGCAGTAGTACCACCACCAGGGCCAAATTCCTTCTGATTATAGAAGTTGCTACCACCTACAGAAATTTCTGTAACTGTTTTATTTACTTCTTCAACACGTTGAGTGATTGAATTATTGGTCGCTTCGATAGATGCGATTTTAGAATTATACGTGTTATTATCAACTTTCGCATTTAACTTAGGGTCAATTTCTGTTTTCTTGTATACATCGGTAGAATTGACTTTTAACGCAATATCTTTTTCCGTTTGTGTAATCTTAGATTCAGCTGTTGTTAATCGTGTGCCTTGATCGTTAACTTTCTTATCGACGTTAGAAACACTTTGAGAGATTTGGTCTGTTGTTACCTTGATTTCAGCCATTTTCTTCGTGTATTCTGTATTAGATACTTTGTCGTTAATAGCCGCATCTAAATCTTGAGTAGATACACTCCAATCAGTAGCTTTATTACCTCTTTCTAATTGAGCACCAGTTACAAATCCAGCACATGCAGGAGAAGTGCTTTCCTGACCGAAGTAAAGACTTATTGTACTTCCTTTAGCTACGAATGTGTGTGTGATTCGAATCCATTGATTAAGTGCAGGGGTATTGTTTGTACTTGTCCATTTGATAGTGGTATCACCTTCTTGGACTTTTATAGTACCTGCTTTTGTTAATTTAAACCAAGCCGAAAGCGTATATGTTTCACCTTGTGTTACTTCAATGCTATCGACTGCGTAACCATATTCCCCTGCTGCGGGTGCGTCGAATTGAAAACCGTGACTGAAACCAGCTATATCTACAGGAACACCGAAAGTTCTTGTTCCTCCAGTAACTCCCCAATTTCTCCATTTTCCTTGTGTTTTGAATAGGGAATTAGGAATGATGTTGTTACCGCCTACAGAAATACCATCTATTTTTTTATTTATAGAAGAAACGGAAGTTGCGATAGAGTCGTTTGTTTGTTTAATGGAGCTCTCTGTTTTTTCAACTCTTACCCCGATAGTATCTAAGTCTTCGTTCATTTGTGATAATGAATTTGTTACTTTCGTATCAAGGCTAGATACAACTGTTTTCTCTACTTTACTCTCGATAAGGCCTGCTTGTTGCGTGATAGAACTTTCTGCCTTTCCGAGTCGAGTTAAAGTATCGTTTTTGTCTTTTGTATAAATGTCATTCGATACCTTAGAAGTAATATCTTTTTCAGTTTGTGTGATTTTACTTTCAGCGCTTGTTAATCGATTGATAACAGTTCCTTGGTCTTTTTCATAATCAGTTTTTGTTACCTTACTTTCGATAAGGCCCGCTTGTTGTGTAATCTTACTTTCTGCATCTGTAACTCGTGTTTTTAATGTCGTTTGGTCTTGGTTATACTGGGTGGAAGAAACCTTAGAAGTGATATCTTTCTCCGTTTGGGAAATTTTACTTTCGGCGGTATTCAATCTAGTTACGACGTTGTTTTGGTCTTTTTCATAATCAACCTTTTTAACAGTAGCGGTGATATCTTTCTCTGTTTGAGTGATACGACTTTCCGCTTCTACGAAACGTTGTGCGATTGCTTCTCCATCACCAGCTTCAGCTTTGATTTGTTCAATCTGGTCATTTAGTACTTTGTTAGCTGTAGTGAATTCTGTCTTCGTTACTGTGCTTTCGATAAGACCTGCTTGTTGTGTAATCTTACTTTCTGCTGTACTCAATCGTGAGATTAATCCTTGCTGATCTTTGTCGTAAACAGTTTGTTTTACAGTAGCGGTGATATCTTTCTCTGTTTGAGTGATACGACTTTCCGCTTCTGTAATGCGTGTTACGGCTTGCGTTAATTCACCCTTAGATGCTTTTGTATCTAAGTCCTGATTGAATTGGTCCAACTTCGTTTTTGTATCCGTTACGTTTTTTTCGTATGTGGTTTTAGATACTTTACTCTCGATTTGTTCTGCGGTTTGTGTAATGGAACTTTCGTTTTTTGTCACACGATCAGCGAGTAAACCTAAGTCGGCGCTATTGGCCTTCCCTCCGAGGGAATCATTAACTTTCTTTTGGTCTATGTCATACTCGGTTTTCTTAACGGTTGATGAAATCTGACCGGACGTCTGTGTGATAGCACTTTCTGCTTGAGTTAATCGGTCTACTACACCTTTTTGGTCAGCTTTATAATCTACAGATTTTACAGTTGCTTTTATTTCTTCTTCCGTCTGTGTGATACGACTTTCTTGGTCCTTTAAATCTTTTACGATACCTTCTTTATCAGTCGTATATTCCGTTTTACTTACTTTTGAGTTAAGAGCGTTTATCGTTTCTTCTTTTGTAAAAGTATTATCCTTATCCGCTTTCGATACAAGCTGCCCGTTAATGAATGTTAAATCCGCTTTATCTTTTAAAGAATTTAAGATGTCGGTGATTTCTTCTGTGAATACAGCATCGTTAACTTTCTCATCTAGTTTAGTTGTAAGCTCTTTTATCTTGTTTTCGATTTGATCGTTAACAATGATTAGTTTACCATCGACAAATTCACCATTAACCTTCGTGGCTAAGTCTGTCTCGATTTCTTTCACTTTCGCTAGAACTTCTTCTTTGTTTGCTTTGTTATTTAAATCATCAATGATTTGATCGACGTGATTTTGCAAGTCTTCGATGATTTCGATATTCCCGTTTTCGTTTTGCAATCCAACTGGAACCCATTTTATGCCATCCCAACGGAAAAGGATATTTGGCTCTTTACTCGTGTCCATCCACACCTGGTTTGGTAATGGATTTTGAGGTGGAGTCGGTTGTTTTGTAATGTTAGACTCAAATAATATTTCGTCAAATGTGGTTAAATGTTTCGGCATCTTCTCACCTTCTTTTAATGATAATACATCTATTTTATCATTAAAAACCAGGTATGATAATCACACCTGGTTTTTAAAATTAATTTTTCGATTGAGACTGGAATACGAAGTCCGTAAGATCTAGAAGTGCTTGCTGTATGGACTTGTTTTCGTTTTCTAGTCGTTTCAATTTCTCGTCCGTAGACAATCCCATTTCTGGAACATCTGGTTGTTCCGGAAGTTGAGTTCCATCTTTAGTTACTAATTTAGGTTTGAAACCATCCATTTCTATTTTGTAATGAATAGCTAATTTCGCTACTTCAACATCGACATTACTTAAAATGAATGTATATCCAGGAGAAACCATTAAATATTTTCCATTTTGGGCTTCTATAATATTCCCGTTCTCATCCACTCGAACCATTAAAGTTGTTGTTTCCATTTTTATTATCCCTCCAAGTAAGCGCGTACTTTACGACATAAAGCATCATTGGCAGTCCATGAATATAGAGTTACGTAGATACCCATCTTTTCGTATGTTGGTTTTCCTAAGTCAATAATAACATGACCTGCGCCACCAGTTAATGCTTTTGTGTTACTGAAAGCAATATCTCTTAGTATGATTTCTTTCCCGTTGTTATCAAATTTACCAGCGTGCGTGAATAATAAGCTTCCTTGTCCTACGCCATCCATTAAATAATCCATTTCAAAATTGATGTATCTTGATGTATGTCTGAATGAGAAGAACTGGCAAACTTGGTCATCACGCGTCATGCCGATTCCTTTGTTTGTTGCCCAGTACCAAGAACGTGTACGGATGTTGGTTCCTGTAAATGGAGGTTCATGACTATCAATAGTAAAGTCATAAGCCATAACACCATCTGTAATCATTTTCGCCCCATCGGGACGAACGACAGTTAATTTACCATTTTGAATATTAAGGCCGTTTTTATTGCCGTACACGATAATATTTCCATTTTCATCCTTGATATAAAGCGCGCCACTTTCATTGTTAGCTCCGCCTAATGTAAGGCTTCCGCCTTTCGCTTTATCGAATGAAAGTGTACCATCAATGATCGTATTTCCGTCTAACATTCTACGGCAATATAAATTGTCATAGTAGATGTAAGTAGTTCCGTTAGCAGGGCTAGCAGTTGTACCTACACCAATAGTCATTTCAACAATTCCGGCAGGGATTGTAAATGTTCCTGAGAACTGTTTCCATGTGTTATTGATAGTTTGGCTATCTACATAGAAGCTTTTTACAGTTCCTGTTGTGTCGATATATTTCACTAGGAATACACGGTCATACATCGTTCCACTATTTGTTCTAGCGAATACTTCATACTTGTATTTTTCACCAGGCACTACTTTAATAGAGCGCTCATCCATAACGTCATTAAAATTACCATTTAATGCGATGCGTAAAGCGAACTTACCGCTGTAAGGATTCTCTGCTAAAATCTTACCGCTGGTTCCTAAGGTGAAACCTTTAGCTCCGAACTCTAATGTTCCGTTCGAGAATAGATTATCGAAGTTACCGATTAACAAAGTTTTGGCAGCAATTGTATCAGAAGCAATCATACCACCGTTAATCGTTGTCGTTCCGCTAACCTTCCATAAATCAACTAACTGTTTAGCTTGGTTAGCAGCCTGTTCAATCTCGTACATTTGCTTTTTGAGTTCGCCTTCTAGGTTATCAAAAATAGCTGTACCTTCGAATGAGATTCTATTTGCCGAGATTTGAATTTGTTCCGCAGACTGATTGATTGAAGATATAATATCATCTTTTTTTACAACGGATTTAATACTTTCTGCGGTTTGTGTAATCGAACTTTCCATTGTGCTGATTTTTTGTAATACACCATTTTGATCTTTTTCGTAAACTGATTTCGAAACAGTGTTTTTGATTTGTTCTGCAGTTTGTGAAATTGAGCTTTCTGCTAAAGTTACACGTTGCAGTACACCATTAATATCTTTTTCGTAATCTTGTTTACTTACCTTTGTTGCAATTTCTTTTGCAGTCATAGTGAGCTGAGATTGTAGATTATTAATTTTATCTTCTAATTTAATAATAATCTCTTCATCCATACCACTACCGCCGCCACCAGAAATAATAGATCCAACCGGAATCCATTTTAGTGTATTCCAACGGTAAAGACGGTTTGGTTCGATAGATGTATCACACCACCAAACGTTTTCTTCTGGTTGTGATGGTGGAACATTTTGCTGGAAGATTTGAAAATCTTCCAGCAAGGAGTGAATCTTTCTCATTTTATATCACCCTTTCTTAACCTTCTAAATAAGATTGGATAACTCGTCCGTATACATTCTTACCAGTTAACGTCGAGCGAAGTGTAACGTATACTGTTTTTTGCATCCCTTTTGGCTCGCCAAGGTCAATTGTTAAGACTTGCCCTTTTGTAGCATCAGGAGATTTCTTGTCTGTATTAGATGAGTTTTTAGAACCCAATACATTACGTGTTCCTTTTGAATCTTCTTCTTCTACAGCCATGCTTACTGAAGCATCACCTTCTGAATACATACCTAAGATGACTTTTAAGTAACGAGCTGTATGAGTAAATACCATTTGGTGTACATCTTCTCGGTTAATTGAACCGGTACGGAAGAACGCTTTTACTACATCTACATTGTCAGAAATACAGAACGGATATGCACCTGGAATGTAAATCGGAACATTTAATGTACCTTTATCTACTGTTACAAAACCATCTGGACGTGTCAAAGTTAATTGAGTTGTCTTTAAATCTTCTGGACGAACAACTCCAGTTAAGTCGATAAGAGCACCTTTGATTTTCGCTTTTTCAACACTTTGGTTGATCGTTGCGATAATCACATCACGTTGCGTGACATTACCTAATAAATTCGTATGTTCGATAATGCGGTTTTCTGAATCTGTTAAGCGTGAAAGGATGCTTGTTTTATCCTTTTGGTAATCCACTAAAGACACTTTTAAGTTGATCATATCTAAGTGTTGAATCGCTTTAGATTCTAAATTAGAAAGACGGTTTGTAGTAGCGATACGCTCTGTATCATATTGAGTACGAGAAACCTTTGAATCTAAATCATTTTTTAATACAACGATTTGAGAATCAATAATAGAAATTCGTTCTTGTAATTGTGCGATAACACTTGCGTCTATACCGCCACTTCCATTTCCTCCACCAGTATTACCGATAGCTGTCCATTTCACACCGTTCCAACGGTATAAAATATGAGGTATCACACTGAGGTCTAACCACCAATGATTAGGCTTCGGGTTAGTTGGTTGAATCTGATCCTGTGTGATAGGGAAATTAGGCAAGTTTTCCAAGTCTTTTGGAATAAGGTGTTTTGCCATGTGTATTCACTCCTTTGTAATGTAATCTTTCTTCATTTTACCATAAGGAAGCGAATAATATATTGAAATGTTGTCATTGAGAGCAAAATAGATGGTGCCCCGAAGGGCACCATCTATTTTGTGGAGTGCTTCTTTCTTAGTGCGAATACGATTGCGCCTGTTAATGCTCCTAATAAAACTAAGCCCATGATAAACACTCCTTTTATATTTTTAAGTTTTTAAATATTTCTTCTGCGTTTGGAACAGCTTCTAACCAAGATGTATCTTGTCCTTCTCGTTTCGCCATACGAACCTTTTCAATGAAGAACCATGCATTTGTTGCATAGACTTTTGAGTTCCAAGAATCTATGATGTTTTCTTTTAATTTTTCTTGATTCTCTCTGTGTTTTTTTATTTGTTCTGGAGTAGATCCTTCAGGTGGTTCTCCTTGAGGTTCTACCAAATCTGCTAATAATTCTACATTAACTCCTGATTTCATAATATCCTTATCTGCCTGTAATGCTTGTAATGCTATTTCTTTTAAGTTCATTTCACTCGCTCCTTTTGGTTTTAAAATAAAAAAACATAGAATAACGTCTACCGTTATTCTATGCAAGTATATATTTATATGCAAATTCTTTTGTTTTTTCTAATGCTCCATTTGGAATCCACCACGCTAACGTGTTCTTTGTGAATGCTCTTATTCCATTTCCGTATAATACTTCTTGTGTAAATTCTTGATCTAATGATACTTCTTTTACATCTTCAATTGTTCTCTTCATATTCTTATATGCTGCTGCTCTTACTGTCATATCTTCTGTTCTTGTTATGATTCTATTCATTTCTGTTTCTGCTAATTTAATGTTCTTCTTTGTACTTAATGCTGAATATAATTTAATTCCGCTTTTGCAAATCCCTACTCCTATGTATACTGAACTTCCTATTGTTAATAATCCTACTGCCATTTTTATCATTCTCCTTTTATATGTTTATTCTTTCTTCACTTTACTTATAACTAGTTTTAGTAATAAAACACTAGTCGATTAGTGTTTTATTACTAAGAATTTTGGCAAGTAAACAAACCATAAAAATATACTTTTGAATAGAAAACTGTCTGTATGTAATTGGCTTTGTATTTCTTTATGGAACGATAATTCTTTTTCTATTCCTTGCCTTTGCCTCTCTTTCATATCTTTCTCTTCCTCTGAAATATTTAAGCTTTGGTAAAAATGGATTTGAGTATCTAATGCTGATTTAATAACGATTAGTTGTTGCATCCGATTTGATATACGTTGTGGTATGTATCCTGCTGTCCAAATTCCAAAAGCTAAATAAGAGAGTAAAAATAAAATGAAGAGTTCCATAAACTCCCCTCCTTTCACTTTACTTATAACTATTTTTGTGGGTGTCTGTTATACTTTAGATATCAATTTATTAGAAAGGGTGTTTTATTATGGCTATGGAAAAATACGGTGTTGCACAAGAAGTATACGAGGTTGTTAAAGAAGGACAAGTTATCGAAGCTTATTTACCTCGTGAAGATGCTGTTAAAATTGCAGCAGCAAATAAAGGCGCAATCGCTCGTCCAGTGAAGTAGGTGAAGAGAATGAGTTTAATTAAAATAGCTGAAGAAGTGAAGAATGGTTTAACGAACAAAGTATTCGAATATCTAAAAGAAAACTATCCTGCGGATTGCTTACAGTGGGTAAAAGACACGAAATGGTCATTACAAAAGTCAGTTCCTTTATCTGATATTAAAATGGCTCGACGTCCAGGTGGCGCTAGAGAAACAGATAAAGTAAAAGGTATTGCACAAGCGGTGAAAGATGGAAAGGCTATGGAACCAGTCGTTTTAGTAAAACGTCCTGATGGAACGATTAAGATAGCTGACGGTTACCATAGAACGCTTGGCTTCCAACATGCAGGTGAAAAATCCATCAAAGCGTATGTGGGAGAAGTAAAAGAAAATAATGGCCCTTGGGATAAAGAGATGCATGAGAAAAAACTAAATGTTGGTATGCCAAAAGCGGCGTTCGTTGGTGGTCTGCTAAACTTTGGTAAACGTATGGGTTCAGGTTTATTAGGTGTCGGAAAGAAAACAGCACAAAAAGAATTAACAAACGTGAATAACATGAACAAAGTTCATCAACAAGGTGTGAAGCAATTCGACCAAGGGTACGATGCTTATTTCCGTTCAGCACATAAGAATGATCCAAACTGGCGTATGTCTGAACCGACACTTCGCATGACGCAAGCGAATCAGAAAATGAAAGAAGCTACAGAATCAATGAACAATCAGGTTCGTTCTGCTGAACAAAACTTAAAGCAAAAAACTTTTGACCAACGTTTAGCTCGTGGGACTGCTGGTGTGGGATTGGTTGGTGTAGGTACACAACAAGCATTGAAAGACCAACAACAGAAGAAGGATCAACAACTATTGGATAACATGCAACCACAACAAAATCCTAATGTACAATTCCCTTACGTTCCTCCACAAATGGAACCAGGATTCCAACAACAAGCTAAGTCTAATTTTAGTGGCCTGATTAAAATAGCTACTGAAAATAAAAAATAAGGTGCGCCCCGAAGGGCACACCTTATTTTTCTTTGTGGTACAACACTTTTGTGCCACGTTTTACAAACGGGTCTTTCTCGTCTACTACGGTGATAATAACAGCTTTCTTGCCGATTGGTTCTACAGTGTCTTGTACGGCACATACGTAACCTGCATCGTAATTCCTGTCGATAATCATACATTCTTCTTCCGGTTTTAATTTTCGTAATTTCTTTTGAAGTGCACTGACTGCCATTGAAATTTGTGGTGGTAATATTGACCTCTCTGAACATTGTAACCATGCGTGTTTCGAAAACCAAGTCATCATAATAAACATCCCCTTTGTTTTTTATTTTACCTTCTTTATAAGTTTATTGATTTCAATTTCTTTTCGTCCTTGTTTTAAAAGCTTGTTGAATATTTCTTCTGTGACCACCTCTCCCTTTTTAATTAATGTTTTCACGACTGGGAAATAATCCGCATCTGCATATTCTTCTGCGACCACCTCCCCTATAATTAAATGTTTTGTTTCTAACGAAATTACAATTCTTGAATTCTTATATGTGAAGGCGTCAGTTTTTGCGAAATAGTCATCTTGCACAATTGAATAATGACATTCATCACTTAAAATATATCTACCATCCACTAACTTAATAATCGTGATAAAAGGAGAATTCACATCACTTCTTACAATGTGACCTCTCATCGGATTTTTCGTATCGTAATGAAAAGTAACAGCAACCTCAACTCCTATATGTTCTTGTTGAGGGAACTTTGTTCTTGTAATGTTTTTATGAACTGACATAATCATATACCTCCTTGGATTCTTGTTTATGATTTCCTGCTGAGAAGAAATTACCGAAGCTATCTCTTTCAGGGAACGGTTTATCTGTAGCTGGTGTAACTTTCATTGGTTGACTACACATATAACACTTTACTCTCTTTGTGTCTTCCGTTATATAACTGTTTGCACGATGTGCACATTTTGTACAAACATATCTACATCTATAAGTCTTGATTCCATTTTTAATTTTGTATCCTGTTGTGAAGTGATCTTCCTCCGGTACTTTTGTTTCTTCTTGTATCCCTACCTCAATCGTATCGACTTTTTTAGCGATTCCAATACGAGGTTGTGTTTTAATATCCTCTCCAGTCTCCATGAATTCTGTATGTCCTTCTTTGTAAAATGAAGCATAAGCTTTTCTGGTTCTAATATCAATTTCTGCCATTTCTTTAAAATCTACATTTACATCGAAAAATGAAAACAATCCTTGTATGATTGCTAATTGATTTTCCTCGTTAAATGATGGTATTTTTAATTCCGTTTCTTTCTCCCCGTTTTTCATTCGTAAATATAATTCTTTTGTATTTGTCATGTTCTATTCCTTCTTTCTTAGGATGAAAAAAACACATACGAATATTCGTATGTGTTTTAATTTTTATTGTGCTTCTTTTAATTCTGCTTCTTCTTGAATCTCTTCTTGAATTTCTTCCTGAATCTGTTCTTTGTCACTTCCTTCTTCTCCGTGCTCAATAATTGCTTTTACTGCGTACTCTACGCCTTTGCCCATAATCTTTACTCCTGCTATATATCCTGCAATTCCTAATCCGATTTTTACTGCTAATTTTAAATTCTTGTTCATTTTTCATTTCTCCTTTGTTATGTATTGTTTCTTCACTTTACTTATAACTAATTTCGACGAAAAAAACACAAGGCCCGAAGGCCCTGTGTTTTCAAGAGTTAGTTGCAATGACAGATTTGTTTTGTGGTTTATAAGGTACCAATATTACTTACATTAATAAGTCGTTCTTAATGGCGTAAGTAATCTATCGCACTCCTTGCTATTCTTGATGTAGTCTTTAAGTGTATAGCCTTCGAGTACGTGTTTCTTTTTCTTTTCTGGTTCTTCAGCTTCTTCAATCTTTGCTGAAGGCTCTTGGAAGGAAATGTAGACTTTTACATCGTCTACATGTCTACGTTGTCGTCTTAACCGTTCGTTATGCTGTTGGGCGGAATCGTAATCAATTTCTTTATTAACATCCTCCACTGTCTCTGCGATAACCGGGATGACTTTCGTTTTCTTCTTTACATGAAAGTAAATAGAAAATATGAGAATTACTAGCGTTATAAGTGCTAGTAATTCTCCGCTTGTCATTGCAACTAACATAAACATTCCTCCTATTTTTTATTGGTTGGTACCTTATAAAATAGTATGTTTATCTGTCAATTTGCTTATAACTAGAAATGAAGATTTTTTTCTAGACCTAACAACTTGTTTGTAGTAGTATTATTTATAGACGAAGCGAAAGGGGAATTACAATGACAGAAGATAAATTACATTTTCACTCTGAACGGTTGATTAATCTTATTAATGAAAAGAAAAGCCTTGAGGAAAAGATACATCAAGAAAAACAAATTATTGATAAAATCATGCGAGATAGCGGTGAATCTGTTGTTAGATATCCATTTAGTGAAACGCATGATATAAAAGTTGAAAGTGGCTTAAATCGTCAAACAAAATTAAATAGAGAAGCAATTGCTGAAGAGTTGGATTTAACAGAAGAGAATGTTAAGCCAGAAGTTATCATGAAAAAAATCGATGAACGTAAATATAGTTTTGACCAATATAAACGTAACAAGTATACGCATGAAGAACGTAGAACATCCGTAAGACTTGTTAAGGTAGAGAAGAAGAAAAAAGATAAAAAGAAATAGGTGAATAAAAATGACGGTGCATGATAAAGTAAAAGACATTAAAGTAGGCGAAAAGTCACATGGTTTTTATTTGATTAAAAGTATGGAGAAACAACAAACAGTTAAGAAAACCGATTACTATGATGTTTGGCTACAAGATGCTACAGGCGAAGTGTTAGCGAAAGTTTGGGAAGCTGAACTTATTAAGAACGAGAAAGAATTACTGGATAATAGAATCGTTTATGTTGTTGGGATGGGTGCTGAATGGGATGGAAAAATCCAATTGAAAGTATCTCAAATCAAAACAGTTCCAAAAGGACAAAAAGAGTTATCTGAGTTCATCAAGTCTGCTCCGATTTCGATTGATGAAATGTTTACGGAACTAATTGAGTTTGGAAAGAAAATCGAGGATACTGATATCCGTTCGGTTGTTGGTGGTGCAGTGACATTACGACAAGATGATTTGAAAACATATCCTGCTGCGAAAGGTATGCATCACGCTATTTACGGCGGATTGTTATTCCACGAATTATCTATGTTACGTTTAGCTGAATCGTTATTACCGATGTATCCTTTCTTAAATAAAGATTTAGTATATGCAGGTATCATCTTGCATGACATTGAGAAGACAACTGAAACGAATGCAGATCATGGCTCGGTTACGGAATACACAAGAGGTGGTAAATTACTTGGACACCTTGTACAAGGCGTTATGTTGATTGAACAAATGGCTGCAAAGTACAACACACCTCAAGATACAAAAGAAGCGTTGCAACATTTAGTGGTAAGTCATCACGACAAAGCTGAGTGGGGAAGCCCGAAACAACCACAAATGCCAGAAGCGGTATTCTTACACTTCTTAGATAACCTAGATGCGAAAATGTACATGGTTCGTGAAGCTGTTGAAAATGCAAATGGTGAATGGACGGATAAAGTTTATGGTTTAGGTAACGTACAATTATATTTATACCGTAAAAATGACGAAGTGTAATACTCGTCATTTTTCTCTTTAATAGCATTTTAAAAAGTTGCTTTGTTAAAAGCAAAATGTATAAATACAGAAAGGGTGTTTTTTTATGTCTAGGAAAATAGTGTGTTTAGTTGGTGCAAGTGGTAGTGGTAAAACGAAGCTTGAGGATGAATTAACAAGTAGAGGTTACAAAGTGTTAAAGAGTTACACAACACGAGAAAGACGTTTCGAAGATGAAAATAGCCGAACGTTCGTATCGGAAGAAGAGTTCGAAAGCATTCGTTCTAATTTAGTTGCATACACTGAATTTGCTGGTCATGAATACGGAGCGACGATGGAACAAATTGAAAAGAACGATTTGTACGTGGTTGATCCTTCTGGCGTAGAAGATTTGAAATTAACAGTAGGTAGAGGAAACCTGTTTGTTATTTTCTTAAATGTAGATGCGCGTGTATGTTTTGGTCGTATGCGTATGTCTCGAAATGAAGAACATGCAAGAGAACGAGTGAAGCACGATGGTGAAATTTTCCCTAAGTTTACGGACTATGATATGTTAATTCCGAACAACGATATGGATGATTTTGAAATGAATGCAAATATCCTCCAAACTGTTATTCATCGCTGGTGTAAGAAATAACGATATGTAGCTTGTGCATTCATCATTTGGGTGGTAATAATTAAATCATACCGAAATGATGGGTGGTGTTACAAAAATTGGTTAGACAAGTACGAACACATTATGGCAAGAAACCGTACGGAGTCGGGAAACGAAGTGTAGAACAAAATATTAAGCCGAGCGAAGTGGTTACGTACTACATGGAGAAAGAAGAAATAGAAAGATACTTTGCAACGAAATATCCACATTTAAAGAAAAGAAACGGAGAGATTGATTATGATGAATAGAGTGATTTTAGTAGGACGACTAACGAAAGATCCTGATTTACGTTACACACCAAATGGAATTGCAGTGGCTACTTTTACACTAGCTGTAAATCGTGCATTTGCAAATCAACAAGGTGATCGTGAAGCTGATTTTATCAACTGTGTAATTTGGCGTAAACAAGCAGAGAACGTAGCTAAGTATCTAAAGAAAGGTAGTTTAGCTGGTGTTGATGGACGTCTTCAAACTCGTAACTATGATGGGCAAGATGGCAAGCGTGTATATGTAACAGAAGTTCTTGCGGAGAGCGTACAGTTTTTAGAGCCGCGAAATACAACTGAAGCGCGTGGTAACGGTGATTTCAGCAATCAAGGAAATAGCGGATTTAGCAATCAAGGTCAAGGTAACGGTTTTGGTAATCAAAACAAAAACGATGACCCGTTTAGTAATGTTGGACAACCAATTGATATCTCGGACGACGACTTACCCTTCTAAAATTTGGAAACAAAACATATACTGTGCCCTTCGGGGCGCAGTTATTTTTTTGCCTTCTGTATTCGTTTATTCTCCTGCTATACAACGTGTGCTATACTTTTTTTAGAACGATATAAAAAGGAGTTGAGATGCTGTGAACGGTTTTGATAAAACAATCCCTTCCACAATCGCTGAGTACGAATTGTACAATGTTGCAAGTACTGAGCACTTAGAAAAAGTAGCAAGTTCTCATGTGGATTTACCTGAAGGTTTCACATTCGACCCTGACTTCATGTACTTGTGGGTTCGAATCATCAGTGCAGGTGAGTATTATGGCCCGAACAAAAACGGTGACTACTTCCCTGAGAGCGAATTAGTTAACTCTTACGAAACGTTCAATGAAGGTCATGTATTCAAAAACCACGAGAACAAAAAGATTGAGCAAGCTATCGGTGAAATCATTTCTGTGCGTTGGAATCCTATCATGAAATGCGTAGAGATTTTCAAGAGCATCGATAAGAAGTTAGCACCTGAAATCGTAAGAGGTTTCGAAAAGGGTTACTTAACTGACGTATCAATGGGTTGCCGAGTACCATACACAATTTGTTCTGTATGTGGTAATAAAGCTCGTACACAACGAGAATTCTGCGACCACGTTAGACATTATCGTATGCAGTACTTAGGTAACGGTGAGCGTGTATACGAGATTAACCATAGCCCTAAGTTCCATGATTCTTCTGCTGTATTAAACGGCGCAGAACGTGTAGCGAAAGCATTGGTTGTATTTGATTCTGGTGCAGGTGAATCTAAATCATCATTCAAAAAGGTTGCTTCTGAAAATGGTAAGACACGTTTCGTTCGTTTAAGTGATTACGAAATGGACAAAGTGGCTAGCTACGAACAAGAACTGCATCCTCTAGTACAAAAGAATGTAGAAAAAGTGGCATCACACAAAAACGTAATGATGCAAAAGTTAGCGGAATTAGAAAAAGAACTAACAGGTAAGTTAGTTAATATTTCTACAATTCCTACAGAGGAAGATACAGAGAATGCAGGTAACATGCTGAGACTTATCAAATTCCTTACTGAGAAGCGTTTCGATGATGAATCGCTAAATAGTATTGCAGGTACATTAAAAGAGTTAGCGGAAGAAGAGGGGCTTTCTGAACATCGTGTATTCTCTACGTTCTTAGGTATTTCTGAATTAATGGGTATCGAATTTTTCCCTGGGGAACTACACACGATTTTATCTGGATTAACTGATGCGCATTTCAGACCTGAATTAAGTCTATCTCCTTCGGGAGATGAAGAGGTATATCCTTCTGATGTTTCAAAAGCATTTAAGGTTACTTCTTTAGCGACAGAACAATTACCTGATATGAACGACCCGTCTGGATTAACTGAGTTGTATGATGAAAGCGCTCATGATATGAGTGGTTTTAATAGTGATCCATTATCATTCATTGGAAGTCTTCCTACTCATGATGACTTAGATGAAGTTCCATCTACACGAGTAGTTAAAATTGTAAGACGTACAATGAGTCCGTTCTTAGAAATGAGAAGTCAAGGACCTGAGTACTTAATTCCTCGTTTATCTGCGGTATTAAGTGGCGGTCATTCATTGATTGGTGGAAGTGATGTAAGACGAGATATCGATATGATGGTTAACCCTAAAACATTAGGTGACATATTAGGTACACTTGCTTATCGTAACTACCAAAACATGCGCCCGAATATCCGAGTGACGAGACTAGTGAAAATGGCTCAATACTTAGATAGTGAGTTAGAAAAGACTGCTGCATTCTCTAATCCGTTCAATGGCATGCAAGAACAAATGTTATATAATAATGGTGTTTCAGAAGGTAAACGACTACAACGGGAAGAAGCGGAAGCTATCATTCGACGTAAAAAAGCTGGTGGTCTAGGAACGATGAAGTTACTAGGTATTACAGCTCCACTTGCGTACGGAGCTAGTATGTTCGAAAAGAATCGTCGTGAAAATGGTCGTAACCTTTCTGATGCTGAGAACTTCATTGCGGATCGTCCGGGAGTTACAACTTTAGGTGCAGCAATTGCAGGTAAGCCTGTTAGCAAAGTGCTTATGAAAGATTTCCCTGAAGCAATCAATAAAGCGAAGGGTGCGTTAAAGTTAAGTGCAATGCAGGAATTCGAAGAGTTGGTAAAAGAAGCATCTGAATATCCGATTGGGAACTTCAATGCATTCAACGAAGAATTCATGACGAAGTTTGCTTCTGAAAGTGGAATGACTCCTGACGAAGTAGCTGGACTTAAATTAGCTACGTTATTATCAGTTGGCAATATGGATAAAGAAGCACAAGAATTATTGGATCATGTAGGTTTACCAAGTTATGCAAAAGGTCTATTCTTAAAGTCAGCGGCAGAATATGTACATGGACAAGTAAAAGAAGCATCTAGTGACTTTGTAAATACGCTTGTTCTAGATACAATTGCTGATAATAGAGCCTTCACAGGTTCTATCCCTGGACGGATGGTAGATGCGTTTGTATTCGGTAAATTACTGAATAACAATGGTGCTAAACCTAAGAGTCAATTGAATCCAGAAGGAGTAAAACATACATTAGAACAGAATGGAGTGAAGTTGTAATGCGTAATTATGATATTTTAATGAATTCCAATCGTGCTAAAAAAGAAGAGTTATCTTTAGGTAAATTGGCACAAGAAGATAATCAAGGTGTACGTGAATACCTAGAAAAACAAGCGGGTCTGATTCCAGACTCGCTTGAAAAAACAGCAAGTCATATGACAAAAGAAGCTTTCTTATCTAGAGGTCTTGATTTGTTTGATAACACAAAGAATTTAATTGCTCAACGATTAGGGGTTTCTGATGGTATGGCTCACGAACTTTCTTCTCGTGTTATTACGCACTCTGACAGAATCCAAAATCGCTTTCAAGGTGATCAAGGGAAAATCATTGAAGGTATTGTTGATGCAATGGGAAGTGAAGTTGCAACAAATCCTGGTTCTCTAAAATCTCCACTCGGAATGGTTAATATGAGAATGAGTAGCAATAAAGACTTAACAGAGTATATTAAGAATCGCTTAGTGGAAGAAGTGATGTTAAGTCCTTATGAAGCTGACCGCTTGAAGTTATCTATTATTAAACAAGCTGGAGATTTAACAACAGTTCTTCGTCCTTATAATAAGCAACAAATTGCAGATGCGATTGTAAATATGATTAAGGATAGAAACAACCCTTCTCTTGCATATGAAATAAAAGATTCTAAGATTTTAGTTGAAGGATTACGCGCTTACTTGAAGTAACGTATAATATGTATAAAGAGGGGAGGTACTTTGATGAGTAATATAGATTTAAGTAATCACGCCTTTCTCGAAAAAGAAGCTTTCTTCGGAAGGTTTTTAGGACGTGGTGCAAGCAATGGTACGAATCTTGGTAAATTTGTAATGAACGCTGAAAAGGAAGTTGGTAAAGCTAACGGTCCTGTTCGAATGTACGATGGAGACAAGATTAAAAAGATACAAAGAGAAGAAATGGATAGAGAGTCTAATGGACTTGTTTTAGATGCAGGTATCGGGGCTATGAAGTTTCTTCCTAAAGGTGAAAAGATTCAACAAAAAGCAAAAGATGGTATGGCTTATCTAAAAGATAAAACGATTGCCGCTGATACATGGGCAGGTAAACATCTAGCCGGAAAGAACCCTGAAAAAGCGAGAGGTAAATTCTTCTCTACACCAGTAGGTGAACAAGGAAGGGGGATAGCGGTAGGTGAAAAAACAAATGCAGACGGAAGTGTCTCGCAATTGTTCGAAGGCTCTGGTGGTCAAGATAGAAGACCTTCATTAATGGGTCCTGTCACGAATACAACGAAAGTTGTTTCTCCATTCTTAGCTACTGCATATGTCGGTGAAAAGATGTATGGCAACGAAAATAAAGAGGAACAACAACCTCAAACCATGAAAGTTGCGGAAAATAATAGCGACGGTATGGAAGTTCGTGGTATATTAAAAGAGGAAATTATGTCTTTAGAGTTGGACAAGCAAGCTTCTATGAATAAGATTGCTCAACTTGAAGAAAACCTCGAAAAGAGTGCTGCTGAAATTGATAGCCTAACAAGTGAGAATCACTTATTACAAAAGGAAGCTGCGTACGAACGTGAAGAAAAAATGGGAGTCCGAAAAGAATTATCTAAGGTTCAAAGAGAATTAGATAAAACTGCTTCTGATTTTTCTTTCTACAAACAACAAATGTTTGATGAAAAACGTGAGAAAGTAGCTTTCGATATGGTCGGAAAAATGCTTGAACTACAGATGATTAAACAGTCTGAATACAATGAGCGCTTTGGAGAATTAAAAACAGCAAGTGAAGATCAATTGAAACTTTACGATATGTTAATTAAACAAGCGCAGAATCAAGAAGAAGGACTTGCAAGTTTGGGCGTTTTAGTAGATTATAATAGTAATGGAGTTGATTCTTATGTTGGCACCGCTGAAAATGGTTTATCCAAACGAGGACAAACTATCGGCGAAGCGGCAAAAGAATTGAACAAACACTAGTTAAAGGGAGGATACGAAACATGGCACTTGATAGAATGAATATTTATTATCAAAAAGCACACCGCTTATCTGGTAACAAAGTAAGCGCAAAAGTAACAGAAGTACAACCTGGTCAATTATTCCACTTAAATGATTCAGGTGAGTGGGAATATGCTGATGGTACTCGCCCTGCATTCCCAACATTAAACGCACGTTACGCAGGTAAAGGCCGCGGTTTACAAGGTGAACTTTTAGAAGGTCGCGATAACGTAAGTCGTGTGGGCATGATTACATGTCTAAAAGGTAACTACGAATTAGGTACAGATCAATATGATAAAACAGCATCATTCACATTCGGTCAACCTATTACTTCTGGTAAAAAAGGCCTTGCAGTTCCAGCTACGGATACTACAAAAGCACACTTAATTATCGGTACTGTAACTAAAATTCCTACTCAGGAATATCCATTCCTTCGCTACGAAGGCTAATAAAAATAAAACAGTTGGAAAGGGGCTATAAAAATGCCATTACATGAACCACGCATGGGACGCGAAATGCGCGAAGAAGAATATGACTTAAAAGAATTGCTGAAACAATCGGAAGGATTCGAGCGTTACGCAAAAGAAAAAATGCCTGAATTCATCCAAGTTGTTCGTGACTACGAAGGTTTCGTACGTGACGTAATCACTGTAACAGATGTATCTCCAGAAGACTTAGTTCGTATTAACGAAGAAGTATTCGTTGTATACTCTAAAGACGTTGAAGCAACTGCTGCTGTAATGCCTCGTGAATCTGAGGTTCCAAGTTTAATCATCAAAGGCGATACTGTTAAAGTTGATTTCTATGAAATCGCAACACCTCGCTTAACGATCACTCAATGGGATCTTGATACACAACCTTACGACTTAATGCGTCGTACGCAAGAAAAAGCAGGACAAGAAATGGCGAAAGTGGAAGATAAAGAATTCTTACGCGTTGCTAACTTACTTGTCGATAGCGTTCCTGCTCAACAAGTATTCCAAGCTGAAACTTCTGTTACAAAAGCTGGTTTACTTGCAATTAAGAAAATCTTCTCTCGTAACAACGTAGCGTTCTCTTCTTACTTAATGAACCCTGCTACTTACGATGACTTCTTACTATGGGGCGAAGAAGATCTTGATGAAGTTTCTCAACGTACAGTATTAGAAACTGGTGAGCTTCCTACAATTTGGGGCGGCATCAAAATGGTTACTGGTATCATCGTTGATGAAAAATTCATCTATGGTCTTTCTCCTAAAGAAGTTCTTGGACGTATGCCAATCCTTCGTGACATCACGATGGATGTTCAACGTATCCCTGAAACAAAGGATAAAGAAGTATTTGCTTACGAGTTCATCGGAATGTTCATTCACGATGCAAAAGCTATCGCTCGTCTAGAGATTGGTAAAGCAAAAGCGTAAGCTGCATAAATATATTGAAAAAGCGAGACTTATGACGAGTCTCGCTTTTTCTTATGCTATAATGACTGTGGAGGTGTTTTTTATTATGTCAAAATCAAAAATTACAGAAACACTATTAGTAACGAATAAGGCGAAAATCGCTCTTGCGTTAGCTCGTATCGTGGTAGAGCCGAATATACCGCAGCCGATTACATTTAAGACACAAAAAGATTTAGACTTAGCTAACTCTTTACACAAGCAAGGTGTAATCGAAATTTCTGCAATTACAGATACTGTAGAAGAAGTACAGGAAACCAAAATTGTTGAAGAGGTAAAAGAGGAAGTTAAAGTAGAACCAAAAACTTTAACAGAAGAAGAAATTAAAGGGCTGTCTAAGAAAGATGCATTAAAGTTTATGAAAGACAATGAATTAGACTTAGGTGTGCATAGTCGTTCGGGTGCTCCAGAAGTGACAAATGCTTTATTAACTCACTTTGGTTTCGAACCTGTTGCTGTTGAAGCTGAATAAGGGGTGATAGTATGTCGGAATTAATGGAAGGCCTTATTAAAAGGTTTCGTTTACGAATCTACGACACTGATCCGATTAAAAACATCTTAGAAGGTAACTTAGAATTTAATGATGAACAACTGGAAGGTTATATCTTAGAGTCACTAGCTAACATTAATGAGGAAGAACCACGTAATAACTTTAGACTTGAAGAATTTCCAAAGACAAGTTTGTTATTAGATGGCGCAACGTTATTTATGTTCCGAGCAAGAGGACTTCTTCATCTTCGTAACCAAGTAAGTTATAGCGATGCTGGTTTCTCTGTCAATTTAAATGACAAGTCAGGTCACTATCAAGGTTGGATGCAACAAGAGATTGTTGACTATCAACGTAAACTAAGTGATTTCAAAAGAGGACAAGTACCTCGCTTTAGGGGTCTTGGTAGTCCGATGGGGTGGAGGTACTAGTTATGTTAAAGACAGTGCCTCTGCATTCAAGAGAATTATATATAGAGTGGTCAGATGTAAAAGGAGACTCATTTAAAGTCTTCCGTTCCCTTTCCCCTCAAGATGAATTCGAAATGATTGCGGAAGATATCACGATTAACCACTATGTTGATAAAACAGTTAACTTTTATAATCATGCGTTAAGATATTACTATCGTATCGATGGATATATAAACGGTGAAAAAGTTGATGAAAGTGAAGTGGATACGTTACGTTATCAACCAAAAGATACGATTGCTGATGTAGTAATTTACGAAGCGCGTACTGCCTTGAGGGTAATGAAGAATCCTCCTGTTTTTGTTTTAATACAAAGACGTGATGGAGGGGAATGTCCTGAGTGTTGGAATCCAATTACAAAACGTGTTCGCTGGGCAAATTGCGAAGTTTGTAATGGTACAGGGATAATAAAGGGTGGTTATTTCCCTCCTATCAAGACAATGATTTCTACAGATATTAGTTCTCAAGTGGATGAATCGGGAATGCTTGATGGTGACGAGGTAACTGCGACTCCTGTGAATGCTTGGATAGCAAACTACCCTCTCGTTATGCCGGGTGATGTAATTGTAGATATCATGAATCATCGCTACAGAATTAATCAGGTAACTCCTAGAACGAAGTCTCGTTACGTAATGAGACAACTTCTAAATCTGATACCGATTGAAAGAGGAGATCCTATATATCAAGTCGAGGTGGATTACGATGGGGAATAAAAGGTTAATCTTTCCTGAGTTGAATTTATTTAAGAAGGAATTAACAGAACGATTCCTTACAGCGACTCGTGCTATTTACGAGAATCATCCTGTCTATACGTATAATGACGACGATTCTAAAACGGGACTTCAAATTTATCCGTCTTATGGTAATCCTACTGATCATGGTAAACAACCTCGTTTTATTATTAAAGCAGGTGGATACCAAAAAGGATTTAATGATATGTTAAATAATAACATGTCAGGTTATGCGACTGATTCTACTGGGGCGATAGTGGGTACGAAGTATTTTAAAATGATTTCCCCTACTATTGTGGTCTTAGTTCATGCTTTTACCGAGGAAGAATCAAGTGACTTAGCTGACGAACTAGCAGACATTTGTTTATTTGCTTGTAAGAGTATGTACAGTGAATTAGGACTTATCATGAATGGTGCACAAGTATCTGAAACTGATGAATACAGAGGGGATAAAGGAATCTATCAAACTACGGTTCAGTTTATCATCGATGTTCCTTGGGAGAATACGAAGTCTACAGGAGACACGGAAGAAATTATTGTGAATCCAGAAATAGAACCGCCAGATCCAGATGACGAGATTAGTGATTACAGACCTCCGGGAGTTGGTGCTGTTGTCCAAGATAAGAATGCAAGAACAGGTTATCTTGATATAGAGGGTAATCGAAAAGAAAGTGAAAACCCGAATGGGATGCTACCTTATGAAGTTGAGTCACCTGGCATAAGAGTTTACCAAGAATGGGTTGAAGGAAATAGTAATAAGTAGTGATTTATTTCTCAATGTGTTTTACAATTTAAATAGTAAATATTTTAAGAAAGGGAGTTGAATTGTAGTGGCATATAAAGATTATATTTCTCCAGGCACGAATGTAATGATCGAGCGCCAACCACAAACGGAATCAAATGCTATTACTGAATTCCATCCGGTGTATATCGGAACAGGTATGACGTCACTAAAACGTAGCGTTAAAATTGAGAACGTGAAAGCAGCTAACAAAGACTATCCAAAATTAAAGTTATCTGTTTCTGTTCAGAAGGCAGTTAACTTGCAAGTGTTCAAGGAAACTGAATTTACGTTGGAAGAAATCAGCGTAGTAAAAACGGATGGACCAACTGTATTGAAGAAGGATACAGATTACAAAGTTACATCCATCACTAAGATTTCAACTAATTCTGTTGTATTAGACATCGAATTAGAAATCGTTAATGAAACGGCTGTAACAAGTGCGGACTTAATGTTCAATGTTGCATTAAACATTGAAAACAAAGAAGAGGATTTCGACCTTCGAATCGTTGGAATGGAAGATCGTTATTATGCACAAGAGATTTTTGGTTCATTTATTTTAGAAGAAAACGGTGTTAAAATCACAAATGATATTGCGATTGCAGCAGAGATTGCTTTCCGTATCGGTTGCCCGTATTTCTACTATTTAGAAGTGCCTCGTAAATTCGGTGAAAAAGCAACGAAAGAAGACATCATTAAGATTATGGAGAAAGTTTACTACAAGAAGAATGCGTATCGTTTATGCCCTCTAAGTGACGACCAAGAGGTTACGAATGCATTGAATGCTTTTGTATCAGCTATCTCTAATCCGAATGACCGCCGAGAAACTGTTGGGTTCACTGGGTACGATATGGGCAAAATCAATAACCTTAACGATATGGACGAGCTTATTGATAAAGTTGGTGGATTATCGGAGTCTCTAAACAACGTTCGAGTAAACAACATCTTCTGTGCAAAAACAGTTGATATCTTACAAAGTGGTGTTGTGTATAGTGGTCTTCCAGGTTTCTTCGTAAATGCTGCTATTGTAGCTTTAGATTCCGTTGTTGGTCCTGTAGATCCACTTTCTTTACGAGAAATTCCAGGTGTGTTTTATCGTGTAAATGCTCCTAAGTACCGTCCTCGTCAATGGGATGAGTTAGCTAAGCGCGGTGTGTTTATTGTGTACCAAGAGGAAACGAATGGTCCTTTAATCATCCGTCATCAGCTTACAACTGCTCAGAGTGAACGTGCAGAGGAACAAGAGTATTCTATGATTAAAAACTTTGACGTTGTTGTAAAACGACTTCGTGACCGTTTAAAACCATACAGCGGTAAAAACAATATCACTGATGGATTCATGGAACGCTTAGACGGTACGCTGACAAGCGCTATCGAAGAGTGTAAGGAATTAGGTCTTGCGCGAGATATCAAGGTTGTAGTAGGCTGGCAGATGCGCCAAACGGGACCATCTACTTCGGAGCGTAAAAACGAACGTAACTTAGTTACTCGTTTAAAAATGACTCCTGCATACCCTGCGAATAACTTAGATGTTTATATCCAAATTTAATAGGTGAGGTGAGCTACTATGTCAAACGGTATTACAGTACCAAAGTGGGACTACCATGATAAGAATATTCAAGGTGGTGTGGCTGAGAAAAACTTTACTCGTGCTGACCGTACGGTAATTTATGCAGGCCCTACACCAACTCAATCAACTCAAGTTAGTATGAAAGCTATCGGGTTGATTCAAGGTATGTCACATAGTGAAACAAAGCAATTGCAAATGATCTTCGAGTTAGGTTCTGATGCTCCAATCATCATCCCGGGCTTAACACAAGGTCAAATCAGTCTACAACGTGTATTATTAAACGGTGTAGACTTACTGAATGCTATCTATCATGGTGTTGATAAAACGAACTTAACGAATGATCAAATCTTACGTAGTATTCGTGACGTCAACCATCCATTCGATTTAATGATGGCAAAGTATCCAGTATTAGAGGATGCAACGCAAGCTACGAAGGCTGTATCTACAATCTTATTCCGTGGTTGTCAGATTCAATCTCGTTCAGAATCGATTTCTGCTGGTGGAGTTGTGGTATTTGAGCAATTAAATATCATGTACACAACAATCCCTAAAGTTACATTTAACCTGCAATAATCAAAAGAAGTGCACTAGCTTAGTGCACTTCTTTTTGTTTGTTGTGTATAATGGAGTTAGTAAATCTAAGGAGGAATATGAATATGAGTTTAGTTAAAGATGCAATTGAAAGTTTAGCAAAAGAAGGTAAAATTACACACGAGTTCACACTTCGTGGAATTAAGTTTGAAATGGAACTACTTACTACGGAAGAACTTTTCTTAGCTGATGCGTTAGTGAATTTTAAAGAGTTAAAGGAGAAGTTCGGTGCTGATGATCGTTTCCAAGTGCTAGGGGATAGCATTGGAAAACAACGTTCTCTATCTCAAATGGCATACGCAGTTCGAAAGGTTAATGGTAAATCTCCAGTAGATGAGACACTACCTGTAGAAAAACAATTTGAACAACGAATGGAATTCCGTGAAGAGTTATCTACTTTAGAAGGTAAAATGTACGACCAAATCGTCGGGGAGTACAATAAACTTATCGAAAAACGTAATGCGATGTTTGAAGATTTGGACGAAAATGTAAAAAAGTAATAGACGACCCTATTTGGCATATGAGGAATACAGTCGCTTCTCACTATGGCGGACACGCCTTGGAGAAGCGATTTCTCGATATGGACTTCCTTGAACTAAGGATATTGTACGAACAAGCTATGCGGGATAAGAAAAAGACAAACGAAGATAAGTGGGAAATGATTAAAATGTTGAATGAATTTTGGGTAGAAAATTTCAATGTTCATTTCGAAAACTTATTGATGTTTACGAATCCAGAAGCGTACAAAATGGTACAGGAAATGAAAGATATCGAAGGGCTTCGAGGGGAAATCGATGCAGAGGACTTCCCTGAGATGTGGAATGACCTTATGGATATCTTACCTAACGAATGTATCGTTAGTGATATTGAAGCTGATCATGAAGCCTCGATTCCTGTAGCATCTCCTGAAATGGATGAAGTCTTTAGTGGGTGGGAGTCGCAAAGCAGATTTGATGCATTAAATAAATTTGTTAAAGAAGATCCTGTTAGCGGTTGGGATTCATCAAGTACAACAGGATTTACACCAATTAACGAAGAGGGGTGATGAATAATGGAAATGGATAACGCCGCGTTGATGCAGGTGCTCAACACGCAAAATATGTTGTTACAAAACATGCAAGGTAATCAAGCTGTTCAAGGCGCTCAATCACAAGGTGATAAAGCGGTTTTAGCATCTGCTGTTGCTCAAGCTTCACAATCTCAACGCCCAATGCCTGCGATGTCTCCTTATAATGGTTATCAAATGTACGAACCGTTAGTGTCTCAAGCGACTCCTATATACGGAAGTGGAAAGAAAGAGGTTGCACAATCATCTGGTATGATTAGCCAAGCTGTGAATAACTACTTGGATTATGACCCGAGCCGAAACTCTAAAGAGAGTACATCGGATATGTTCGCTGAACAAACGAAATTAGTGCAAGACAAGGTGATCGGTGCCGGCTCTGCGGTGGCGCAGGGTGCCGCGTTTGCTGGTTCTTTCTTAATTCCAGGGTTATTACCTTCGTTAGCAATTGGAGCTGGTGTCGGGGCGGCTGTGGGCGGTACAGTGGGTGCGGTTTCTGATGGTGCTGAAACTTCTAATAAGATACAAGAAATCTTACGTAAAAAAGGAACGAAAGCATTTAACGCATTCGAGTCTACAACGGAGTTTGGCGGAGCGGGTATTGATTTAGAAGGACGACAAGACTTAGCGAAACATATCAGACACTTAGCCCCTGAGAAGCTCTTAGAAGACCAAGAGATGCAACAAATATTAGGTGGTGCTCTTGATAATAAGTTATTAAAGAGTGCGACTGACATTGAAGGCTTCAAAAAGAAATTCGATAGCATTGTAGATCAAGTGAAACAAATCACTTTAACAATGAATCAATCTATCGAAGAAGCTACTGCATTTATGGGTGAGTTAGAACGTCGTGGTGTTGGTTCACAGGATATGTCTAGTATGTCTGCTAGAATCAAAGTAGTTTCTTCTCTTTGGGGAACTGATCCGTCTAAGGCTGCCGAAAAATTAATGGGTACTTCTGATGCAATTACACAAGGCACGTCACTCGATGCTAAAAATGTTATGGGTACTTTAACTTACTCTGCTACATTAGGAACGATGTTAGAGGAGAAGTATAAAAAATCCGATGACCAAGACATGTATCACTACTTAAAAAATAATGGTGGTGCAGATCAAGTATCGATGAATACTGAAAGAAGTGTGCGTGGTTACCTTGATGGTCAAGAAGGTAGAAACAACTTAATTGGTCTTTTTGGCGGAGCTATTGAACAAAAGGGTAAAAAGTTCGAATTTAATATGGAAAAATTCAATGAGTTGACGGAAGGTGTAGAAAACGGAAGTCTTACTCTTGATAGTTTAAGATCTAGTTCAGCTAATAATTTGCAACAATACTCTAACGTTGAACAAGCTAAGATTGTATCCAGCGCGTCTGAATCATTCTCTAACAAAGCTAATGGAGCAGACATTTATAAGTACGCTAACGCTGCGGTTGAAGCTGCTATGAAACAAGGTGGCATCGACGATAAGAGTGTCGCAATTCAACAATTAGGGTTAGCTAGAAGCTCTGCTGAAGCCGAGCATTTAGAAAACTTATTCGAAATGAATAAGAATGAAGATATCGGTAAATTAATGACTGCCAAATCTATTCGAGAAGAAATGGATTCTTATTCGCAATCTAATGCGACAGGGATAATGAAAGGTGCAAAATATTGGTGGAAACGTAATGTTTCTTCTCACTTTGGAGATGCAGGTCAGTATGTAAGTGACGGTATCGCTAACTTCTCGACTGACTTCCAAAAGTGGCAAACAGGAATAGGCGACAGAAGTATTATTGGTGGAGAAGTACTTGATGAATTCAGTGCGGATCAAATAAGAGATACTAAGGGTGTCGATGCCATTAATAAAGTTTTAAAAGGTAATGTCGATGAACTAAGAAGTAAAAAAGGTATGGATGTTACTGATGCGGAAAGTGCCTATAAGATGGAAAAGGGTATTATTTCGTTAGATAAATTAGCGGAAGACAAACGCACTCGTATATCGAAAGAATCCTTCTCTGGCATAGTAGATAGAATTGATGATGACTCTATCACAGGTTCAGAATTGAAGAAGCTACAAGATAAAATATCTGGAGGTAAATTAGAAGGCGTAGACAAAAGAAGGGCAGAATATGCAACTAATAAAGCTTCTGGTAAATATGATGGTTTCTTAGGTACAGTAGGTCAGTTTGCGGATAGATCTATGATTGCTTTAAGTCCTGAAACGCCTATATGGGGTTCTGGAAAAGATTTAGACCGAGGCAAAGTTGATATGAGTGGTAATTTAAATGACACCATTTCATCTCTTGAAGAAAGTGGTAAAAATTTAAATAAAGAAGGTAAGGATTTAAGTAAGAAAATCAAAAAAGTATTTTCAAATGAAAAACTGACTGATGTAGATGAAAAGGATTATACGAAACTTGAAAGCTTGATTAAATCAGGTAACGTAGACGAAGTTGAAAAAATGACTTCTAACTCTAAAGTGAGAGACTTGGCAAAAGATTACCAAAAGTTTACCGATAAACAAAATGACCAAGAAGGTGCATTAAAAGCAGCAAAGGATATGGGTAGACAATCAGAAGGCTATGCTCGTCTTGCTGAAGGTGTCAGTGAATTCGTTGGTATCACTGGTGCATTAGATGAAGAAGGTATGAACAAGATGTTCAAAAGCTATAAGGCTTATGGAGATAGCTTTAAAGAACAATTAAAAGAAGGTAAACTTTCTGTAACGGATTTAAAAGAACAGTCGGATGTTATGTTAAAGCAAGGTAAAGAAATCTTTGATAACATGAGTCCTGAACAATTGAAAAAAGTTGCTCAAGGTTTGCAAGAAAAATCGAATGGTCAAATTAGTATGGACAAGTTAATGTCTAATGGTACAGTCGATAGCCAAAAGGTATTTAACGCTATTGCAAATGACGTTGTTCGTGAAGGTCATGCTGATAAGACTGATAACATCGTCAACGGAAAAGAAGGTAAAGACGGTGATAAGAAGATGTCTGCTGCTGCTAAAGACCATGAAAAAGCACTCGGTACTTTTGTTGAAACAATGACAAAAGAAGCGAAGCAATTAAAAGATGCTACGAATAGTATAAAAAATGGTTCTTACAGAACGAAAAATACGTATTCGGGATAGGTGGTGCTATAATTGAACAGAAGGGCGTTTAGAAATCTAAGACTTCAAGAAATCAATGCGCATGATATCGAACGAATGCTCAGAACAAACGGCGATGAATTAGTTGAGCGTAATGAACAGATGGGAGAATTTTTAGAACGCAACGAGGGTGGATTGCCCGAGCATGAAAGAACGCGTATATTAACTGAGATTGATAACGATGCAGCAGAAGCTATATCAATGTATTCCCTTCAGGCTCAAGTTGATGATGTGTACGCTCACTTTTCAAGCGGTCCGCTCTTTAGAAAGGATCGTGATGCAAAATGATAAATTACGTTACACGAGATGGTGAAAATCTATATACGGTTGCGTATAAGTTTAATTCAAAGGTATCGATATTGTTGAAAGATAACCCTTCAATTAAAAATCCACATCGTGTGCCAGATCTAACGAAAGTAAAAGTAAGGACTGTTTCTGAATATTCTCAGGAACAGTCTGATATCGCAATGAAACAAAGTGCGGATAGTGTGTTGAAATCAAGTGACTTATATCATAGAAGTGATATGATTGAGGAAACGAAATACAAAAACCGTTTAGTTCGTATAGGGCAAATCGGAACACTGGAAACACTAGAAAAGATTCCGCTTTATAGAACTGTAAGAAACGGAACAGACGTCATGCGCGTACGTGATATGCAAATGGGAGAGGTTCGTTATGTATTCGGTTCATCAGATATTAATGGTGAGAAGTGGCTTGTAGGCCCTAATGAATGGGTGGAAGCTAGTAATGAAGAAACGGTATTGTTTACTCCTCTACCCGAGAAATTACTGGAAATTACAGGTGGTGTAAATCAATCGGCTTCTGTAGAAGAAGTACTTCCACGCTTCTCAGCTTACAGTGTCGCTACTGGAGACGCGCCTAATAATGTCACAGAAACAAAAATCGCTCATGGCGATATTGAAATACCTTTACCAATCGCTTCTCGTAGTGTGAAAAATACATCTGTTCCGACTACGCTTCCTGCTTTTGAAAACCCTAATTACAGAAGACCTGTACTAAGAGTTAAAAATGACAAGGAGACTATCAGCATGGAAATGCGTGTTATGTCTGTCAGTGGTAGTTACAGTAATACGATAAACGCTACAAAATCAAATGGTGGTTGGTTCTTCAATTTATCTGGTGCCAATTTATCTGTACTGAATATCTCTGGTTATTGGCTAGACACAAAAACAAATAGAGAGTTTGATCAGTTCTTAAATCATTACAAGAAGTTTATCGAACCTCAAAAGAGTGGACAACATTATTCTATGTCCATTTGTGAGTTCTTCTATAAAGAAAGACTCTACAAAGGTCTGATTGCTAGTTTTAGTTATAGCGACAGACAAGAAGAATCATTACATCGTAAGTTCCAAATGCAACTAATGGTTCTTCATGAAAAAGGTTTAAACTCGTCAGAAATAAACAGTATCCCTTATACTCATGATAGGGGTGGTAAGACGGAGACTGAATGGCTGAGTGATATTAATAACGTTATAAAAAACCCTATCCGCGGATAGGGTTTTTTATAAATATAGGAGTGATAATGTGAATCTTATACAAACAAGCGATTACCGTATTTATATGGATAACGTTCGTGTAGATCCGTATGTAATTCAATGGAATAGTCAACTTGGTTTATTCGCTTCTGATGCGAGTGCATCAATAACAATGTTTAGAACACCTGCGATGGATAAATTAAAACCTTATTTATCACAAGTAAAAATCTTCGCTAGAAACGTATTCACGAAGAAATTCGCAATGGTTTTTGATGGTGAAATCATAAACCGAAATCATAGCAGTAGTAGAGGGAATACAGGCACAGTTACATTTGCAATTCGTGGTTTTTATCATTGGTTAAACATCTCGGTTCCTATGATGATTAACACATTTGATGAATTCGTAAACGCGAAACGTTTTGAGTATGAGGCACAAAACATAAATACAAATAACGTATTAGAAATGATGATTTCTCAGAAAGATGCGTTATTAAAAGAAAAGACAATACAACAAGTTATCGATTTGTTAATTGAACAAATCCACAAAGGGTACTTCGACCTTGGAGAAAACAAAACCGCATTCGATTTTGTAGATATTAAGAATCGATTTAAAGTACTTGGTGATATAGACGAGTCATTCAGACAAGCGGGTTTTATAGATATTTCCACCTTTGTAACAGCAACTCAAATCAATTCGTTTTATGTGTATTTAAATGAACTTTTATCTCAAATGATGTTTGAATTTTACCAAGATAGAGATGGCTCTTTTAAAATAAAACCTCCTGCATGGGCTGATAACATTTTGCAGAATCATATCATTGATGAATTCTTAGTTCAAAACGTATCGGGTCTTGATAACTGGGAAGGCGAACCAACTCGTGTTCTTGTAAAAGGTGGTACAAGTGAGTTGCTGCATAATACTACAACTCCAATTTCACCAGGTGCTAGTCAAATGTTGGGAGATATGCCTATGGGATTATACATCGGAACTCCCGAGGAAGGTGAATTCTTCTCTCAAACGATTCAACGATTCTTGAAAGATTACGGCGTCGCTCCCCCTCCTGGTGGCGTTGGTAATGATGGTTTTGCGCCTACGGGTACAGTTGCAGGTGGATGGTTCGATAATTTGGGTGAATACAAAATCACTCAGAAACATGGGGCTGAGAATCCTGGTAACCCGGGTCATAGAGGAGTCGATTATGGTTTTAGATATCAACCAATTAAAAGTATTGGTACACATGGAAAGGTTACATTAGCGAATAAAGGTTCAGCGACAGCAGGAAATTGGATTATTGTTGAACAGCAACTTAATGGGAAAATGCATCAATTTGTTTACATGCATATGAGTACCTTTGCTGTAAAAGTTGGAGATAACGTTACACCTGGACAAGAATTAGGAGTGTCAGGAAATACAGGTGATTCTTCGGGACCTCACCTTCACTTTGAAATTTGGCAAGGTGATAGACATAACGGTGGTAAGAATTTAAATCCTATTCCATTCTTGGCTGGAATGAAGAAAAGTGGGGCTGGGCAAGAACCACCTGCTGGTTCAGGAAGTCCGGTTAAGCCAACAGCTCCTAAGAAAGATGATCCTAAAGGAAATAGTAGCCTTATCAATCCTATGGACAAGTTAACAGGGGGTGGTGGTAATAGCAGCCTTATTAATCCAATGGATAAATTAAAGCCGAAAGCAGCTGCTATGGCAATGCCGATGCAAAGAACGACTGCGACACCTCTTGCAAACACTAATCTTGTTCCTGACTTAAATAACCCTATTAAAGTACAAGGTGGTTTAGAATGGGTTAATAGTTTGAATCAAAAACCAAAACCGAAACCAGTTAAGTACGATCCAAGTAGAGCTTTCAAATATCCAGTTCCAAAGGATGGAAGTTTTTATACAATGGCATTAGCACAGAATCCGAGTGGTGTAGAGGGTAACTTGATTGCTTGTATCATTGCTTTTTTCTCTAAATGGAAAATGGATTGGGAAAGCAAGACACACATTGGATTGACAGGGATTAACAAGGAGCATTACGGTAAGGATGTATTAGGTGGAAAGGACAAGGACTTCGGATTTAGTTCTATTCAGTTTGGTTCTGAATTTTTAGCTCAATGTATGAAGCGATTTAATAATAAAGTTACATTCGCTTTATTAGCTTACTATCGTGGTGAAATGGGGACGGTTGAAAGTCTAGCACAAGAAGTAGCGAAAGAATCAGGTCAATTGAATGGATTGAACTTTAAGTTAGCTAGAAAGAAAGTTAATAACAAAGACGAATTGAATTTCATTGATTCTGTTATCAAAGAATATACTGGGTTATTTGATGCTAACTACATTGAAGGTGACCCGAATAAAGATTTCGATAACACATCTAAACCAGGGGAGAATGAGAGTATTATGTTCCCTGGATCTGCTACCAACGCAACGTTACCTGACTTCGAATCTAACTACAGAGCGATGCTAAGTGACGAAGAAAAAATGTATAAAATGAACTTAAAAATAGTAGAACAAACACTACTGAAGAATGATTTGAAGAGTATTCAAGAAGGGCAGTATACAATCGATAAATTACTTCAAGATTATGCGAAGTACATTATGTATGTATCTAGAGCCCAAGCGCACAACATACAAGTTTCATTAAACCTTTGTATGCCTAATCTACGTCCTGGATTTAATGCTTGGCTTGAGCCAACTAGACAAGATGTTGTATTTTATATTACTGGCCTTGGTCATAATGGGGCGTATGGTAGTGGATGTACAACGTCTATCAGTGGTGGTTACGTTAGGGAAACAGATAAGTATGATAAAATCGACTCTTCTATATTTGTAGGTGTCCCTAATGCTGGCGCTAGTGATTTCGGTATTGCACTGAAGAAAGATGCTTTACCGGGTATCCAAAATAAACTGAAGGAACTTCATGCTCGAGAAGATGTTGTTTCTGATGCAAGTGAGGTAGAATTATTAAAAGAGTTGTATACAATACCTGACGATAAGGTAGGTAATTATGCGACGATATGGAACAAAGAATTCACAGAGGATGAATTGCATAAGCAAGTACAAGATACGTTTGCTAAGGCTCCTGAGTTTGTTAAAAAGAGAGCGAAAGAAGTGGACGAGGCAATTTCTAATTCTGTTGAGTTCTTCGTGAAGCATTTATTGATGCAGAACTTCTAGAATGGTGGTGTTTGTATGAATTTAATAGAACAAGCAGACTATCTGATTTATTTTGATAACGTACGGGTTGATCCGTACGTTATCAATTGGAAAACGAATCTTGGTTTGTTCGCTGATGGTGCGACTGGTACCGTCACAATGTTAAAGACACCTGCTTTAGATAAGTTGAAATTATATTTAACGCAGGTTCGTATCTTTGGTAAAAATCCATTCTCGGGTAAATTCGGGATGATTTTTGAAGGAGAAATTCTGAATAAGTCGTGGAATGAAAGCCGAGGGTATTTAGGGCTTTTAACTTTCAATGTAAAAGGATTTTATCATTGGTTAGATATCGCGGTACCGCTTAATTTAAAACCAGGAGACGAGTATGTTAACTCACAACGGTTCGAATACGAAGCGCAAAACATTAACTCTACAGAAGCCTTTCAATTATTCCAAACGCAAAAGGATACATTGCTGAAAGATAAAAGTATTGAAGAACTTATTCTTCATTTATTTGACCAAATACACAAAGCGTACTATGACATCGGAAAAGAAGATACAAACTTCTCATTTACCGGATTAAAGAACAGATTTAAGGTTATGGCTGATGTTGATAAGGTATTTAGGGAATCGGGGTATTTCGATGCGGTTACGTTCTCTAGGGCAGTTAAAATAGATACGTTTTATTCGTATTTAAACGAACTGTTATCTCAACTGTCATTTGAATTCTACCAAGATAGAGATGGCACATTCAAAATAAAAACTCCTTCTTGGAAGGATGACATCTTAAAGAGTCATATACTAGATGAGTCAATTGTAGAAAACGCATCTTATTATAACAATTGGGAAGCTGAACCGACTCGTGTGCTCGTAAAGGGTGGCACGAATGAAATGATTATCGGAGAACTTCGAGATCAAGCAACTGTAGGTTCACAATTGGCAGCTTCAGTTCCAATGGGATTATACGTAGGTACGCCTGAGAAGGGGAAATACGTATCTCAATTCATTGAAGCGAAAGTTTATGGAAAACAAATGGTTGGTGGAGGTGGAAGTGGCTCTGCTGAAGGCGGAGGTGGTGCTGTCGATAATAGCAATTGGACACCTCCATCTGGTGTTAATTTTAATATGAAATATCAAATATCCACTAAGTATTTAACTGCTCCTAGTAAACGTAGATCAGGCAACAAACTAGGACAAGTTAAATTTATCGTAGCACATGACGTAGGTTCTCCGGAATCTTTCGCTAACGCTAACGTAGGTTTTTATGAAAGAAGTCGTAACGAAGACTTCGCTTCTGCTCATATATTTGTTGATTGGCAGAATATATTAGAATGCATCCCTGCTGTTACAGGACCAACCGAAGCGGCTAACCATGTTAGGGATAGTCCGAAAGCGGTGGAACTATATGGAGTACAACCTAACAGTAATGCGATAGGTGTAGAGTTTTGTTACTCGGTAAAAGGAACAGGTAATAATGAAGAAGCGTACAAAAGATATGTGTGGATACTAGCTTACCTTTGTTATCACTTTAAATTGAATCCTGCTAACTCGATAACATCTCACCAAATTTTAGACCCTGCTCGACGTGTAGATCCAGGTGATGCTTTAGGTAAAATCGGAAAGAGTTATGCGATGCTATTGAAAGATGTAGTCACTGAATACAACGCTTGTATAGGTAAGCCAGGGAAAACAGAAACTCCTTCGCAACCCCTTATGGAAAAGTTCGGTCCAAAACCTATTACAAGTAATCTGGATAAGAATCCGATAAAGATTCCTCCACTGTTACCAGCACCAAAAGCTATGTCAGCACCGCAAGTTAGAGTTGCTGCACAAACTTTCGGGCCACCTACAAGCGCTCAAGTAAATGATGGTGCTTCACTGAAAGCGGCTATGGATAGTGGTGGATGGGCGGATAATATTTTATGTACATCTTACTATGCTGCGGATAATGCGATGGAAGGTGGATTCAGTACTGCCGTTGGTTTCTCTATTAGAGGGGTTACTCTTTATAAAGGTCATAGAATTATCGCTGTAGATCCAAGATATATTCCATACTATTCAGTTGTAGAAATCGAACAAGTAGGTGATGTGCATCCAGCTGCTCCAGCTAAATTTTTAGCAGTAGCTCTCGATACAGGTGGAGCAATTAAGGTAAAACATATTGACCTTTTGCAACCAGATGGAAAGACAGCTGATAGTTGGGGGAAACGTACAGTTAGAATGCGTATTGTACAGCGTGGTAGCGGTAGAGGAAGTCAAGGTAAAGATGTTCAAGCGATTGGTGACAATGCAACCGGAACTGTTCCTGGAGCTGGTGGTGGTGACGCAGGTGGCGGTGGTGCTTCGATGGATGGTAATCAATTAGTCCAAGGGTATCCGACAGAACTTCCTGAGTTCACATCTAACTATGAACCGATGCTGAGTGATGATGAAAAGAGATACAAAATGAATTTAAGAGTAGAAGAACAAATATTGATACGTAATGACTTAAAAAGTGTAACAGAGGGTCAAATGAGTATCGATACGATGTTAGAAAGATACGCTAAGTACATTATGCATCTAAGTAGAGCGAATGCACATACCATCAATGTAAACCTGACAACGATGAATCCTATGATTAGACCAGGATTCAACGCATGGCTCGAACCAACTAGAGAAAACATTGTATTCTACGTAACTGGTGTTTCTCATGAAGGAGAGTACAATAAAGGTGCAAGAACACAAATTTCAGGTGGTTACTTACGCTCTCCAGAAAGTTATAATGATATTGAGGATTCTGTATTGCTAGGCCAAACGAATGTAAAGGCTTCTGACTTTGGAGAAGTTGTGGATCGTGCTGGCATGAATGGAATCAGAGATAAGTTGAAGAAAATGCACGAAGTAGAAGGAGTAGTAATTAACGCTTCTGAATGCGAAACATTACGTGACTTATACAAAAACGACAAAACACCTAATGAGAATTTTGGTACGGTGTGGAATAAGGATTTAACGATAACAGAAATCGAGGCAATCATTAATCGCCATGTAAAAGGTGGTCCCGAAGTTATCGCAAAACGTGTGAAGAATTTAGAAAAGGCTTTAGAAGAATCGTTAGAAGATTACGCTAAGTTCTTATTAATGCAAAGATATTAAGAAAGGAGATGGAATCGTGGAGAACGAGTACTACAGTAGATTAAATGGTATCATCAACGCAAATAAAGATTCTATTTTCGAACCTTGTAAAATTTTGGATTTTGATATGCAAAGAATGGTCGGAACTGTCCAATTCATTAATTCTAAGCAGAAGAGGGAAGATGTTATTATACTCTTCCCTGCTTTGTTTTTAAACTCAGGTATTATCGCACCACCACCACGAAATGTTACAGCATTAGCGTTTTGGGGGGCGGATAGAGTGCCTTACGTTTTACCTGCTCAATATATTCTTCCAGATGTAACAGTCGAAAATGGTTCGATGAAACAGAATGCTTCGCCATCTAAGTTTGATAGCACGTTAGATTTATCGAACATACAACTAGGAGAAATCATGTTGCGCTCTTTAGGTGGTTCGTATGTATTCGTTAAGAACATGGGAGAAATTGAGATAGGAACACAAAAGTTACATCGACTAACCCTTTCTGAATCTGATGGTTCTTTTAATGTGCATGTGGATAAAACTACCTTGCAAGTCGGTGGTTTGAAAAGCGCACTAGGGGAATATGTAAAAAAAGATGGAACAAAAACAAATGATCAAGCATACGTATTAGAAGCGAAAACAAAAGTTCCTCAAATTGTTACGGAACTTACTGACAAAGAGTTTGCTCAAGCTGTATTATCCAATAACTCAACAGGGATAAATATAGAGGAAGGTACAGATGAGTTAAAGATTCAAGCACTAAATGTATTTGATGATGAGGATAACAAAGAAAAGTCTGATGATGACGGTAGTGAGTTGTTGTTAAAAACAACGTTTAATCACGCTGATAAAACGACGAAATTAACGGTATCAAAAAACGGTACGCTAAAGTATGAAATCGGGGAAAAGGTATCGTTTATGATAGGTGAAGATGATGTAGTAGTTAAGATTGATGGAAAGAACCTTTCTTTTAGTAATTTAATAGAAAGCGTAAATGAATTAACAGAGCAAGTGAATCGATTGAAGAAAGGTGATGCGAAATGATTTCTAAACCTTTGTTTTACGATGCTATCACCATTCTTCAAAGGTATACATTTTCTGATTTATTAACGAGTAGAGATACATTGAAAGAGCAGCGTAAGGAATTAAAAACAGAACAACAACGTTATCGTACTGAATTAGACAGTGTATATACAAATGTACATCTAGCGAACGATAAATACGAAGAGAAGATACAAACTATTATGTCGGTTGATATTCCTAAGTTACAAAAGGTAATTATGGAACAGCAACGTAGTAGTATTTATACGCAATCTAAGAAGATTACAATAGCTAGGATCACAGAATGTAATCAAAAAATCAGTATGCTTGAGAAGTCTATACAAGAAAATAAATTAAAATTGACTCGTTCTGCTAAGAATTTAATGTCTGTCATTAGAGAAATTGATAAAATAGACAATGAGATACTTGGCCTTGATGAATGCGAAAAGATATACAACTTCATTGCCGAGAACAGAATAAATCTAGAAACATTGACGCAAGAGCAAATGGAAAAGATTTACGGACAATACACAAGACAGGCGGTGAAGTAAATGAACGTACCAAAACACATGCACTTTTGTACGCATGTAAAGAAGCAGGATGATAGGGACGGTATGGTGAAAGAGGTTACCATTATAAACAACGGTACGCAAAGAGATATCCTTATCGATAAGGCGAAAGTGCTGGAAATTTTAGAAGTCAGAGCTATCGAATTTGAAAGAATCGACGACTACGAAGAGTTCGAATATGATATGACTTCTGAAAGACAAACGTACGATGACCCTGATCCAACAGATGGTTTTTATGACGGTGACGATGAGTTCTTAGTTGACTATCGTAAGTATTTTCAAGAAGGGGCGGCGATGTCTAATCCTTTACCGAAAAAATTTTACGAACGATTCTTACACAACAGAATCAAATGGAATGTAAAGCCTCCTACGAAGTATTATGCAAAGATTCGTGTATTCTATCCAACGGGTAATCAAGAATTTGATAAACCAGACGAATGCCGGAGATGTTTAGGAAGAGGATGGTTTATAGATTTATTCGACGAAGAAGGAAGATATGCGAACGCAGAAGGTGTACACTTAGTATTACAGAAGGTTGTAAAAGACCTGTTAACTAAGTTAGGTTCTAGTCAGTTGGAAGAAGAATATGGTACGACACTCCATGCTACAATCATGCATAACTCGAAACATGACGATGATCTATTCGATAATATAAGACTAATTGTTTCAGAGGTAGAAGATAAATACCTTGAAGAACAAGTAGATTATCGAGATGGATTATCTGACGAAGAAACATTTGTATCTCTTCGGGTGAAGAAAGTGTACAAACCGCCAACTAACCCTCGTATCGTTGTAATTGAGTTGTTGATTACCACTATGGCTACGAGTGGGAACTTTAGATTAGGATTTTAAAAGGAGGGAATAAGATGGTTAATCATTTATCTAACAAAGAAAAGATGATGCAAGATTACATTAAAGAATTAGTGAAGGCTTCCTACCCGAACGTTGATGTTCGGGATAATGGAGCTTTTATGGAAATGTTCGGTATGCCGCACATTAAAATGATGTTACCCCTCATTGATTATGCGGACAGAATTAAATTGATGCAAAGTATCGACAATGCAGAATTAATGTCTGAAGAAGAAATGGATGAGGTTTCTGCTAGAAAGAATGTATACCGTAACCTCGGCGAGAAGGCGAAAGGTTATATTGCCTTCTACTTCAATGATATCCCTAAAAGCGGTGTTGTAACGATACCTGAAAGAACAGAAATACGTTCTAAGCAAGGGTTAACATACGTTACGACAGTGACGAGAGTGTTTACAGAAGACCAATTGGTCGATATGTATGATAGTGAAACCTTTAGATATAAAATCGTTGTAGAGGCAGAAGCGGAAGCTACAGGTACAGATTATAATGTAGAAGAAGGGGACATTACATCGAGCGGAACTGATTTGCCGTTCTTAGATGAAGTGAGAAACGAAACTAGGTTCTTAGGTGGTAAAAACAAAGAGACGAATGCTGAGTTAGCGCAACGTGTAAAAGAAAGTATAGCTGCACCGAACTTAGGTAATACGAGAGGTTACGAAAAATACATTAGAAGCTTCGATAATGTAGAAGATGTTCGAGTTGTTGGGTACGGTCACCCGCTTATGAAACGAGATATTATCGGTCAATATAAACCTGATGGCCCGTTTATCCAAACGGTGCGAGATGTACATTGGGGGCAAAAGGTTGACCTTTATGTTCGCGGTAAAGACCTTGAGGAATTCGAAGAGAATTTAGAGGTTAAATTTAATGCGAAACGTAATCACTTTGAAGCTGTGTTAACAGAAAAACCAGTGTCAGATATTATCAGCGTAAAGTTGTATGATCCGTTTGGTTCTAATGATGACCCTGATGTAAACCAAAGTAAATTATTTATTCAAGAGTTCCACTTAGAGAAGGATGAGAATTTCGAAACGATGGGAACTTTAAAGGAAAAAGCTTATGTTGTTATGGAACATGAGGATTTACAAAATGGTTCATTAGTTACAGTTCGTTATAGAAAGAACTCTCTCATCGAAAGAATTGATTCGCACATGAATCAATACGAAGAAAGACCACCTGCGACTGATGTTAAAATAAAAGAAGCGAATAAAAAGTTTTTACATTTCGGTATGGTTGTTAAGTTAAAAACAGGAGCAGGCGTTCGAGATAAAGATAAAAACTTGATGTTCAGACAAGGATACGATGCAGTTAAACAGTTACGTATGGGTGAAGAAATGCAGTACAGTGATGTACTAAGTCCATTCGTTGATACATTTAATATCGGTGTAGATGATACTGAACAAATCATAGATTACATTCACCTTCCGCCGCAATTTCTATTACTGGAGAACGACAATCGTTTCCTTTACCATTCTTTAGATGAAAAACGAAGATCTGTTATTCAATTTGTATGTTCATTAAGTCAACCACTTCGAGAAATTGTTGACAGATACAAAGATAAAGTAACGGTTAATGATTACTTCGATATTATGCATACCTTTACTTACGGTCATAACATCGAAGATATCTTAACTCTATTAAAGAAAGACGCAGAGGATATTACAGATGAGAGTGTTCCGGTAGACTATGTACGAAAGGCAAGAAGATTAATTAATAACGGTTTAATTCCAGAAATGCTTTCTCCTGCTATCACTTATATACAAGAGAACGAGTATTTCGAACTTGCTAACATGAATGTTTACGAGTACAAACAATACAGCATGGACGAAATGAAGGAAATGTTTTGGACGGCACAAAATATTGTGAATGGACCTCGTGAACGTGACGAAGAAGGGAATGTAATCACAAATATTGACTTGGATTTCAAAGGTGGTCGATGGTTAGATTATACTATCTTCGTTGCTGCTATCACATACGTTGCAACTTTAAAAACGGAAGATGTTTTAATAGGATTCTTAATTGAATTCTTACGAAAATTTACCGACAATAACAAAGAGATAGATTTAAAATTATAGAATGGGGTGAAGTAGTATGAAAAAGCCGTACGATACAGATGATGCATTGTGGCAAATGAGTTCATTCTATAAAACGTACATGCCTGACGATCCGTCGTTAGGCGGGATGTTGGAAATTTACAAAAAGATATTAGAATATGTGGAATACGAATATCGTTACGTTATGGCTAATACTTCTGTCCCTACTGCGCACACTTTGTACACAATGCCTTATGCAAAAGTCGAAATCGCTGACTGCATCTATTCAACTCACGAGGCTTTCTTGCTTCGTGAGTTAGAATTTGAAGAAGTGTTAAATACGTTAGATCGAAGAGGTAAATACACAACGTTCGAATTCCATGATGAAAATCTAAGAAAAGCGAAAGTTGTTTCGATGGTATTGAAAACTACGTTTATAGCAAAGGAACCGCTAAAGTTATATGAGCACTACTTTGTTCGGGACAATAAATTGTATTTAATGCCTGAGTTTATTATGCAGCATGAGCGTGTTCGTACTCATTTACATGCTCTACAAATCAAAATAGATGAACGTCTTCTAGAGAAGAACTGGGGCACCGAATACGAAGTAGAAGTAGGTAGCTTAGTTCCGAAGTATAAATACCGAGACTACTTAGAAGGATTAGATTATGCCCTTATGAGTAATTTAACCATCAAAGAAATCTCTGAAGGTATTAGTAAAGCTATCGGTTGGGAAACATTCGTTATTCAGGATATGTATTCTAAATCGTTATCTCCTGCGAAAAAGAAATACTACGATAACTTATGGATTTCCCCTTCTAAGTTTATCGCTACACTTCCAGAAGTCTTAATCAAAGATAAGATGCGACTAAACATGCTGCTGTTCTTATTAGATGAGACGAAACAAGCTGGCACAGATTACTCAGTATTCTTCGATATCGTCCGCACTGATCCAATACCTGTTACGTTTAAGGCGGGGAAGATTATTCATTTACCCGTTTTAGAGAAAGGTAAATTTGAAGATACAAGAAAAGCTACGTTTGTAAAAGCGTTAATGGAACCTATTGCAATTGGAAGTAGTGTACAACGAACACAAATTAAAACAGTGGAAGAAACACTTCGTCATTTGGATGCAGCTAAAGTTAGTAAGGTTTCTATAGGAATGGCAGAGCATTTGTGGATGGGTAGTTCCTTACTAGATAAGTATGATACAAGCGGCCATTATTCAAAGAACTTTTTCTATGATAAAAACCGATTCATTCATGCTGATAGAGGGTTTGCGTTTGATTCAGGATTAAAGTTTGACCAGGAAATCGATAAGCCTGCGGAGACAGTTACAATCATTGAACACGCCTTTCCGCGCATCCCTAGAAAGGCGGAGGTAGAGGTAGTACCTAAAGTTGGTTACAAGGTATCGTTTGAATCTAGTAATGATGGTACGACTGATGTTGAGGTGTACGGTATTAAATCTGGTACAAAGGAAGAGGTATTGTTGGATAAAATACCTAATGTATCAATAAAAGAACGTTCAGAAGGCGTTATAAAAGACGTTCCTAGTGATATAATAGGAGTTAGGTTGAGAGCAACTGTTGGCGGAATCGCTAATAGTATGAAGACACTCGAAATGCTATTCTAATAATCTTTTCTCGATGTCTGTAATGCAAAGGCATCGAGAAAAGTGTATCATGGAAATAGATAAACAAAACATTTGAAAGGGCGTGCCAAAATGGAATTTAGTGAAAATGAAGTGGTAGGTATGGGAGCTACAGAAAAAGTAGGTTCTGTTCTAACTCGAAAAGAAAGTTTCCGAGCAGTTGGTTCGGTATGTATCCGTCAGTTTAAGATGGTAGACGGGGAGAAGCAATACTTTGATGATTTTAAGAAAAACAATTTAATTGTTATGCAAGGACGAGAAGGTTTACTGGATATTTTAAGTGGTGCTAAAAAGATGCATCTTAAATATATCCGCTATGGACAAGGTGGCGCATTAAAATTCCCTAAAGGTGATCCACTAGATGCTATCCCGGTGCAAGATAGTGACATCGATATCGGTATCTTTTTGAAAGACAAAGTATTATCAACGCCTAAAAAGTTATCTCGTACTGAATTAGAGTACAGAGAAACATTAATTTGTGACGAAATCAATGACGATGTAAACGAAGCTGCAATGATGTTCGAAGAAGATGTAACGAACAAACTTATGATGTTTGCTCGAATTACTTTCCCTACAGTTCGTTTAACAGTTGATAAAGGAACTGGAATTGAAATTATTTGGCGCTTTAACTTCAATCAAGCGACAGAGGAACCTTTCCCTGTTGGCACAGTAATCTAAGGGGGAGTCGTACATGACACAATATATCGATATTCGTTATAGAGCAAAAGCTGAGTCAGATGTTGTCAATCAACGCTATTTAGATATAACTGGGCCCTCTATCATAAGAGGTTTCCGTGTTAAAAGAGGTTCTACAAAACTATCACTTAACCTGATTCGTGATAAGTTTACGAGTAGTGCCGCAGTAACTCCTTCTGGTGCTAAAGTTACTGAAACAGAAGATTTAATCGATGTTCTAAATATTACATCGAATAAAAATAACCCGAGAGAACGTATTGATGCAGTTTATTTAGAGTATATCTTTGGTGAAACATCTAATGCACGATACGTTATTGTTACTGGTACCCACGTTCCACCTGCTAACCCTAATCCTAAAACTCATTTATTATTAGGTCATGTGAAAATTCGCCAGAGAGCGGACTATATTTTAGAAGAAGATATCAAGTCTACACCTTACGGATTTAGCAAATTAAACGTAGCTGGTCATGCTCAATTTAATGGCACTGCTGAATTTAATGGTCCTGTTGTATTTAACGAAATGGTATCATTCCAGGGCGGTACATTAGATGGTAAGTTAAATATCGTTGGTTCTGATTACGATAAAGATATCGGTGTCTATACAAACGTAGGCTACACAACACCAGAAGAAATTGTACACATGGAAACGAGGTTACTAAATCCAGAATATACAACAGGTGGAGAGAAACGATACAAGTATCTTGAAGCTAAGTACTTTGATCCGACAGGAAAACGAGTTAAATCTACTATGCAATGGGAACTTCAATACGACGATTATGGCGGGGTGTTCGCTAAGAAAATCACTAACCTAGACAGTGGTGATGACCTATGACGTCTACTGCAAAAATAAGTTTCCCATATAAAGCAGACTTAGTTTCTCGTGATTTTAACCATCGCTTCGCTGATTTTTTCGGAGGTTCTATTATGAAGGGCTTCCGATTTGGCGTCAGTGATAAAAGTGGTTATGTGAGTTTGATTAAGGGTACAGATGAGAAGAATCTACTTGTTACTCATGGTGGTATTATGATTGAAGATGAGGATAAAATGAATGAAATTTACATTCATCCTAATGATCATGCGACAAATGACCGTATCGATTCAATATATGCTGTTCATATACACGGTAATGACGTTGTGAGTTACATTGTAGTTTCGGGTAATGCGGAAACAGGAGAAGCTGCTCCTGTAAAACCGGAAGAAACACACACATTATTAGGTTATGTTTTCGCTCCTTCTACTAATCGTATGTTACTAGAAGAACACTTAAAACCTTTGAATAACGGTTTGAAAGAATTGAAGGTTGAAGGTAATGCTACGATACATGGTGATGTGTATGTTGGGGGTATTGTTGACATAGCAGGTGAAGTAAAGTTATCAGGTTCGGTTCACCGTTCTTCTTATGCCACTGTTAATAAAGCAGGATTTATGACTGCAACAGATAAAACATTACTTAAAACACTAAGTGATAAAGTGGACCAATTAATACAAGCTAGTACAGTTCCAGAAGGACCGACGAAATAGGAAAGGAGTTGAAATTTTATGTCTTTTAGTGTGGAAGATATTTTACGTAGTCATGGTTTGTCATCAGGCAGCCATCTTCGAATTTTAAAAAGTAATACCGAACCAGTAACGGGTGTTCGTGAAGGTGTCATGTGGTATTCTCCTGCAACACGACAAACAAGATTTTACGTTGATGGTCAATTCCGAGATGCAAGTGGATTACAAAATGGTAAACCTGTTTTAATTTCTCCTAACGGAACCATCTTCGAATTAACGATTACAGATAGAGGACAAGTGGTTAGTGAGGATATTGGAGTCGTACAAAGTTACAAAGATAAACTTATTTTACGCTCTCCAAGCGGTATTAATTATGAAATTTTTATAGACCAAGATGGCATTTTAAGCACTTCAGTAACAAGCTTTGCGCCTTCTACATTTACTGTAATATTGAAGAGTCCGCAGTTGAAACGCTTTGGTTTATCTGTAGATGATGATGGACGTATTTGGACGGATTCGACATACCAAACAGAAACAGGCCCTTGGGTTTTACCTACTACTGAAGATGGTCCGTCATTCGAAATCACTGTAGATGATGATGGTGCCCTTTGGTCAACTCTTGTTAATAAAACGAACTGGGGTGTTACTTCTCCTGGTAAACAAGCATACCTTGTCGAAATTAACAATAAGGGTGAAATTGTAACTTCTCTTGCGAAAGATGTAACTGGTATTGATATGAAACCTAAAATTCTAAATTCTCCTAATGGTAACTATTTAATTGGGATAGATGATAAAGGTTCAATCGCAACATCGAAAACAACAGAAGTGGGCGTGGACTATATTCGGATGCAAGCTTCTGATGGTTCTACCTTCAAGTTGACTATCAATAAAGATGGCGGCTTACAAAGTGCAAAAGAATAAATAGGCAACCTCCTTTTTCTCGTGGTAAAATATAACCATACCAAAAGAAAAGGGAGGTTTTTGATTATGGATGGAATGGAAATGGTTTCACAATTTATCGTAGACGAAGCACTTATCTTAATTCCCGCTTTATGGGTTGTTGGTTTCTTCTTAAAACAATCTGCTAAAGTTGCTGATTGGATTATTCCTTGGATTCTAATTGTTCTAGGTATCGCTGGATCATTAGGATTAATGGGCTTCACTGTTCAAGCTGTTATCCAAGGTATTTTGGTTTGCGGTGCTTCTGTACTTGGTCATCAAGTTATTAAGCAAACTTCAAACAAACAATAAAAAGAGTGCCCGAGGGCACTCTTTTTATATTGTATCTAAAACGTCAGAAAGGTATTCTCCATTTGTTAATTCAACTAGTTTAGGGAATGTTTCTTTTTCGATGTTCGAAATAAACTCATCCCATTTAGAATCGATGAAGTTAATAAATGCTGCTTCATTCCCTCTGTTTCGATATCGTTCAATGTATTCCTCTTTTAAATCCATTCTTGGATATACCAATGTGTATTCAATCTCGCGGTCTTCTAATGCTTTTCGAACATTATCATGAGAAGATACGAAGATGTAATCAGCCACACCTAAGTTTGCTTCGATATGTCGCATGTAATTTAGAGGGAAGTGTGGATTTCTTACTCCTTTTTCAATCCAAGAAAAATTACTACTATCTGAATCTAAGATAACTAAGCCCTCTTTGTTCGATAATACTGTCTTACCTACTCCCGGGAATCCTGAAATAACCTTTGTGTTTTTCACTGTGCATTCTCCTTATCCTTTAAATTCTAATTGAGCAAGCATACCTTGTAGATCTCTATCCGCAAAGGCATCTTTTAATTCACTAAATTCATCCGGTGCTTCGAATTCTGTATTGATAAACGTTAATTGTTCTAAGATTTCTTTGCCTCGTTGCTCATCTGTTTCAGATACTTTTGTTGCGAACTCTTGTAATGCAACGATATCTAGTTCGCCTTCGATTGGTAAATCTCTCATAACTTCTACACGATGATTACCAAACTCTTCTTTTAATATTTTAATTCGTTTGTAAGATTGTGTTTCAAAGAAAGGAACATTGATGTCTAGTAAGTCGAAACTTTCCCCTATACTTCCATCATCACGCATACGAACAGTACGTCCTGCCCTTTGTGGTTCACGTACCTCTGAGCCACCACCGTTAAATCTGACAATTTTAGATGCGTTCTTAGCATTGAATCCTACGTCGAAAATAGATGTACCGATTAATATAGGGAACTTACTTGCTCGGAAATCTTCGATTGCTGTTTTCCTTTTCTTCTTCCCTGTATCTCCATCTACATATGCGAATGTTCCCTCAGGCATACCCATTTCTAACAGTGTCTGTTGTATGATTGCAGCATGAGCTTTTCGTGTAACAAGGGCTAACACACTGAATCCTTGTTTTGCTAAATCAACCACAAGACTACATAGGTATTCGTTTCGTGGTTTGTTGTTAACGATGAATAGTTCGTATGCTTGGTGGTAATCCATCGTTAATGTTTTCTGTACATCTTTAGAAACTTTATGATCAAACTTACGGAAGTAACTTCTAAACTCTGAAAGTCTTCCTTTTTGAATTTGTTCATCAGCAGAAGATTCAAATCTACGCTCACCAGTTGCTCCTATAATAGCTAAAGCGCCACCGTCCGTACGGATAGGGGTTGCTGACAATGTATAGCGATAAGGTGCAGGACATGCTTTTAAAAACTTATTCCACATATCTGTGCCTAACGCTTGTCCTTCATCGACAACGAATAACTCTACCTCTTCTAGGAATGGTTTAATTAAACGAGATTTTTCTTCTCTTTCTAGTAATTTCTTCATTCTTGTCTTTAATCGTTTTACCGTTCGTTGGTCATCTTGTTGTTCAGCAAACATTAACTCTTTTGCTATCTTATCTTTCTCTAATTGGGATGGTGGAGTTAGTGCTGCAATTACACCTTGGATAGATGCTACTGTAATATCACCTGGATCAAACTCACCGTCACCAATTGTTCCGATTTTAATATCACAATCAGCAAAGACCTTTTTGAAATCGTCTTTTGCATCATTGATAAGTACACGTTGGTTCGCTAAGAATAATGATTTAACACCCTTTTGGCTGATTAACTTAGCTGCTACGTAAGATGTTTTACCGAATCCAGTTGGGCATTTTGCGATTCCGTTGTTACTTCTGTCTAACGCATCAACCGCTTTTATTTGGTCGTCAGAAGGCGTGAATTCGAATTTAGGACGCAGTGTTAATTCAGGTGCAGGGTAATTAAACATTCTCTCAATATCATACTGCATACCGCGTTCATTCAGACCTGTCACAATTCTTTCTAAAAGACCAGAAGGGAACTTACCTGTCATTGTATCAAACATGTGCGTTAACCCGTCCCATTGCCCCTTCTCGTACGCTTTAGATTGCAAAGCGGCTTTGTTAAAGTAAGATGTATTCGGAATGATTAAATCAAATGGCACTCTCCCTGTAATGATACATTCACAAGGGTACCATTTTATCTTAATAACATCTTTGTTCAATACGAATAAGCTAGCAAACTTTTCGTATCTAAGCGTGAAAGTTAATTCGTTTTTAAACTCTTTTAATACTTGTCTTGCTACGTCAAAGTGTCTCAACGGAATGTAAATCGTTCCTTTGTAGTTTCTGTACTTTAAACCCTTTCCATTCTCTAAAGCTGCTAGGAATAACGCTAACTTATTCTTTTCTATGTACGAGAAGACAAGTTCGTTATTCTTTAAATCCAGTCTCATATATAATCCACCCTCTTATGCAAAAGAAAGATTATGAGCTCCCCGAAGGGAACTCATAATCTTTGCCTATTTTTTCGTTCATTTATGTTATGAAAACACAATCAGTTAATTTTTGATTGTGTTGGTAACGCTCGTGTCGGTACTTCTGTTGTTGTTTTATTTGTATGTATATTTCCAGCTACTTCAATTGCTTTTTGACACACCAATATTACAACTTGTACTGCTACTTCCTTTAATGCCTTCTTTGCTACTTCCTTCATGTTCAACGACCTCCTTACCTTATGGGGCTATTATATAATAAGGAGGTCGGTATTGCAACCTATAAGATTCCGAAACTCTTAACATCGAAATCATCGTTCTGTAATTCTTTTGTTAAGTAGAATACTCCCATCATCATTGCTAGGAATGCAGCAGCTTGTCCCATTCCTTCAAATTCGTACTTCTTACCTACCATTGCCATTCCGAGTTGTAGAGTCATTAGCATACCGACTTTTGCTGTTACTCTAAACTTTGGCTTACGTACGAAACGTTTAATGCGCCCTAATAATGATTGCTTGCCATTTCCTGATGACCAAGAAGTGTTGTTTCTTGCTTCTTCTTTTTCGTAGTCTTTCCAACGTTTCGTTTTCATCGCTACGTTTTGTGTGTTATCTGCAATGCGCCCCATATGATCATATACAGAATCTAACTTTCTTCTATCCTTAGTTGTTGATCCTGTTTGATAAGAAGATGTTGAACGGCTAGTTGTATCTTTTCTTTCTCTATCGTTATAATACACACGCTCGCCGTTGATTCCTTTTTCTTTCCCTCCGAAGTAACTTTGAGTTCTTGGGCCAGATTGTTTATCTCTGTTCCAAGGAGAACCATCAGGATAAGGAGATTTAGGTTCTTCTACAACGAAATCTGTTGAATTCGAAATAGATTCACCTCGTGCTATCTTCTCCTTTTCTTCTGCATACTTTTCCTCGATATATTCTCGTGTAATAGTAGCCTTACCTCTTTCGAATTTCTTTTGGTGGAAAGCGTCATCTGTTGTTTTTAACTCTTTTTCCTGCATGACTTGACTCTTAACTTCTTGTTGAGCCGCTTGTGTTAACTCTACACTGTCATCTGTCAATGCTTCAAGCCCACCTTCTATACCGAAGAACGCAGAAATATGTGCATCGAAAGCGGTATCGCACATGAACTTTAATTCTTCATTCGTTTTGTGACAATCATTTGGACTATTCTTTTTGTTGTTCGGACGTTTAAAATACTTTTCGCTGTAATGTCCAGCTGTTACGATTTCATTAGACACCGAATCTCACCATCCCTTGCATGTAATATTGAATACTATCTCCGGCTAGACTCTTACCAATTGAAGCAAACCCGAAACCTAATATTGTACAAACGCTTGCTATTGCAAAACCTAATAACCCACCTTTTCTTACCATCTTCTTTGCTCCTATCCCACATGCGACTGATGCAACCATTGATGCTGTTCCTAATGCTCCTCGAATGTTCGCGACTCTTTTTGTGAATCCCTTTTTCTCCGAACGTTTTCTGCTCTCTTCCTTTCTAATTCCTTCTTCGATGAGTTTTCTTGTTTCTGTTACCATATCAGCTATTTCAGTTGCATTCTCTTCAAAGTCCATAACAGACACAACCTTCAATGCAGATAACGTTTCTATCGTTTCGTAAAACTCATCTGCTGGTAATGTTCTTAAATCAACAGGTGTCCCGTCTAACAAGATACTTAATCGATGACAAAAGAAACCTTCGTTTCTAAATAGTTGTTCGCAAATTTCTGCATCTTCTCTGTTTAGAAAAGCAGAAACATTTTCATCTTCAAAGGCCTTTTGAATTCTTTGATTAGAACGTTGCGGGAGAATCTCGTTCATAAACTTATCTTTGTTACTTTCGTTAATAAGGAATGAACCGATAACGAAATCTTGTTTCCCATTTGTGATCTCGTGGAATAATAAAGATACACGAGGTGTAACGAAATATTCTAACCTCTCATAATCATGCGGAACAACAAACTTCCAATTTAATGAGAACGGTGTGATTACTGCAAATTCTGTCATTGTATTTTTTCCTCCTTAAATAGAAAAACAATAATAGTAGCATACGCTACTATTATTGTTCATCGTTTTTGATTAACTTAAACTTTCTTACCGAATGTTCAACACCATCTTTAATATCTCTATTGAATTGTTTTGATTGTTGTTTGTTAATACTTTGTAATTCATTTGACACTGTATAAATTGCTCCCATTGTCATTAATTTCCCTGCACCTTTTACTATTTGTAAACCTACTTTTAATAATCCATTCATTTTTCATTTCTCCTTTATTATATATATTTTATTTGTTTTTCTTTCCTTCTCTCACTTTACTTATAACAAGTTTTCGCCTATAAACGACATTAAAAGTCATTAAATTTAATAGAGAATTTCATTTGGCATATAGGGCATTTGAAATATTCTTTCCAAACTAACTTTCTATACCGAACGTTCTTTTCTTGTAAGATAGGACCTGAACCTACGTGTGCATGTAGCTCTTTGCTTTTACGTAAATCTTCTACAGTTGTAGGTGCTTCCCATATCTTACACCCCGGGCATGTTCCGTCTAGGTATTCCGCCTCGATAAAACTCGCATCGTCGTATACTAATCGTGTTCTTCTTTTCATATTTTTATCCTCCTAAAATATAAAAAGACCACTAAGTATACTTAGCGGTCTTTTCGTTAGAATAGTGATGTTTCTGGAACAGAGTTATTATGCAACGTTTGCTTTTCTGATTCACTCAGATAATCGTTGACGTTAAATCTAAATAACGTTGTTCTGATGTTCTTCTGATTATTTAACCTTCTTTGTAATGACTCATCATGGATGGTTAAATTCTTTGGTGTCGCACTGTTTTTAAAGTCGGTTGCGCTTTTGAATATCATCTTAATTGTATTGCGTAAAGATTTCAATTCAAGTTCTATACCGTCATTCGATTCTTCACCAAGTACCATAAAGTGCAGTAAGTCCATTTCAAATATGCCAGTTTCACGATGATATGTGATTGGAACAGTATGCGTGTGTATCTTTTCATTCGTTGCCCATTTCGATTCTCTGATACCTGTAAGCTCTTGTGCAACAATTTTCAAGATGTTCTTAACCATACCCTCTTGTGTAGAAACAGATAACTCTTCTTTTACAGGTGCGATATCGTCGCGGTAGAATCGCATTAAAGCTTCTTCGTAATCTCCACCTACAAATTTAGCCATCGCTACTAACGGTAAGATGATTTGCGATAGACGAGCATTACCAGTCATTACTTTGTTATTTGCATCGTTGTAAATTTCGTTTACAGTTTGGAAGTATTCTAACGCTGATATTACACATCTCGAAGTGATTGAGTGTGCTTTGGAACGTTCTTGCTCTCTATAAATTTGCGGGTCTTTCAAGAATTTCAATTTCGATTCCGGTGCACGCGCAGTTTTAATGAAGATACAACGGTCACCGATTACATCATCTAATCCGTTGATGTTTGAAATTACTTTCGGGCCAAACGCTGAATGTTCCTCAATCATCGCAATACCGTTTTCCATATTTGTTCTGTAAATTCTACCGAAGTTAGAATACCCACCTTTTAGGATTGTCGCAAATGCATTTCCATCAACTGATTTCTTGTCTGTTAGGTTCTCTAACTCATCCAGGATAAACGTTCCGCCCTGCTGACTGATTGCACGGAATAATGATGATTCCGACATGTGCAGTGCAAACTTAGGATTAAGAGATAACAAGTAGATTAGGAAATCGGCAGTTGATTTACCCGTTCCTTTTTCCCCGGTGATTAATAAGTAAGGGAATCCGCTTTGGAATAACATATAGAAATATGTTGAATAGATCCATAACGATAATACTTTTAACGTATCATCATGCAGGTAATACGAACCTCTAATGAAATCTTCAATTTCTTTAATTAATTTAGACGGGTCATACTCCGCAGGATCTAATTGTTCATTCTTCCAACGTTCTACCCAATAACGTTGTAAAGAAACTTCATTTTGGTTCATGATTGTTATCGGAACTTCAGTTGGAAGTTGATATTTATTTTTAATCAGCAAGATACTTTGCGGATCACTCTTCTTCATCAGGTCCAAACGGATTTCTTCTTTCTTGTTTGTTATTAAACAAGGAACAGCTTTCGTAACATCTTCTTCATTAATAATTTTCGAGAAGTAGAAGAAAGCGTCATTGTTTGGAATGTTAAAGAACTGAGATAACGTAATAATTGGCGGTGTAATGTTTGGGTCGAACTGTTGGTTTTCTATAGAATTTACTTCTTGTAGAATTTGTGCCTTCACTTCTTGACCTAACGCACCTAGTTTTGATGCTGCAGCTTGGAATTCTTTTATATCTTTCTGATGTAAGTACCAAGCTAACTGTCTAATGACTTGGTTTTGTTTACTTGTGTATTTAAATATATTAATCAGTTCCCAATACGAACGCTTCGGTTTATCCGCTACCATCTCAACATCGTTGTAATACTTATCTACTTCTTCTGCGAATAACAATTTTGTTGTGTTTAAAGCTGGGTCAATCTTCGTGTTCATTAAATCTCCAGTTTTCTTGAACGTAGGTTGACCGCCTTTGTAAACACTGATTGTTCCATCAATGGTACCTTTCTGATGATTCGCTTTGGAAACATCGAAAGTAATTTCGAATTGTCTGTTCTTTAATCTCCAATGGTGCTTTGATGTTTCTCGTTCGATGATATAATGCTTTGTATCTCTGTACGCTGCATTATCAATAGCATCTTTGAAATCACCTGGATTATACAAATGAGATTTAAGCCATGCATCGATATCATTGATATCGTCATCGAATAGGATAGAGTATACAGGAACGTCAGGTAGTTTTTCATCTAACAAATTTCTGTATTTATCTCCTGCATCGTCGTGGTCGAAACACTCATAAATCTTTTCGAATTGACGAAGGAATAGACTCTCAAAACTTTCTTCATCCATTTGACCGCCTAAACCGATGATAGCGAAATCTCTTCGATAACTTTCAGGGAGATTTGCCATTTCTTCGTCAGCCGAGATTACATCATTTTCACCTTCCACAAGAATAGCGAATCGCTTTCTTTGTATAGATTCTGGATCAAAGTAAAATGCATTTGTTTTCTCACCGCGTGAAAAACCATCTCCGGCCATCTTATGTTTCTTTAGATGCTCATGTGTTTCTCGTGATTTCTTGGAAAGGTCTTTTGTTCTATAGCCACAATCGTAACCATACCTTCCTGTATCTCTATCGTAAGAACCTAAACATTTTCTTTCGAACAATTTAGTATTGATACGAATTAAGTTTCCTGCTTTATCATAATAAGGGTAAACAAAGTATCCTTCTGGAATAGAGATGAAACTTTTCGCTTCTTCTATTTCTTCTTTTGTGAAGCCCTTCGGTGATTTTTCTAATGCATTGCGAAGGAAGTCCCAACCACTTGAATACCCAACTTTATATTTCTTTAGGAAATCAAGTTGGTGTTTACGACAACCATGCTCTTTCCCTGTTTGCATAGCTAAAGCCGTAGATTCCGTTTCGTCTTGCATTTGGAACGTGTAATGGAGAATAGCAATTCTATATAACTCTTGCAGTCTTTCTTCCTTCTCCATTTTCTTTCTCGTTTGTTCGTCATATACACGATCTTCTAGGTACTCAACGCCTGCCCATTTAGAAAGTGCCTTATTCGCGTCTTTTTCATTACCGAATAAGTATTGCAACGATTTAATTCTGTTGCCGCTTTTTCTACAAGAGAAACAGTTGAATGCATTTTTCTCAGTTGCGAATGAGAAACAATCGTTATGACCACAACATGGCGCAGGACTAACACGAATAGCTCTGGCGATTTTCTCTGTATTTGCATTCGCTCCGAAGAACTCTTTGATGAAATCCATTAAGTTATCATCTATATATTTATTAACCTTACTGTACCAACTCACACCATTTCCTCCTCTAAAACACATTAAAGCTTCATTAAACTAACAACGACTTCTATTGTAGGCGTTCCATTTATATTAACATCATTTGGATTACCTACGATAAAAACTCTATTTTCTTCAAAGTGCAAAAATACAGAATTAAAATCCTGAAACACATGAAGTAAATAGCATAACGTATGTGCATTGATTGCCCCGTTTATTTCATTGGTCTTTTTATCTGTCTCCCAATGACTTAAATCATATGTAGGTTGTTGTAGTTCAATAATGTCTCGCGTTGTAATTGTATCATACTTAATGATTTCCGAAAAAGTAACTTTCTTTTTCTTATGTGCTTCAAACAACACTTCGTTATCCCGAACCTTTATTTTCAACTGTGTTCGATCACGTTGACGTTTATTTGGAATTTCCTCTTCGATCTTCTCCACAATTGTTTTCGGTTCAATTTGAATTGATTTTAACACCTCTTTTCTTTCGAATACTTTGTCTAGATTTTTCTTCTCTACTTTTGTATCCTCAAATAGTAAATGATGTTTACGAGGTAATAACGATAACTCTTCATATGGATACTCTGTTACGACTGGTCCACATTCTTCGTCATCCTTCTCATTAAATGAGTAGAAGACTTCTGGAGCATCTTCGTCATGATGAACTCGTATAGCTACTACTTTATTTAATGCGTAACCGTATTCATCTGTAAAGAAAACTCCTTTTGTACAATCATCCCCTTTCCAATACGACATGTCTAAAGAATCCTCTAATAGTTTAGCGACGTCAAAACGCTTAATCCATTTACTGTCTTTAATTGCTAATGTCATTTTGCAAGACCCCTTCTCTGTGCACTACTAAAAAAGAAAAACTCACATATCACCAAACAGGGATAATACATGAGTTTCTAATTGCAGCTTCATCCGCATGTTGATGGTGATAATCTCTTTCTAAAAAACTGTAATTAAAATCGTTCAAGAAGATACGGATATCGTTTTCGAACTCTTCGCAGAAGTAATACCCTGCAAAACTTAATAATTCTTGTGTAATTGATTCATCATTCACACCTTTCTCCACCACCCAATAATATAATTCATCTATGCGTTTTATAGACATATCGAATTTTTCAGGATTCTCTTTGGCGTATTCTAAGAACACACGAGAGAACATACCTATCTCAATAAGCTCCGATAAAATTCTTTCGAAGTATGGTGGTCTGTTCGTTGTGTGAGTAGCTATATAAATATCTCGCATAACTTTTCTAAACTCATCTTCTGGAACATTGAATATCAAACGATAAGGGGCGTTATCATAACCTCTAACATAGTTTTGTGGTAACATAAATTGTTGCATCTTTATCTTCTCCTTTACCATACTGATATAATATGAGTATTGTTCACTTCTACACAATCAAGATTGACAGCGTACGGGTCGGAAGCTGGATCGAAATATGAATAGTTGTGCATATCTAGAACCGCTGTGATATCATCAATGAACTCACTTCTCCAATCTTCAAAACACTCGTCGTTATACATTGCACTTAACTCGAATGCGCCATCATCTCCCATAGCATCTATTTTTGCTACTGCTTTTTCGTATGCATACTCTTCTCCTGTCTCGTAATAGCAACATCCCATTACATAAAAATCCCCTAGAAAGACGCCAATGTCTCCCCAGGGTTCTATGTAATGGAATGAATTCACTCCACTCACTTTACTCATAACTGTATATATACGTTTGTATGCAGACAGTATTGCCTTAATGAATGCTTCTGTTTTTTCTTTCGGTATAAAATGTAACGGAAACTCCTTTACATCAGTCTGTAATTGATACATCACCAAACCTCCACAACATGTGAATTAACGTTGCATATATTCGCTCTATCATCATCCTTTCTATATGTTAAGTTACATAAGTTCAATAACTTTTCGATGTCATTGAAGTAATCTCTTATGTTACCGATACCCATTCCGAAACTTCTATTATGATGGAACTCATCATGGATAGAGTCTTGTATTTCATCTAATTGGTCGCATTGATGTTCATCTATATTTTCTCTGACATCTATATTCCCTGCTATAGATCCATCTGCATAACATTTAAACACAATTTCTTCTACATACATCCTGCAAGCTATATCGCCTATAACAGAAAGCGTGGGAAGTTGTTCTTCTCCTTCATCATAAACCCAATACTCACAAGCTTGTTCATAGGAACCCAACAATTCTTCTTTGAATTCTTCCAACTTATTTCCTTTGTGTTCGAAAAAGTCGAAGTCTATAACTTGATTAACATCCGAAAGTAATGTTAATTGATTCATTTCACCACACCTCTATCATTGGATTGTTAACATCGAATTCTACCTTACCCTGCGAATTCAAAATGTCTCCTAATTTATCCGATAGCAGCAACATGTTGTAAGCAGGATACCATTCTATATCGTGGTACCTCCACTGATTCAGATTGAATATATATAAAGCGTCAACCATGAAAAGTTCTATTATATCCTCGGTAGATTCTAATGTTGGGAATTCTTGTATACACCTTTCGATTCCATGATGAAATTCTTCTTTCGAATAGCTTTTCATGATATCTTGTATGTGTTCTATAATACCTTCTCCGTCTGTATAATAATCTAAGGCACTTTCCTTCCCTAAGGCGATTCTTTCAAAAAAGACGTAGTTGATTAAGTTTGAACTATACAATCTGATATCGAATAAGTTTGGTACATTATCAGTCTCTTTCACAATCGCCTTATAAACTTCTCTAAGATCTTTCGTGATTTCTTCTATTGAATTTGTTTCTAAACAGAAAAATTGAAATTCATGATTTGCTACTTCTGTACTTAAATACATACCTACCATACCTCCAAAATAACACTATTTTTAAGTTCACCGTCGTACATATAAGTGATACTTTCTGCATCTAATAATGTACGCATATCCTCTTCGAACCACATCTGTTCCATTACACTTAAATCATGCATGGAAGCAAATTCATTGTCTGGTTCCGCAATTTCTAATATTGCACCTGCAAACCATATTAAGCCACTTTCAAATTCGAAACCAATTTGGTAGTCCATACTAAATATTTGTGCCTCTGGTATCCGTGTCGGGAAACAGTATTCGAAATTTTCATACCACGTTTTTATAACATCTTTAAAAGTGTGGTAGAAATCATCCGGCACAAAGATGAATTCTACCTCTGTCTTTTGTATCTCGTACATTTACCACACCTCGATTACATAAGTATTTCTTACTTCTCCCCATTCGCCTTTATATGCGTATCCTAGTACTTCTAATGCGATACGTATTTCATCCTCATAGTAAGGCTTCATATCATCCCAACATCCATCTAAAAAATCAGCTAAAGAATCAGTGTCCGCGTCTTCTGGTAATACTTCTATAAAATCATCTAAGAAAGTATTTCGTCTATGCATCATTTCATGAATCATACCATCTAAAAATCCGTTTACTGTTTCGTTTGATTTTGGATAAAAATTACGATCTTCTTCTAGCATGTCTTTTGGACTAGGGAGGTCTTCTCTGCACATACAATAGTCATGATACAATCCAGAAATTAAAAAGAAGAATTCTTGCACGGTTCCCGGGTCCTTATCTACTATTTTAAATGGCACTTCACTGTAATTATTAACCGCTAATTGATACATTTACCACACCTCGATTACACTTGATACTTGCGCTGTTTCGGGGTTATATCTAGAGTATGTTAATCCTTTCGTTTCTAACAGTTTCTCTATATCTTTAAATAAATCTACTTCGTAATCAGTTAAATCCACTTGGTCTTCAAAGTATAAGTAGTGGTCATCTGTCCAATTCCCTAAGTCTTCTGGAAATGTATCAATACCACAAAACTCAACTTGAACAGATTGTTCTAAAAGAGCGAATGCTTCTGATGCAGTTCCACCTATTGGATGAAGGCTATCATCTAAAATATCCACAACAGTCGGTAGGTATTTGGGGGTTAACCTACCGAACTCTTGATACCAATTCATAATTACCCTTTCAAACCATGATACGTATTGTGGTTTGATTACATCGTATTCTATTTCTTCCGTTTCTACTGATAATGCATATGTACCTACCATACTTCTAATACAACTCCTCCTGTTACTAAGTTATCTTTACCTCCTACATATGTAGAATCCCATCTATGTACAAGGTTCATAGAATTAAAAACTCGTTCTGTATCCCTGACCATGTTTGTTGAATATACCGAATCGTAACCATCGACAAATTGATTCTTGATAATTAGTTTGTCTTCCGGATTCCGTTCGAATTCATGAGTCATCTGTTGTTCTCCCAACTCCCTCCACCCTATACTCTCTATAAATATTTCGCATAAGTCGTCTATGATTGGATCTGTCATCTGGAAGATTGGAAATAAATTTGGAATGTTATCTTCCATCAGTGATTCTCTTTTGTACCAATGTGTTAATAACGTGACGAACCTATCGAATGTCTCCTTTGTTATTAAATTCATAGCATCCATAATACCTACAATGTCATCTGGATTCATAAGCATTAATTCATTTACATTGACCATTACCACACCTCTAATATAATTTCATTTTGCATCGTGAAGTCATAATCTAAGTATGCTATGTTCTGTTCGCACAACATTTGACTTATCATTGTTTTTATATCAGACACTTCAAAAGCAGGTTCATAATATAAACCGATATTTCCTCCGTATACTTGTAATGTATAATCATCTTTTGATAGTGCATATATTTCGTGATCACCTCTCAAGATTGATTCATCTATTAAGTTTGTGTATTCCTCGAAATACAATTCTTGATACACTTTATCTACTAAATCCCCTATAAAGATATACGGGTAATCTCCAAACAATTCATCCAGTATTGCTTCTCCTAACTCTCCGTATACTGAATAAAATATGGCTTCTGCTGATTCTTCTAAAGCGCTCTTTTTCCGGTCATTCTGATGTATAAGTTGATACATCACCACACCTCCACAATAATTGGATTATGAACTTCACCGTCCTCTATAAAAGTCATATAACATGCTTCTAACATATTTCGTAGTTCAATAATGTCAGGTATAAACGGATGGTATTTTTTGTTCTTAACTTGATGTAAGAAGTCGTCTAAATCATCAGCACCTAATGTTTCGAAACTTTCTCTTTGTATAACTTCTAACACTAACTCTTGAATGAAATGATCCACAAAGTGATTGTGAATCATTTCAATCGTAGGTATATGATTTGGGTTATAACATCTTTCCGAAACGATAAATAAATACGTTGAATTAAGCGCTACATAAGCTAAGTTACCGATAACATCCAATGGGTTTATCAGTTCATACAATATCACCACACCTCCAAGATAGGTTGATTTATTAACTCCCCATCCCTTTCGTGAAATAATTGATGCAAACAGAAAAATTTAGTCATTTCATGAAGTAAAGATTCAAATATGTAATCATTACCTTCTGTCTTTTGGTCAAACCAAAATGAATATATTGCCACGGTTTTTTGGAAATCTTCTTCGTTGAAGTTATCGATATTAAATGTATACTTAGCCTGTAGCAGCTTTGTGATTTTGTCTTGTAGAACCTCGTAAATGCGTTCTGCAATCGTATATATTGAAGGAACTTCCGTTCTTCGTTTCGATATACATTCATCCCAAATCAATTTATATTCTTGAAATATAAACATTTGCATATCATTAATTAACAACTCCGAATGTTCAACTAACACGTTTGGCAACATAATATTCTCTCCCTACCACACCTCTAATATAATTGGGTTAATATATTCATTTTGATAATCTCTTTCTTCCCTAATGAAGAACAAGTGATAACATTCTAAACATGATTCTACGTCTTCTAAAGTTACAGGCTCCATATGTATGTATTGCTGTAAATCTGCTGTCACGTAATCAGGAAGGACGGTTGGAGAATACGCTTGTCCTGGCTTCCCTTCATAAACATCATCTGGATATAACGTGGCCTGTAGTTCTGTTAATCTATGTTCCAATACCATATTATAATGATTAAAAATAGCCTCGGAACTAGGTACGTAATACATAGCTGTTAATTCTTTGTAAATAGAAGAAATAAGCTCGAAGTCAATCTTCGAGCTTATTTCTTCATCAATTCTTGTTGAAAGTCCATAACTTACCATACTTCTATCACCGCTGTATTCCATATTTCTTCTTTACTACGAAACGAAAATTGCATCCGATTCAATATGTCGTGCACATCGTCTACTTTTAATATTACAAAACCAACTTCTTCGAGTTTGTAAATGTAATTTGTCTTTGTAAATTCAGTTAAATCGAGTGCATATGCATCTGCATTTGCAACCACGAAGTCATATGTTTTATCCACCCATCGCTCTCTAAAAATATTGTATAGAATGTCAATATCAGGAATTGTTATTTCTGATGATATTGCTATATTTCTATAAATATCAATTAACATTGTTATTGCTTCTGCTTCTTCTATTCCATACATATATTCCGCTAACTCATCGTTCCTTACCATCTCCTACCATACCTCCAGTACTATCGAATTCATCAATTCGCCATCTAAGAAAAACAAGTGATTGGTCATAAATAAAATGTTCAGGAATTCTGCTTTCCCTACAATACTACCACTTACATTATCACCCCCTTCCGAGGTAGCCATCTCTTTGATTGATTCGAAAAATGAATCTGCATCGGTTACTTTTTGGATATACATATCACAATATTCCTCATACAGAGATTCAAAATTCGGTACATAATCTGAAGGTAGATACGTTAACGGGTTAAAACCCGCGCAAGCCCGGCTATAGACTTTATGTAAGTCTACGCCGAGCTTGCGGTTTATATCTCCTTCTCCTGTTATTAATTGATACCTCATCACGGAGTCCACACCTTTCCTCTTCTATACGGAGACGACGTTCCTATCAACGACTCTACCGCAATTTCTCCTGGTTCTCCTTCGTTAATTGTTCGCATCATAACTGGAGAGATACAATCTTTAAAATGGATTTCAGCTACTCTATGCATTTCCATTGGTTTTAATGCACGGTAGAATGTATCTAAGTCAAAATGTAATACAGGAGCTTTCAAGTATGCATTTTGGCTTTGTGGATCATTAGGGTCAAACTGTCTTTCTAAGAACGGAACATCCATAATTCCTTGTTTTGTGATTCCGTTATCTGTTTCTTCATGTAAAGAATACGGTGCAGCATTATCTAACATCAATCCATTTCTGAAATCCTGAATCGCAAGTCGGATGCCACTTTTGAACATACGAAGTAATCTAACTACACGTTTCTCTTCCACAACTCCTACCATTTCCGCAACTACATAAGCACCTTCTCTGATGTGGTCAGGGTTAAGTAAAGAGTACTTTTTATCAATATGGCAGAAGTATTTATTGGCGATAACAATTCCGATTTCACCTGTATTTGGATTCGTTTCGATTCTTCCAGTGAAATGACCTACATTTGACATTCCGTTAAATACTTGCATATTTAATTTCTTATTTGCAAAGCCATTGAATTTTGTGAAATTCTCAATGAACTCACAAATGATTTTTGGGTTTACTAATACAGAGAAACCGTCTTCGATTTTTTCGAATGCTTGACCGAAAATCATATCAGATTCTTCTGGTCCAACCATGTATCTGTCTCCCTCAACTTGCTTTCCGTAAAGACCTGGTTGATCTGCATAGAAATCATCTTTACTATAATCATAGTATCCTGGACGGTATCCGTATTTTTGTGGCATATCAAAATCACCCATTGCACGTACTAAGCAATCGCCATGACCGTAAATTCTTCTGTGCCCTGCAAGTGCCATACCTTTATCTGGATCAATGAAGAACCCTTGTAATCTCGTATCCATATTACTCTTTGCTACCTCAAATAATAGTCCTTTAACTCGTTCCATTTTCATTCTCCTTTTATATGTTCATTTATTTTTTTGGTCTAAAAAAGTAAACAACAGATACATTACTGTATCTGTTGTTTCGTATTATTTCTCGTCTACTACAATTTTGCTGTTGATAATAATTCTTTCTTCAACTGTCACTATTGTTGTTAATAGATTGTTCCATAATTGTCTTTCGTAATCTTTCACTTTCATGTTTCCTAAAATTCTATCCATGATATAAGCTTTTAATTCTTCTGTTGTCATTACATGAATCCCTTTTGTTGTATAAAGTTTTCCATCCCATTCTACTTCTTCGTGTCCTTGCGCTGATGCTTCAATTAGATATAATTGTTTTTGTATTTCATCAAACATTTTTTCTCTTTTGCGTTTTTCTAATGCACCTCTTCCAAACCATCCTGTTACTGCTCCTGCTACTGCTGAACCAATTGCTGTTCCGATTAATTTTAATCCTTGGTTATTGTTTCCTGTTTCCACTACTTCTTCAACTCCATCTTCGTTATTTGTTGTTGCTGCTACTTCTTCATTTTCTACCATTTCTACTACTTCCTCGTTGTAATCCATTGTATTGTTTGTCATTTTTTGTTCCTCCAATTTTTTATTTATGTATAGTTTCTTTCTTCACTTTACTTATAACAACTTTTCGACTCATTTCCACAAAATAAAAAGAGTGATTTTATCATCACTCTTCACTACCTAAACTCCACCATCTCTTCGAAGTTTTCTCCAAATACATCTTTTAAAACTTCCATGCTTCGAAGGTGGTAAGGACTAATCTCTACCTCCCTTTGGCTTATTAACGGGTCTAAGTTAATAGCCCGTCCCCTTCTATTAATCACGACTGTTTTATCCATACATAAGAATTCGTGATAGAATTGACATAACTCAAGTTTCTCAAAAACTTCCTTCGAAATTTTATTGTATAACTGAACTGCTTCTAAAGATTTAACAACTGAACCTTCTTTTGCAGCTTTCTCTATGAACGCTTGACCTTTTAATAACCGGGAAAGTAACTCCTTTACTTCCCCGATTTCTTTTTCATAATAATGTTTCGTTTCGTTGACCTTCATATTCGCACTCCCTTTATTCGCAGACCGTTACGCCGTTTTCTCTTTTGAAATAAATAGAATTGTCTACAACATCAATTAATGCTTCGTGGTGAGATACCATGATGATTTGTTTATCAAACATCTTAGACAGCTCTTTTAAGAGATTCGCAATAGAATGTACTCTATCTCCCGAAATCATCTTAGCTGGTTCGTCAAGGAATACTGGTCCTTCTGGAGAAGGGTTTAATACTTTCAGTAATCCGAATCGTAAACCAATAGAGATTGTATCTAATTCTCCACCAGCCATGTTACCTTCTGGTTTTAATCGTACTGGCACATCTCCTGATTCATCCACAATGTAGAACTCGATTCCTGTATTGTTTCGTTTTGTTTCTACTTCTATTTCAAAGCGAAGGTGTGGCCCGAATACACTTTGTAAGCATATCGTAACAACGTGTTGTAAACCTGACATGATTTCATCACGAGTCGCTTCCGCTAATGATTGCATGAATACTCGTACCTTTTCTAGTAATTCAATACGAGGTGTGATTTCGTCACGTTGCGCTGTCTTTCTAACTAACTCCACTTTTAATCGTTCTAACTCAACTAAATCTTGTTCGTGCTGCTGGATCATATCCTTGGCAGCACGAATCACTTCCTTGTTGGTTGGTAACGTCGCAACCTCCATTAATACGCCACTCCTTCCGCATCTAAGATTTCTTTCATTTTACGAATCTTATCTGCGATGTCCTTTTGTGATTGTTCGTTCATTACTTCTAATTCTTCTTTCGATGTTACTTTCTTTCCTGTTTCACGTTCGATATCTGCATAAATACGAGTTTCTTCTTCACTTAACGAAACTAGTCTAGCTTCTCCTGTTGCTTTCTTTGTCTTTTGTAATTCCACCGCTTGTTTGATTTTTGCATATTCTGTAGCCATTATAAAATTCCTCCTAGTTTATACTAATTGTTTGATTTGTTCTGTTGTAATGTTTTCTGTTGTTTGCGTACAAGTTGGGCATACTTTTTCATCATGTAGTAGTTCCACTAATTTATCTACTAGGTTGACGATTTCGTTTGTAGCCTTTTCTGTTTCTTGTTTATTACGCACTACTTCCGAATCGATGTCTTGTAATCGACTCAGGTGTTTTTGTACATATCGGAAATGTTCGATATCTTTATCTAATGCATCAAAATTCATACTCGCAATTCTCTCAGAAGGCATTTGAGATTCTATTCGTTGTCTGGAATCATGAATACCTTCTAAGCGTTTTGCGTAATTAGAGAATGCTTGGAACGATTGCATGGAGCCTTCTGTTTCCTCGCATAATCTAATTAGTTCTGATAATGCCTCATCTTTTAAGAATGAAATAGAACTCATTTCAACTTGTATTTCTCCTAATCGACTTACGTAACCTTCTAATTTACGATACGTTTGAATATTGCTCTCTAAGTTGTCATCCCAGTTTTCTAATATCTTATTCGCTGTCATGACTGTGCGAGCTGCTTGATTAATTTCTTCTGTTAATGTTGCTAAGCGTTCGTTGTGTTTTGATAACGTATTTTGAATGCGTTCTTGTTCTTCTACGCTACCACAAAACTCTTTGAGCACTTCGATTTTCTGTGCTTTTAATTCGATTTTCTTTTCTAACTCTTCTATAGAAGTATTGTAACTAGCAACTTCTTCTGATATTACTTTGTATAACTTTTTATCAGCTTTAATGTCACTATTGATTTTCGTTAACTCTTCATCAATACGACCCAATTCTTCTAAGTTACCAATAACTTCAGCACGAACCTTTGGAGACTCAGATAATAAGAATGCTGATTCTAATTGGTTTGCATAGTTGAAATACACACCGTTCGCTAAAGGTCTAATACCATGAATGTCTGTAACCTCAGGTGGTACGCCAGTTCCGAAACCAGTGTACTCGTTAACTACTTCACCATCTTTGTGTACGATGTATACGTTTTTTGTTCCGCTTTTATTTCTAGCTCGTTCAATAGAGTAACCATTGGACCAATGTGTAATAACACAAGCTTCTGACTTCCCTTGTTTAATGAAGTCATTACCAGCAGGTTCATTCAAAATATTCCAAATGATTCCACGTATAACATTACTCTTACCAGCACTACTAGAACCAACAAGAGCATTCATATCTCTTGTGAATTTCATTTTTGTTTTAGAGTGGGTGCGGAAATCATATAATTCCACACCCGTCAAATAAGTTGTAGTCAAGATTCTCTTCCTCCTATCACAAGATATCACCAATCTTATTCAGTTCCGATTGTGATAAATCTGTAGGCATCGCTACTACCAATTCAGCGTAGCATAGCCCTCTCTGCTTTGTTTTCTCATTCAATAATCCCATGTTACCTAGTCCAAGTCGAGAACCATTTGACGTAGCCTTTGGTATTTTAACGGTTTCTTTTTCGCCATTCGGTTTTATTACTTGAGCCTCACCTCCTAAAAGTGCTGTCTTTAAAGGAATCGTCAACTTCTTAACAATGTCGTAATCATATTCCAATTTATACACATCGCTTGGTGAATGTTCGAATGTGATGATTAAGTCTCCTGTTGATCCACCACGAATACCTAATTCACCTCGACCATGTATAATCATTTGCTTGCCATGATAAACATCCGCTGGAACTTCTATTTTGATTTTAGACTTGTTTGTTACTTTCCCTGTTCTCATGCATGTTTCACAAGGAGAATGTTTCTTATACGTGGTACCTTTGCATTTTTTACATTCTTCGGAAGACTGTAGTTTACCAAACGGTGTTAAAATCATTTTTGGTGTTACGCCTTTTCCATCACAATCAGAACAAGGAGTTAAGTTTTCACTGATAACGCCGTGTCCTTTGCAATCAGGGCAAGATTTAAAACGATTGTATTCAAAGGTTTTTTCAGTTCCTTTGAATGCATCTTCTACTGTAAAGAGTACGGTAACTTCAACATCCTTTCCATCTAACGCTTTTAATGCATTAGCAGAACTCGTGAAGAAAGAACGGAATACATCAGTAAACTTCACTTTGCTTCTTTCCACTCTTGCTTCATGATCCTTTAGTGCAGCATCATAATCTTCTCTGCTCTCTTCGTTCCCTAGAATCTCATAAGCTTCCTGAATTTCTTGGAACTTCTCTTTCGCATCTACAACATCACTAACATCAGGGTGATATTTCTTCGCTAAATCTCTGTATGCTTTCTTAATTTCTTTTGCATCCGCAGTTGTTTTAATACCTAATACTTCATAAAAGTTAATAATTTCCTTTTCCATGTCATTTCCTCCTCAATAGAAAAAGGAGTGTATATCACACTCCTAATCTTCGTTTCGCTTCTGCATATACATCATCGTCAACTTTGTCTTTAAAACGTTGCATAACAATATGTAACTCAACAGCTTGAATATTAATTTCACTTAACACTTCGTTCATATTTGCTTTTGCTTGTAACAGAATTTCTTGTCTTGCTTTCTTTTCATCCAGTGCAGTTCTGTCCATAACCACATCACCTTTTTCAGCGATTGGACACTGAATAGGGATAACCTCTGCGTTACCAATGCCATGCACTTTATTCAAAGTATACTGAGGCATACGGTTCATTTCTGTATGCGATGCAAATACACGACCTAATGCACCTGGATTTACAACGATACCATTTGGTAGTGTAATAGGAGCAAATCCAGTATGCTCATGACCTGTTTGTGTAATTGTTGCTTTTGTATGTGACATCTCTGCAATTACAGTGTGAGGGATATCTTCTAAGATTGCTTTCGGTGATAAATATCCATGCACTGTATGAATAACTGGAGCGTCGTAATCTTCTGTAATAACATAATCACGACTACGATGTTCTAAGATATTTCCTTCTGCATCTAATATATGTCTATCTAAGTTTGCATAAGAATGAACACCCGATAATAAAATATCTTCACCGTTGAATGTGTATCTCGTTGGCTCTCGTGTTAAAGGAATCATATCGTCAAAGAATTCTTCGAATAGACCGAAAGCTGTGTCTTCTGCGGTTTTTGGATTCCATGCGATGATATCGTGGTTGCCCCAAACGAAGAAGAGTTTCTTTCCTTTTAAATTCTCCTTGATAACCCTCCCTAAACGTCTAACGAACTTAGGTGATACATAAGCACTATCTACGAAGTCACCGCCGCACATAAAGAAATCGACGTTATTCTCATGACCAATTTCAAAACCTTTCGCAATTTTTCTTAGGATTGTTTCAGGGAAGTCATCTGTTCTTGTTGATGGAGATTTCCCTTTTGCATGTGGATCTGTGAAATATAAATAACTAATCATTCTTCGTCTCCTCCTGGCTCGAATGTAGGCATCGCTTCTTTTAATGGCTCAATCTTTACTTCCTTCTTTACTCCCTTTTGCTTCATAAATGCTGCAACTTCGTCATCTACTTCGTGTTCGATAACTTCTGCATCCTCATCATTTAAGATATCAATCTCTTCTTCTTTTGTTTCTTCTTCCTGCTTCGCAACCTCTGTAACCTCCGCATTCCCAATTGCTACTAATACAGTTTCTACTAATTTACGCATACAAGGGAAAACCTCTTTATTGTATACGATAGTCATAACGGGATAAGCAGGGTGGTCTAAATCTTGAATGTGAAACGGACACATTTTTAATTTCTTCCACGTTTCAAGTATCGTCCAAAGTAAACCGAAAGTATCAGAAGTCGGAACATGGATTGTAACAGCATCCAATAATAACTTTTTGATTTCTTCGTGACTCACTTGTCCTTCTACAAAAGAAACGCCTTTTAATGCATCGGCCGCTTGATCTTCTTTTCCTGTTTTCACTTCCATAAAATGCTTGTTGAAAAATTCTTGCGGTTGTTCCCATTCGAATTTAAAAGAAACTCGAATTTCTTTTTCGACTTTTTCCTCCCCTGTATGTAAATACATTAATGATAGAACATGCTCTTTGTAATCAAATTCTTTTAACTCGAATCCCATTTCTATATTCCTCTCCTCTTCAAAAAAACAAATATAATAGGACCTAATGGTCCTATTATATTTTGGCATATTTACTCACCAAATTGCGACTTATGTTTTTGTACTTCTGCACTGTATTCAAAACTCTTGATGCATACTAATGATATTAATCCACCTACTACTGCTTTTTCCACAATATTTGTTACTTTATTGAATCTGTTCATTCTTTCTTCTGTTTGTAATTTCATCTTTTGTACTTGTTCCCATGATGCTTCTTTTGCTTTTTCATGTTCTACAATCAATCTTTGTCTTTCTACGTCGAACTGATTTGTTGCTGATAATACTTCGTTATCCTTTTGCATTACTTTACCCTCCGTTACTTCTGTATTTGTTTTTCCTGTATTCTTGTTTTGTTCTGTTGTCATTTTTATTCTCTCCTTTTTAAGTGATATGTATTTGTTTATCACTTTACTTATAACAAGTTTTACATGCCTAACAATGAAATATCCGTATATGGCGTAACGATGTAAATAAGTGGCAACCATAAGACTACCTTTACAGCCATTGGTACTTTGTTAGTATTCGAAATTAATACTGTCCACTTCTCCCCCTTCTGTAAAATATTACGTAGGAACACACCAAATGTAATTGCCCCTACATAAACTGCTGTCGGCAAAGATGTTTTCCAATTTGTAGTTAACCATACCTTCGGTGTTACATAATCCAACACTCATCAACCTCTATCCTAGAAAATGTAAAGAGAAGAAATAGCTTCTTCTCCCTCACTTTTCTTCTAACACTATGACCTCATCAGTACCTTTAAGAAGGAATTGATGTAATTCGTAAAAAGCGTGTAGTAACAACTCTTCGTCACCTAAGCTAGCATAGCCTCTTATGTAATCGTGGTGGATGTTAATAATAACAATCTCGCAATCTTTTATATCTTCTCTCTTCGTTATGAGATACTGAGAAAAACTAGAACCATGAATCATATGCGTTTGATTTAACTCTCTGCATGGTATAACAAACTTCCTGTTGTCGTTGTCTTTCAAACTTTCATAGGAAGATATCAAAGCCCCTCTTATTTCTTGTGCTGACAACTTTTGTTCTGATGCTTCATATAAAAACATACAAGTTCCTTCTGCGCCGAACGTAAGCAAAATGGACGCTCTCAAGTGAGGTGTCGTAACTGCTTTCGCTAAACCTTCTTGGAATATCGATTCTGTACCCTCATTATCGACAGGAGTTGTTAAGTATACATCTAAAGGTGCTTGAGAAGCTGAAACTAACTCTGATACTTTCTTTGCCTTAGGAACGGATATCTTTAATATCTTTTCTGCTTCCTCCGAAGATAAAACTCGTAAAGGTAATACTTCTTCTGACATTTTTTATTCCCCTTTCTCTTTTAATTTGATTCTGTTATCACAACCCACGCAGTCCACGTATTCAGTTTTATCCGAGATGTACACAACAATACGATGCTCGCAATATTCATTCGGGCAAGAAACCATTCTTAAATGATCGTGGCCTTCTCTCTTGTCATAAACTAATACAAACTGACCCATTTCTTCCAATGTTTTATCTCCAACCATTGCATTCACTCCTTTAAATGATAGATAAATTTTCTTTAATTTCATCGAATATTTTAAATCCATACTTTTGCACCTTCGCTAATTTCTTGTTTAACTCCACTCGTTTTTCTCTTGAATAGTAAGAACGCCAAACTAAATAAGCCATACGTAATTCGTCATCCTCGCAAGCAATAACAGGCATATCCTCGTACACTCTTATTCCGCAAAAACACATAAGACCTCTTAAATCTTTTGTATTCATGTTCTTCAATTCAATTAACTCGTATGGTTCAAAAGAAAGTTTACGTAAAGGTTCTCTATCCTTTTCCGTAATCGGCCTTACCATAGCTAAACACACATAGTTGTGTAATGACATTCTACTCATTACAAAGACCCTCCTTCGTCTGCTAACATTTCTAAAACGTTTTTATAATCATTTTGTACTCTTTGAAATTCATTTTGACGAAACGCATCCATCCTTCCGCCCATCTTTGAGTACTCATACAAATGACCGTATGAAACCCAATCTTCTGTTCTATCGACATATGCTCTCCCATAGTCATAGAAGATCTTTAGTTCAGGGAATGCTTTTGACTCCTTCATTTCATCAATGAACGGTCTAAACCAAGTTCCGTCGAACAATCTCATGCACCATTCCAATGTATCTTCCGCTGATGTTTCCCCTTCGAATAACGAAAAGAAAGCTGTTCTTAAATAGTATTTCAAATTTAAGATCTCGTATCTGTCCTTAGCTATCGCATATTCTCGGTACGCATAAAACATGTTCGGTAAGTCCTCATCTGTTAATGAAACGTCTAACTCCTTGTACAATTTCTTCAAGTGTCTTAGTACTTTATCTCTGCTGACAATTGCATCGTAATCTAAGTTTTTGTCATTGTAATTGATATACTTCATATAGTTCTCTTCCACATGCTTAGATAATCGCTTTTGTCCTTCCGTTATTTTCATCTTCATTTCAATTCCTCCTTATATAAAAAGAGAGGGAAGCACACGCTTTCCTACCTTCACTTTTCTTATAACTATTTTTAAGGTGTCATGATATACTAAAGACAGTAAAAATAAGACGATAAATGAGGTGGAAAGTTTGAATAAGATTAGCAATACAATCGTTGGGATTCCGTTGAAACAGACCGGACCTGCAGCTGTTGAAAAATTCTTAGTCGATAAAGTACGCAGTGATTTAGGTGACGCAGCGGAGTTCGTAACTATCAGACCAGTGTTACGAGTGGATACAGAAGATGGTGACTTATCAGGTAATATCACACATGCATTCGGTAATATCGAACTAGATGTGAAAGGTGTGAAGTTTTACTTACCATTCATTATCCAAGACAAAAACTTAATCCCGTTCGATGTGATTCGTCTAGGTGATCAAGAAGTTCCTTATGATATTGGTAAATTACAAAAGTTAGCTTTCGCGCTTAAACAAAAGGTAGAAAGTCAAGCTGATAGTTCTGATGGAGAAATTGCAGAAGTGGTTGATTTCAAAGATATCCCTACACACAACGGATTCTTAGGAACGATTATGGATATTCGTGATTCTCATAGAGCTACGGACGCTACAGGCGCAGGGTTATGGGATGGATTAGAGTTCGGTCATTTAGATGATGAACGTATGATGAAACGTGCTAGTGCAAATGTAGACGTTGCAGAAGTGTTTAGTGACGTATCTGAAAAACTAGCGAGTGCTGAAATTTACAAAGAAAGTGTTGTAGATGGATTCTTAGAAACTGTAGAGAAAGAAGCATTCACAAAGGCTGTAGAACAAGTGAAAACAGCTGAAACAATGCCTGACACTGCTGAAAGAGTAGATGTTAGACGTGAATTCAAAAAGCTTGATGATGACAAATTAGTAGGGATTAATCGTGTAAAAAGTGGAAACAATATCGTATTCCCTCTCTTAGATCAAGGCCAATTCGAATACCGTCCAGGTCGTGTATATCACAAATTAGTAACTGCAACTGGTGATAGTGTTAATTCTGGTTTTGCAGCTGTTGTTCTGGATAATAAAAAAGAATACAGCATGTTAAAAACTACTGAAAAGTTTATGACAACATTACAAGAAGCTGATAGATTCTTTGAACCTGCAACTGTTGAAGCGAAGTCAATGGCTGAAGGCTCTATGTATTCTTACGAATTAGAAGAAGATACACTTGTACATCCGTTTACGATTAGTTATTCACAAAAACAAAGCGAAGTACGTAATGGTATTGTAATTAGTGTCCCTGAACGCGCAGAGCGTGGTAAAAACCCTTCTAAGTCAGATTACTGTAATTCTATTTTCGAAGATGTAATCTGCGCTAGATACGTGGGCGTGAAGGGTAATAAAGATGTATGCTTCTTCATTATGCAAGATGAATCGTTTAAAGGTCCTTCTGTTATTACTCGTGATGAATTAGAAACAATGATTGTTGATGTAGCGAAAGATAACATCGATTTAAAACGTGCGAATATGTTTATCTCTTCTCACTATGCAGAAGAATATATTCTGATGTCTAAACATCACAAAGTGTATCCAATGAAAAAACGTATTGAAGGTTCATTCCAAAAACCTACTGGATACCTAGATCACATGAATAAAGTTGCGGCTTACGAACAAGCGGACAAAGTAACGTTATATGTGAAGAAGGATTCTAGACCAAGAATGTATGATATAAAGTGGACATACACTGATATGGTTGATTCTCCTGATGGAAAAGCGCAATACAAAATCCAAACAAAGAATATGAATAGCTTATCAGAAGATAGCGCTAGACAGACTTTACAACTGTTAGGATTTGATATGCGCCGTATCGAACAATTCTTCGAAATTACGAAGCGTAATGGTAGATCAGCTACATTCAATTTGCCAAGTAAACAAAAAGCACAGAACACTACACCAGAAGATATTGCAAAAGAACAAAGAAAGAAGAAGTTCCAGGGGTTAGCTAACCATACATTAAACGCTAATAACTTTATGCCAATCTTTGAAAACATGGTATCTGGTACATTATCTTCATTCATTAGCAGTGCAGCTCCAAGCGTCCCAGGTAAGATTAAAGAGTGGGATGATTTCTTAAAAACATCATTCGAAACTGCAAGGGATATCGAAAAGGTAGCGAATGAGTTATCGGGCCCGAATTGGTTCGAGTTAGCTATGATGACGAATATGAAATACCAATTAGATAAAATGGCTCACGAAATTTCTAAGGGTTCATTTGTTAAACTTGATAATGAAACGTTAGAAAAAGTAGCTTCTGTAAAAGGCCATATTGCTGATGCTACAAACGAATTAATTCAGTTAAACCGTCTGCAATTAACGAAACATGCTAGACCGGTAGTTAAACCTGCACTTGTAAAACAAGCTATCTCTCAATTAGAAGGTCTTTATGCGTACGCTCATTTCAATGAAAAGTTAAATGGCGGTATCGAAAAAGAAGCAGGGTTATTCAACTCTAAACAAATTAAAGAAATTGGCGACGTAGCTGAAACGAAAAAACGTGAACTAGGTAATTTGATGAAACAGTTCCAAGAAGCTAACATCGAACTTAGAGCGTTCAAGAATTCTCCGAAGCCTAGTCAAACAAAACAAACATCTGCTCAAGTGAAAGTTGACTCTATCAAGGGTAAAATTGAACAGAAAGAAACGGAATTAAATTCGATTCTTGATAACAAATCTTCTGTAGAACAAAATGATTACAAGAAAACATCTGGTGCTATGGTCGGTTTAAGCTCGTTAGCAATGGCTGGACTCGGTGCGCGAGAAGCAAGTAAAAACCGTGGAGAGTAGAAATACTCTTCATGTTTTTACATGAAAGGAGAAGTGGTCATGGGCTTATTAGATATCATGAACGGTAATAAAGATGTTATTGAAAAACAAGCTTTCGATAACAGTCAGACCCTATCTAGGGAAGAAGAAAAAAACTTGGCTTTAGAATACCAAAAGACAGGGGATAAATTAGTTTATCAAAAATTATTAATGTCCCTTCGCCCTATGGTGGAAAGTGAAATAAATAAAGCTGCTCAAAAACACAAACATGTACCGAGAGAGGTTTTCGGACTAGATGCTTACAGTAGGTTACCTGGTCATATTAAAAAATTCGATCCGACAGCAGGCACTCAGTTGAACACATTCTTAACACCTAGCATCTCTGGTAATCTTACTAACCTTTCCGGTGAGTTTATGGATGGCGTGTTCGTTGACCGTACGGAAAAATACAATCTCCGTAAATATCAAGATGCAGTTAAAATGGCGAAAATGGAATTCGGTCCAAACCCAACTGATGAACAAGTTAAGAAACATCTACAACCTGTACTCCATAACCGATTTGAAGATTTGAAACGAACGGATGTTAAATCTTACATTGGTGATGCGACTCACGGTGAAGATGAAGATAAACAAATGGAATTCAAAGAAATGTTCCGAGATAACTCTGGTGATTATGATGCGGAAAATAGCTTTGATGTTGGATTCCAAGACCTCAAAGATCTTGCAAAGAAACAACTTAACTTCACCGACAAGGATAACAAAATAGTTGAAGATGTCCTTGTACACAAAAACCCAATCGCTTCTGTTGCATTAACTCATGGTACCTCAAGTTCTACAGTAGCAAACAGAGTTAAAGACTTCAGAAAAATGGTAAATGGAGAGGAGGAGAAATAGTCCATGCTCGATATGATGTTAATGGCTAGCGGTGGTGATGATGGTAGAACACTCTCTACTGGTGGAGGAATGGCAGCAGGCGCTTTACTCGGCGGTACTGCTGGATTCTACGCTTTAAAGCCTTTGGAAGTATTAAAGAACATGCAAGCTGAAGAAGGTGCTAACAAAGCATACAAAGACTTTGCAGAAGAAACAGAAGCGGTATCCATCTTAAACAAAATCCACAAAAGGCAAATGAGTTGGGATGATGTTCCTAGTTCAATGAGAGGAATGTTAGAGGACTCTTACAAAGAGAACAAAGAGTTCTTCGCTAACCCTGCTGATGTTGCGGCGAGATTGAGAGAAAAAGGTCCTGCTCCTGTTGTGCATTTACCTCACTCTCCTAACTTCATTTCTCAAAATGTACTACCTGATAAACAGATGTATGCCGAATGGGGCGAACATATAAAAAATCCTTTAGTAAAGGGTACTGCGATTGCAGGTGCTGTTGGTGGTGGTTTGCTGAGTAAGATGTTGTATGACAAAAAACAAGATGCGATTGAGGCTGAATTAGCGAAACGACATGAAGATGAACGACATGAAGAAATAAAAAAAGTTGTGAATGACTTTTTAACAAGCGGGAAATAACGTATTCTATAAGTAGACAAAATTTAAGGAGGAATTTTATTATGACTGAATTAATGGGACGATTAGAAAAGGTTGCTCAAGCAACTTATGGCAAAGAAGATTTGATGGGGCGTTTAGAGAAAGTTGCGAATGGTGTGTTTGATGAACAAGCATATCGCGATGGAATGCAAGAAGCACGAGATAGTCAAGCTGTTCCTGTTGCAGCGGTTAATAGTTTGATTGGGGCTGGAATTGGTGGTTTTGGTGGTAAAGCGTTAGGATACAATCCTTTAGTTGGCGCTGGTGTAGGTGCAGTTGCTAGTGGGTTAGGAAGTTATTTAGGTAATAGAGCGGGTAATGCTATCGCTCCTGCTGTCGATGAAATGATGATTAATCAAGTAAAAGCACAAGGTGGTGTAGATGAAGCTGGTGGTCCTACAGGTGAATTTAACGCCGAAAATTATCAAACCCTTAAAGATGGTCAACGTTCACTAGCTTCTAAAATTTCTCCTGCTCTTTATGGCGGAATGGGTGCTGTTGGTGGCGGTGTTGTAGGTAACGGGTTAGCTAAAGCTAATCCCGCTTTAGGTGCTGTTGGTCATGCTGTTGGTACTGCTGGTGGCGCTTTAGCTGGTTTAGGTGCAGGTGCACTTGCTGGCGCTGGACTTCAAGGTGCAGCGAACTACTTCGATAAACGACAAGATGAAAAAATGATTAATGCGGCTGAAGAAGGTGCTGAAGAAGAAACATCACCTCAAGGTGCTCGTAGCGTATCTAACGCTCCGGCAGGAGAAGATAAGACTGCTAGTGAGTTAATGGATCATCTTGAAAAAACAGCAGAAGAATTCTTCTTCAAAAAGAAAGAAGATAAAAAAGACGAAAATTGCGATGAGAATTGCAAAGATGATAAAAAAGACGTAAAAAAAGATGAGAAGAAAGATGACAAAGAAGCGGAAAAAGAAGCAAGTGAATTAATGGATCGCTTAGAAAAAGTTGCAGCAGGATTAAAAATCCCAAGCCCATCAGGAATGAAAGATGCTGCTATGGGATTCAAGAATGACCTTGCAGGCAAAACAACTCGTACAGCGAAAACACAAGCGCAAAACCAATTAAAAGCGGTTGGTGCTGGTGCAGCAGGTGCAACTGCAATTGGTGCAGGAATCAAAGCATTATCTAACAAAGATTCTAACAAAGGCGAAACGCAAGAAAAACAAGCTTCTACACAAGCAGTAATGAATGGCTTATACAAAGAAGCTGCTCATGAAATTTTAAATCAACCAATGGAAAAAGTTGCGAAATATAACGACCCGATGAATCGAATTCGTTTTGACCGTTAATCGCTAATCTCATGTATACTAGACCTAGAGACTATTCTCTAGGTCTATATTTTTTCGGGAAGGAGATTAATGAGCGAAATGATTATTAAATATAACAAACTAGAACCTAGTGTGAGAGATTCGATTCGGACTATAGATAACCGCGCTCACATTGGATATGTTAGATATCTACTAATGCGAAGAATTCCTTTCGGAGACATTCCAGCAGAATTAATGCGATTAGGATTGTCCTCCGTTCCTAAAGAGGATTTGAAATTATATTTTGAAAAAGTGTTGTATCCAGTTTTAACGGAATGCAAACTCGGAAAATACTACAAACCATACTTACGAGGTGTTACAACTGGAAGATTAAGTGTAGAAAGTACATTTGAATCTTCTGAAGTTGATAGACAGTCTTTCTGCTTGTGTTTGAAACATATGGAAATCGACTATTTCTTCTCTAAGGAAGTTATAGCGTTTTATGGTTCTGCTAGCAAAGTTCCAACAGATGATCTAGGGGAACGAATTATCACAACAGAGAAAATGCCTGAATGGACAGACCTACTGACTCATTCAAAGCGACATATCATTGATGGTATGTTAGTGGATGGTAAGTCTCCTAAGAGTGTGTCAGAACACCTAGATATAGCTTATGACATTCAGTTGCCAGCTAATCATGTTTCTTACTATGCGAAAGCATTCTTTAAAACAAAGCGACGTGATTTAGAAAGAACGATAGATGAATTAGAAACAGAAAAGAGTCATCTAGAATCTACATTAGAACAAATTCGTAACACTTCTGAAACTGAATTATCTATAGGTGAGCGAACGCATGCGATTACAATCACGAAGAGTCAAATTCAAGAATTAGACTTACAAATCAAACGATTAACAAGTCATTATTCTAATGCCGCATACAATGAAGGTATTTTAGAATTCGCTCAAATGAGGGAAATCTTCGCTGACGTTATGATCCGTACTCACAGACGATACCAACGCATGGATGAACGAACAGAAGATGATGTAATTCAACCACTAAATCAGCTTGTTGGTATGTTAGATAAATCGAGTAAACGAATCATGGAACTTGATGAAGTCGTACGCGAAACATCTAAGAAAAGCGTTGTGGATGAAATGCTTGAGGTTGTTATGCCAAGTCTTGAACGTCTTGAAGAAGAAGAGAAAGAAGCGAGAGGCGAATATCAAGAAGTTCTTGGTGGAAATGTGGATCAAAATGAAATCATGGGTATCGATGAATAGGAGTGAAGTTTATGGCAAATTTAAGTGATTTAAACATAACTCCTTGGGTATTCTCTGAAGCGATGTATCAATTGGAAGGTCGTCCTTTCCGATTCACTCAAGGACGTAACTATCTAAAGCCTATTCATAATGCGTCTTTAGAAAAAGTATTACTTATGACAGGGCGGCAGGTAGAGAAATCGACAACCGTTTCCGTCAAAATCGGTAACAACGTATTGTTACGTAACTTCTCACGCTCCTTGTATGTAGCTCCTATGAACGAACAGGTAAAAACATTCAGTCGTGGTCGTTTGGATAAGTTGTTCCGTTACAGTCAAAAGGATTTAGTTCGTAAACGTTATATGTCTGCTGAGTTATCGAACCAAGTATTCCATAAGGAATTTAAAAACGGTTCAGAGATATATTTACGTAACTGTTATGAAGAGGCCGATAACATCCGTGGTCTTTCCATTGATGATATCTTTATCGATGAGGTGCAGGACATTCTTGTAGAAGCCCTTCCGGTTATTATGGAGACACAAACACGTTCTAAGAATAAACATTTATTCTTAACGGGTACTCCTAAAACATTTAGTAACACGATTCAGCAACAGTGGGATATTTCCTCTCAAGCTGACTGGGTAATCGTTTGTCCTGCTTGTCGTAAACACCAGATATTAGGTGTAGAAAGTGTAACGAAAACAGCGTTTGTTTGTCGTAATCCACGTTGCGGAAGAGTGTTACCTGATATCGTACGTGCTATGGGTAGATGGGAACACCGTAAACCTAATGCAGCTATGAAAGGTTTCCGTATCACACAAATGATGATTCCTGATATTGATGTCGGTTCTATTTATGATAAGATACAAACCTATCCGATCAACCGACTGTACAATGAGGTATTAGGTCGTTCTTACGAGAAAGCGGACAAACCGTTTTCGGAAGCGTTACTGGAACAAATCACGAATAGAGAAAAGAAGACGTATGCTAGTTTAGCAGGTATGCAATCTGAGTTCGCCAACGTTCCTGTATTCATGGGAGTTGACTGGGGTGAAGGTGAAAAGTCAGGTCAACAAGGAACTGGGTATACAGTAATTATGATAGGTGCTTACAACCAACAAGGTAAGTTACAAGTCTTATTTTCTAAACGTTTTGAACGTGGTGACGAGTTAGATCCTGATTACCAAATCAGCTACATTATGTCTATGGTAAATGCATTCAACGTAAACTTAGTAGTCTGTGACTATGGTGCAGGTCAAAAAGAAAACATGCGTCTTCGTAAAGCGTTAGGGAACCGAATTGTTCAGTGTCAATACATCGGAAGACAACGTGAAATGATTGCTTACGAAAAGGATTTATTTAAATATAAAATTCCTCGTTCTCGTTGGATGACTGAGTTTATCGAATTCTGCTCAGCTCACTTACTTGAGTTTGCTGGTGACGGTAACGAAAACGAAAAGTGGATTCGCGATAACTTCTTAGGTGTTTACTCTGAATACCGCGCAACAAAGAATGGTTTATCAGAAGAGTTATTCTATGGACATCCTTCAAGTTCTCCTGATGATGCTGTTCATGCTTGTATTTACATGTGGTTTGCATCTAAGATATTTGATACAACTAACTTTAGCGCTAGCAATGCAAATCGTCCTGGTTCTATATTTAGAGGAACATATGGTGCGTAAGCGTGGTAAAATAAAATCAAAAAGGAGGTTTTTACTTTGATTCCAAAAAGAACAAAGGATACAGACATTACGAATGAAATCACAAAAGGGCAAGAGTTTCGTAGACGTTTGTTAAAACTTGTTGAAGAAGTAACAAATCGTTTTATGGATGGGGAAAGTTTATCTGATGCTATTGCTGATGTAGCAAAGCGTGAGAAGTACACACAAATCCAAATCCAACGACTAGTAGAAGAGTCGAACACAATTGCTTACAACAAAAAGTACGCTACTGTTAAAGGTGGTAAAGATCGTCGTTTAACTTACGAAATCGCTAGTTTAGAGGATGTTCTAAATACGATGGGTTCTGATGCGCCTCCTAAAGTAGATAACCCAAACTTCGTAACTGGTAAAGTAGGCGAAGGGGAAATTAAGAAAGAGGCGAGCACAAGAATGATACACAATCCGTATTCTAATTTAGAAGCAGGTCGTCAACGTATGATGGAAAAACGTGCTGCACAAGAGAGTTTCGCAAAAGAAAAAGAACAAAAACGTTTAGCGATTACGATGAAGAGTGATATCTTCAAACTCGCAAATTGCTTAGTACGCACAGAGCAAATGAATAAGAATGCAAACACGATTTATAACACAATCTTATCTGATATTGATCTTCATGATGATGTGAAGGAATTAATCGAGAAAAGAAGTTATGACATTTCTACCCAACTAACAGAAACAGGGCGCGCTCGAAGTGGTTTTGTGGTATCCTTGAAAGAGGATTGCATGCAAAAAATTGCTAGTAACGTTCTTGGTGAACAAAGCTTGTTGAATCAAAAGTCAAACAAGAAAGAAACACCTAAAGTTTCTCCAGTTGGTGGTATTTCAGATTACGAACAACTACTTAGTCTGGCGAAGAAGATTCAACAACAACAAGAACAATCTATGAAATTAAATGCGTAGGAAAGTGAGGGATATGCATGTTGAAAGGAAATGCATTTTATGAGCAATTAAATAAAATTGCGAATGAAGGGCTTGATGAAACGCAGGAAGAAATGAATCCTGATCCATCTCCTGTCATTACTTCTGAAGAAGTAGACGCAGCGAAAGCTGAAGAAGTAGCTGCACAAGAAGCTGAACAAGCAGGCGTTCAACCTGAAGAAGAAGCAGCGGTTGCACAAGCTGTACAAGAAGAAGCAAATCAAGCGGCTGCTCAAGTATCAGCGGAAGCACAAGAACAAGCGGCAATTCAATCAGCAGCAGAAAACATTGTTGCTCAAGAATCTACTCCAGCTGTTCCTGCTGAACCAGTAATAGGAGTTCCGGTAGATTCTACACAAGTGGTAGCTGAACAACCTGTTGCTCCAACGGAAGCTGTTCCTGTAGCGGCTGAACCTGTTGCTCCAGCAATTCCGAGTGACGTTCCACCAGAGATTGCACAGCAATTACCTGAGTATGGTGCACTTGCTAAATTAACAGAACTAGCTTCATCTAATGAAGTTCCACCAAGCGTACAACAAGAAGCTACTGAACGTTTAGTTATGGCTATGACGGACTTCGAAAATTATGTAGAGGTTATTGAAAAAACTTCTAATGAGTTATTCACACAAGAGGCTAACCTAGCTGATTTAAATTCTCCAGCGGGTATTCAATTCGTTGTAGAAAAACTTTCTTCATTTGTTGATTCTTATGAAATTGAGAAAACAGCTGATGACACTGGCGAAAGTTTCTCTGGTAAAGTTGTGAAGTCAGTTTCTAACTTTGTTGACTCTATGAAAAATTTAGGTGCAATTAAAACAGAATTAGAAAAAGCACAATCAACGTTCAATACTGTTACTCAAGAAGCGGATCAACTTGTAAGGAATACAGTTGGTAATCCAGGGGAAGTTAAAGATCTTATAGCAAAACAAACCGCGGCTTCTGAATTGGTTAATGAACTTCAAGATAAAAAACGTTTGGGCCAAGCAGGAGTTATCGGCGGTCTAGCTTTAGCGGGCGCTGGTGCTTATGCAGGTGGTAAAAAAATCTATGATACGCTTCAAAATCGTCAAGAACAGTTGAATGAAGAAATGCCTAGTGATACACTAGAGGCAGGAAATCAAAATAAAATTACTGGAGGTACGGAAAGAATGGCTAATACAAAATCATTAGTAAAAGACTTTTTAAAGGTTGCAGGTGCAGCAGGATTAATTTCAATCGCAAATAACGAAGAGGCGGCTATCGAACTTCGTAAAGAAGCTTCAGATCGTTTCGATGCAATTGCAAACATGGGACGTTCTGAAATGGACGCAAACTTAGTTAAAGTTGCTCAAGAAATCTACTCAGAAGATGAGTTAACTGCAATTGTTTCTGGTCAACATACTGGACTATTACTAGATAAAGTTGCTCATGTTTTAGCTTTCAATGAAATGTCTGCTTCTGAATTAGAAAAAGTTGCAGATGCAGGTAGCGTTGCGGCGAAAGGTGTTGCGGGTGCATTAACTGATGCAGCTTCTAACATCCAAGCTACAATCAAAGAAGACAAAAAATCTACTGAAGCTGAAGGTCGCGAATATGTAGGTGACACTGACAAGTCTGGTAAAGTAGGCGGTCAATTAGTTGGTGGTACGGAAGGTTATGCAGTAATCAATAACCCTGGTAAATACAACGTTGACAAAACTGCTTCTGAAATCGTAGAAGAAGCTGTAATGATGAAACAAGCTGCTGTTAAAACTTTCAATGAAGCTCAAGCGGTTATCGACCAATATACTAAATAATAAGCATTGCAAAACAAAAAGAGTAGGCATCGTTGTGATGTCTACTCTTTTTTCTATAGGAGTGAAGAAGAATGTTTAATTTAATTGAAACGATGTACAAACAAGCTCAATTAGATATCCAAACTGGAAATCAACAAAAAGTTTATCCAGCTAAGCAACAATCTACACAACCTAACGCTTTTGTGAAGAAAATGAATTATACTAATAAAGGAAAGGTTAAACCGATTAAAACAGGGGAATTGAAATTAAATTCTCCTTACAACGAAAGGTGAGGTGTTCGATATGAATGAAGATAAAAAACGTTCGAAAGAAGATGAAATGTCTTTTAGTGACTCGTGGAAAAGAACATCTGTTGAAATGGCGATAGGTGGAGCAATCATAGCTGGGGCTGCTGATACAATTATCAAAGGTAACCCAACCGCTTTTGTCAACGGTGGTAAGGATGCAATCAAAGCAATCGGCGGAGGATTAAATCGATACATCGGAAAAAAAGGAACTCCAGGTCAGAAGTTCATGAAGAACGTAGGGATGAAGACTGTTAAAAATCTTCGTAACGAAGCTGATACAATGGAAAGAACTTTAGATGATTTTGCGAAGAGTGAATTCGGTACGATCAGTAAGAAATACCAATCTACACTCGATAACCCTGTTATTAAGAAGCGTGTCGAGGATGAAGCGGTTCGTAATTTAAGAAGTAGAGGCATTGAAGTTCCTACGCAAGATCAACTCGATATCGAAATGGAACGAGTTAGAACAAAGCGTTCTGAAAGTACGTCCAATAAGAATAAAGAGAAAAAAACTGGTCGTTTCGAAGCGGCTAAAGCTAATTTTTCTGCTTCAGCTATAACAGGGCTAGGACTAGGTGCTGGCGTAACGGCCTTCCATTCTTTAGAACGTGCATTGAATCCAAACGAGCGTAACAAAAGTAAAGAGACAAGCTACGAAATTGCAGGAAGTTTTCTAGGGAAAGGGAATGGCAATATGAAAAAGACCGCTGGTGTTCGAGAAGTATACGATGGTTTAGCAGGAGTTGCAGGTAATGCACCGAAAGCTGTTGCTACAGGTCTAGGGTATACAGGTGTATCTTTAGGGACTGCTAAGTTACTGAATGACCAACAAAAGAAGAAAGAAGAGAAAGTTGAGCCTGCTAAAAATAATTCTCGTATTATTATCGAATTAGGCCATGAAGCACAAGATGATAATGCTTCACACGCTACAAGAAATACAAGTCTAAGCATGCTTCCGAAATACAAAGACCTACAAAAGACTGCTGGTGCGGGTTCATTCCTAAAGAACCTCGGCGGACGAGGTGGCGAGGTTACGAATTTAGAAAGACGTATCAGTGGTCAAACTGTAAACTATCGTGATGAAGCTGCTAACAGTTTAAAAGGTAAAAACATTAATGAAATGGCAGATAAAAAGTATGGGAACTTAATCCATAAAAGTCAAAACGATATGCCGTATCATGGTGGTCAAGACTTCTTTAAACGAGAATTACTAGATAGCGAAGCAAATCTATTAAAACGTAATGACCAAGCGAAATTAGAGCAAATCAAAGACGAGGTAGCTACTGCTAGAATGAAGGGTATTGGTAGTCTAGCAGGTTTAGGTACAACAGGCACGTTAATTGGCTCAATGGGAAAGGATGATAAGAAGGATGCATGAACAAATCGAACAAGCAATGATGTCTAAAAAGTTAATCACAATGACTTACGTTGATGCGAAGGGTAAAATTTCTGTACGAACAGTAGAACCTTACGAAATTAAAGATGGTAAGTTATTCGCTTATTGCCGCACACGTAATGCAATTCGTGGTTTTAGTTTATCGAATATCACAGCAGTGAAACAAACAGATATGGATTATGCCCCTCGTTATCCTGTTCAAATCGAAGGAGTGATTATTCATGGAGGACAAGTTGAAAACCATACAAAAGGCGGCAAAAAACAATAAGGTTCTTCGTATTCAATATACTGACCGTAAAGATGATGACAGTATACGAAACGTAGAGCCTTATGAAATCCGTGGTGATCACTTATTTGCGTATTGTAGAAAACGAAAAGGAATTCGTAGGTTCGATATGAATAAAATGAATTCTGTGAAAGAGACGCAATACACGTATATGCCTAAGTATCCAGTGAAGATTAATGAAGAAATGAAGAAGACAGCTTCAACTAAATATGACTATATGATAGGCAATCAATGTTTCGGTGATTATGAGTCCGCTATGGTCGAATAACAAAAAGGCGCGATAGAGTGCCTTTTTGTTATTTCTTCTGCTAAAATGGAAACAGAACAAAATATAAATAAAGCAGGTGAACGGTTTGATAACAATTGATAAATTTATTTCCAAAGAAGGAAGTCGTGTATTTGCAGAATTAACGGATAAGGTTGCGTTCCAAGTGAACATTGATCCCGCGAGTGTAACGGGTGCTATTGCAGGTAGTTATGCAGCAACTCGTCATTATCAAAATAAGATGAATGATTTACAAGAACAACAGAAACCTAGCATAGAAGACGGTTCTTACCAACAAGTGCAAAACTTAATGTCTAATCTAAAAATCGTCTTCACGCCTATCAATGTTATTTTCAGTGTGAATGGTCAGGTTTTTGAAATCATCAAAGTGAATGAGATGTCTCCTTCAATGAGAGAAGCATTTGTTCAAAAGGACGGAGAATACTTCAAAAAACTACTTATGAACAAAATTAACATGGAATTACAGATGGCTGAACAAGTATTCGCTCAACGCTTACTGAAAGCAAATGGAGCGCAACAGATGAAGGAAGCAAGTTATGTAACACATCAATCTGAATTGTTAGGAATAGAGAAAGAAGTGTTCGAAAAAATTGCTTCTGACACAACTGAACGATTAAGTGGTATCTCAGGTATTCCGTTACCTATCGATTTCGAATCTATTCGTCCTTTACACAAACACGCTTCCGTAATGGAAGAAATTGAAAAGGTAGCTGGAATTTTTGATTACTTTAAACGTGATCCACATGAAGCGTTAGATTTAGGTGACCTGAAGGCAAACGTTAAAATCGGATTCCTTCCTGATAGAGTTATTTTCTTATATCAAGGACAGTTACTTGAGCAGATGTCTGTCATGGAAATGGATGAGACTGCATACAACGCTTTCCAAGAAAAAAATAAAGAGTTCTTCTTCAACGTATTTAATGAAAAAGCGAAAGACACTTCGGACTTAACACAAGCGCTATACAACAAAGACCAATCCGAAAAGACTGCTGCAACACTAGAAGAAGTCGTGGAAGAGTTAACGGAAGAACTTCCTGACAAAGCAGGTATCGATATTTTTAAAGATGGAAACGTACATCCTTTAGTGTATGATCGTGTTCTTTCTAACAAATACGGTAAGAATTGGATTGATTACGAACTAGAAGCTATCGTTAAACAGATAGAAGTTGATTTTAAATTAAAAGAAGGTTTATCCGGAATGGTCCTAAATAAAATCGCTATGATGCATACGATGGGTAGTTCGAACACTGGATTATTTGATTCATCGTTTACATTTGAAAAATTCGTTCGTGTTGTGAATAATAAAGATATATTCTTTGATGAATTCCAAGGTAACATTACCTTCGATGAGATTATGTTTGCATTAGAAATTGCACAAGCGTACGAAAGTGAAGATGTGTATTTAACATTCCCGATTACAATTGCCGAATACATTGCAGAAGAGTTATATCAAGATGATGTTCGCTTTGTATCTGATCAACTGTATAATGAAGCTAACGAAGGAGAAAGAGAATTCTTCAAAACAGTAAATGGGTACCTAATGCGTAAGTGGAAAGACTTAGATGCTAAGAACATTTACGATGAAGGTGAAATCTCATTACACCATAGATTCACAGAAAGCATTGTATCTTGTTCGGAGAAAGTATTAACTGGGTTCGCTGAACAAATTTACAACGGCAAGGATATCTCTTCAAATATTAGATCGATATTAATCAATGAGCACATTGTAGATAGCGCTCCTGACGGAAAACGAGACATCGTGTTAAACGTAGCATCAGAAACAGTAAGACGTCATTTCATGACTGGTATGTTCCTGGAGTTAAAACGTGATGATTTCGAAGCATCTATGATTGCTCTTGAAGCAAAAGATGAGGCTGGTGAATAAGAATGACGCAAAGCGATAAAGATGTAGCAGCTCGACTGCGGAAAGAAATGAATAAATTAGCCGATAACCTAATGGGTAGAGAGGACGGTATGGTAAAGGTTGCTCATCCAAGTTCTGAGATGAGTAACACTTCTTACCGCGCATATCGTTCCTCATTCTTAACATTAAGTGATTTTCAAATCCCTGATGATTATCGTGATATCTTCAGATGGTGTCGTTACTTCTTTAAATTTGATTCTCTAGTAGGTCCTGCTGTAAGGGCACTAGCGACGTTCCCTATTACTGATTGGGTATTGAATGACTCAGAAGAAGCGGAAGATTCAGAAGAACTGGAGATGGACGAACGAAGTGATTTGTTTGAGTTCTACGATCAGCAATTAGATGATTTAAAACTGCACAAGCATTTAATCGAAATCGGCTATGACTACTATCTATATGGTAACTGTATTATCTTTGCTGAACCAGGTGTTAAGACAGTCGATTACCGAGACGACGATTCAGGTGAGATTAAGCAACGACAAGAGTTAGTTTGGAAAAACGTTGAACGTTTAGATGTAACTCGTGTTCGTATCGATAAAGATCCTAAAACGAAAGAAAAGATTTATTATTATGATGTTCCACCTGAACTAAAAGCAATCATTCAAAAGAAGAGTCCGAAAGAGAAATACGACAAAATCCCGAACGTATTCAAGAAAGCAGTGGAGAAAAAAGGATTGGTAAAATTAAATTCTAAGTACATTTACCACTTAGCAATGCCTTCTGAATCAGGAGACTCTGGTTTATGGGCTACTCCACCTACGCTACACGCTTTGAAATTGATTTTATACACAAATGTATTACGACAAGCGCAAGAGGCAATAGCGTACGAACACATCGTTCCTAGACGTATTTACTTCTTTAACGAAACAAAGAACTTTGCACCAGAGTTTAATTTCTCTCAAATCGCAGACGACTTTGCATTCGAATTACAGAAACAATTAAATGACCCGAACTACCAAGTAATCTCACCAATTCCGATTCAACAGATTCAACATGGTGGTCAAGGTCGTACATTACTCTTAGTGCCCGAGATTGAACAGTTACAAAATACAATCTTAGCAGCGATGGGTGTTCCGAGAGAATTCGTATTCGGCGGTGTATCATATAGTGGATCTACAACGTCACTTCGTATCTTAGAGAATAACTTTATGACGTATCGAAACTTACTGTTAGATTACATCAATGAGTTCTTAATTAAAGGACTAGCGAAGTTACGTGGTGATTGGGAAGCTCTAGGTGATGATAAGAAGTTACCTTACATCGAATTCACAGAATTAAAGATGCAAGATGATATCCAACAAAAGCAATTAATGATTCAGTTAAATGCGCAAGGTAAATTACCTGATGAAGTTCTATACGAAAAAGTATTCGGCCTAGAAGCTAAGAATGTTAAGAAGATGCTTCTAAACGAACAGATAGAGCAACTGGAGAATCAATACGAATTACAAGCTAAACAACAGGAATTACAAGAAAAGTTCGGCCCACCGCCTGAACAAATGGGTGGAGATCCAGCGATGCAAGGTGCTCCAGAAGGTGCGCCGATGCAACAAGGTGAACAACCACCAGAAGGTGGAGAACCACAACAACAAGAAGGACAGGGGCAAGAACAAGAGCAAGGTCATGGAGGACAACAAGGAGTTAGTGATGTAGAAGCGTTTAAGATTGCACAACAACTTGCAAATGCTACTCCAGAAGAACAAGGTGCAATCGTTCGTAAATTAGGCCCTGATATGTCTAGACGAGTGATGATGTATATACAACAAATTTCGGAGCAAGAAAAAGCGGAGAATGGTGACGGAGTGGATATGTCTCCTTACCCGGAGAAACTTCCACCTAGAAGACAAGGAGGAGTTTGATAATGTTTCGAGTCTATGATTTATCTATCAACCAGGAGGTCGTTGAGCAATTGCTTAACGACCCTTATGTTTCTTTGATATCTTTAAATGTTGCTTGTTCAGAAAGCGGATATACAACTGTATCTGTAAGGTATACTCGTGTTAAAGAAAAGTTAGAACGGAAAAGACGTCGCAAACTAGAACGCCTTATTATATTCGATGGTTCGAATCCGAGGTTAGATGAATTACTCGAAGACCCTAGTATAAGCGTGATTAACAAAAACGACTTTTTCAGTGAAAATGGTGTTATAATCGTGTTAGATTATGAATTTTAAACAACGAAGGGAGAGAAATAGATGGCTGTTTTTGACCAAACGCAATCTACCCAAAAGGTACATGATAAAGTAATTCAAATTTTTAAAGATCGTTTCCCTTATGAAGCTAACGGGTACACAGTTGATGTAAAAGACATTAACTTTGAAATGCCTGACGTTGGTTTAGAGGCACAAGAAAATGCTTTTGCGAATAATGAAACGGTAGAAGAAATCATTCGAGGTACATTAACTGTTGAAAAAGGGACAGATAAGAAAGAGTTCAAGAATATCGTATTCTCTCGTGTTCCTGCTGTAACAGATCGTGGGACTTATATCTTGAATGGTAATGAGAATGTTTTCTTAAACCAAATGAAATTACGTCCTGGTATTTTTGTTCATCGTACAGAGCAGGACAAGGAGACGGGCGCAACATTAAAATCAGAAGTCAGATTCGGTAAACGTCGTGCAGTTATTACTTTCGATACAAAGAAAGCATCTTTAAAGATTGATGGATTAAAGATGGGGCACTGGGGCGATACGAAAACAGTTGATGTCCTTTCGTTACTTAGTGCGATAGGTGCATCGGACGCTGAGATTAAAGCTGCTGTTCGCGATGATGGTATTTTTGATTCTTTAAAACGTCACCAAAAAGCTCAGTCACCTAAAGGGCTTTTATCTGCATTAGGCGGAGAAGTTGTAGAAACTGATGATGAAGCTAAAAACGAAATCAAAACGTACTTAGAAAGAGATGTAACGTTTGATAAACGTGCGAAGCAAGTTTCCGAACAAGTCATTGGCAAAGGTTTCGATTCTTTTAATAAAGATGCGATTCTAGCTACTATCACTCAAATGTTCAAAGAGTATAAACGACCTAACTCTACTCCAAGTGTAGATGATATTCGATTCAAACAAGTCGATAGCGGAGAAGATATGATTACTATCGGTGTGGAAAACGGAATCGATGCATGGACAAACCGTATAAAACGCTCATTGAAAAATGGTAACTTTAAATTTGGGGATATCGCTACTCACATTAAACCGAAGGATGAAATCTATAAAGGCACAAGCCAAATGTACAACAGTAACTTATGTCAATTCGTAGATTCTCCGAACCCATTAGACTTACAGCAAAAGAAACAACAGCTTACTCTATTAGGTTTAGATGGTTTAACAAAACGTACAGCGAAAGACCAAAACCGTGAACTACAAGACACTGGATTCGCAAAGATTGACCCTGTAGAAACTCCGCAGAGTTTATCAATGGGATTAATTCAGCATCTTGCTCGCGACGCGGAAATCAAAGATGGTAAAATCTTCTCTAAATTCTACCGAGTAAATAATGGTGTTGTAGATACTTCTAAAACAGTAGATGATATCGACCCGTTAGATGAATTCGAGGAATACATTGCATTCAATAATCCTGAATACGTTGAGAAGAAAGATGGTACTACTTCTATTACGAAGAACGAAGTTCGTGTTCGTCATAAAGGTAAATTTGAAACTGTAAGCAAAGACAAAGTTACATTGATGGATAAGAGTCCTACTTCTCACTTAGGGTACGCAACGAACTTAATTCCGTTTGGTGCGCATAATGATGGTGCTCGTATGCTGATGGGTGGTTCGATGCAACGACAAGCCCTTCCGCTTGAAGATCCAGATGTTCCGTTAGTACAAAGTGTGTCTGGCGATAAAACGATTGAAGAAGAAATCGCGGATAATTCATCTCACTTACTACGTTCTCCTGTTTCTGGTGAAGTTACTCAAATTGGTGATGATTTCATTAAGATCAAGGAAGACGATGGCCATGAAACGAAAGTAAAAAAACTCAACTACTTCTCTACTGGTAAAGCAGGTGGTTACATCAATCACAAACCTGTCGTAAATGTGGGAGATAAAGTTGGTGTAAATGATTTACTAGCTGATGGATGGCAATCTAAAAAGGGTAGCCTAGCGTTAGGTAAAAACACTTTAGTTGCTTACATGCCGTATGAAGGTTACAACTTCGAGGATGGTGTGGTTGTATCTGAATCGTTTGCGAATAAGATGGTTTCTGAAGAAGTAAAACTAATCGAATTCGAAACAGATGAAAATGTAATCACAGGTAAAGTTGCTCGTGAAAAACTTCAAGAATTAGGTGTGAGTAGAGGCATCCTGGATAAACTTGATGAAAACGGGATTGTAAAACGTACAGAAAAGATATCTGCTGGTGATGTTTTAATTGCCGCGGTAAAAGAGAAGCCACAAGCAGGTAATGATGCAGAAGGTTTAGTAGCGAAGTTCCTAGAAATGTCTATGGTTGATACAGCAACGACTAGATATTCTGACCGAAGTAAACGAGCTGCAGGTTACCAAAAAGGTAAAATCATCGACGTGAAAGTACTTCCTCAAGGAGACGGTAAAACGAAATACGTCATTAAATTACTTTCGTTCAAACCTATGGGTGAGGGTGATAAGCTTTCCGGTAGACATGGTAACAAAGGTACGATTACTAAGATATTACCTGATAGCGAAATGCCTCATACAGAGGACGGGAAGCCTGTAGAATTAATCTTCTCTCCACTAGCTGTTCCGAGTCGTAAGAACTTAGGTCAGTTGCTAGAGGTTAACGCTGGTGCGGTGGCAACGAAGAAAGGTCTACCATCTTACAAAGTGAATAACTTTGATAAGAAAGAGAAAGATCGTCTATTAAAAGAAATGGAAGACTTAGGTATGGCGGATGGTAAGCAAACCTTAATCAATCCTTCTACTGGAAAACCTTTCGAGAATAAAGTAACTGTCGGCCCGATGTACATCATGAAATTAAAACATAAGGTTGAGGGTAAAATCACAAGCCGTAGTACGTGGCAAGATGATAAAATGACCCACCAACCTAAGAAAGTGTCAGGAAGCATTGACGGGGAACGTCGTAACCCTCAGAGTATCGGTGCGATGGAGTTTTGGTCATTAACTTCTGCTGGTGCGGTTCATAACATTCATGAGATGAACACATTGAAGAGTGATGGCGCAGGTGACTATAAAGGTCGTATGCAAATTTACAACGCTATCCGAAACGGCGAAAAGATTAAAGAACCAGTAACGCCTGAAACGATGAAAATCTTCAGCGACAAATTATACGGTATTGGTATTCGAATGGTACCACTTAAAGATGGTGACCCAACAGATTTAGAACACCAATTCAATTCTTTAATGTTGAAACCTATCGGTAGTGGAGCAAAAGAAGCTGATGGCATGGGTGTTGTGAATAGCCCGAAAACATTATCTGCTAAGAAGAAGAAGTTTGAAAAAGGCGGATTGTATGATGAAGACGTCTTCGGAGCAGATGGAGATCAGTGGGGTAAAATCCAACTGAAACAACCTGTTCCAAATCCAATGTATATGACAGACGGACAAGGACCTCCTGTTTATGCAGCAATGTTAGCATCTAAAGGTATTTCAAACAAAGATATCAGAAACGTCATTAACAACGGTCACTTCATTATTACGAATCCAGGTGATTCTGAATTAAGTAAGTATGAAGTTATTAGCAGTAATGATTACGAAAGACTTCTTTATATCGACAAAAAGCATGTTGTAGGGGAAACAGGTGCTACAGCGTTAAATGAATTACTGAAAGATGTGGATTTAAAGAAAGAGTTTACTTTCGCTGAAGATAAGTTGAAAAACGCTAAGAGACTTCAAGATCGTTCGAAAGCACAACGTGATTATGAAATCATAGCTGCAGCTCTTGATAACAATATGAAACCGCAGGATTATCTGTTAGATTTCATTCCTGTACTTCCTGTTAAATATCGTGAGCCAGTGAAGAGTCCTGACGGTATGTCTATGACAGATGACGGTATCACAAAGTTATACCAACGTTATCTGAACTCTAAAACACAAGCTGATAAATCTTTAGACCAATTACAACAAGCTGGAGCAGATATGAGTTTCTTACCTCCTGAGTACCAATCAGCTATCGATAGAAACACAGCTACATCGTTAACTCAAATTTTCGGTACAACTTCTAAGCCTTACGTAGATCCTGTTCGTAAACAAGAGTTCAATGGTATTCTTCATACACTGAAGAGTAAGCATGGTTTCATTCGTGGTAAGATGCAAAGTAAAACGCAAGATTACTCAGGTCGCTCAGTAATCATCGTTGATCCAGAACTAGGAATGGACGAGGTAACAATTCCTGAAGATATGGCAGCAGAAATGTTCAAACCTCAATTGATTGGTAAACTGATGAATGATGGATTAGATTCTTCCCAAGCGAAGACAGCTATCAAAACTCGTAATGACAGTTACCAAGGCGCTCTTAAACGCATTATCAACGAAAAGCCGCCTGTTATCTTGAACCGTCAGCCATCATTACACCGTCACTCGTTACAAGCATTTATCCCTAAGATTCGTTGGAATGAAGATGGGGCATCATCAAGAGCAATCGGATTAAACCCAATGGTTACATCTGGTTTCAACGCCGATTTCGATGGTGATACAATGGCTGTTTATGTACCGATAACAGAGAAGGCAAAACAAGAAGCGAAAGAGAAACTTCTTCCTTCTAAGAATCTATTGAACCCAACGAACAATAGATTGATTATGGAATTGAAACACGAAATGCAGTTAGGTATCTACTACATGACTCGTGATAAAATTCCGTCAGGTAGCCCTAAGAAATTCAAGAATTACGCTGATTTACAAAAAGCTTATGAAAAAGGCGATGTAACAACGTATGATGCAGTACAAATGCAAGTTATGAACAAAGGGATAGTAACTGCTACAGCAGGTAAACATTTGTTTAACTTATGTCTTCCTGTCGGATACCAAAACTACAAAGAAAATGAGAACTTGAACGAAGAGAAGTTAACAGCACTGTTAGATAAGATGATTAAAGATCCGAAAGTCGGACCTATGAAAACATCATTAACAATGAATAAACTTCAAAAGTTAAGTTTCAAAGCTTCTACGATTTCATCTATCAGTATTGGTGTAAAAGACTTTGACCCTGTATCGAAAGTTGATAAAGGTAAATTGTTCGAAGAAGCTGCAACGAACCAAGACGTGTTGGACAAAACGGAAAAGGCGGTTGCGAACTTCATTGATCGCCGAGAAGCGTTTGAACAAGCGAAAACAGACTTTGTTCAAGACACAATTAAGAATGAAGTGAAAAACCTGTTTGATGCTGATAACCCTGTTGAAATCATGCGCAACTCAGGTGCCCGTGGTAACGCAGGTCAGATTACTGCAATGGCAGGTATCGTCGGTGTAGGTAAGAAAGTTGGCGGAGAACGTACACGTTCGGTTAACTCTTCATTACTAGAAGGTTTATCTCCTGATGAGTTCTGGGATCAAGCAGACGATTCACGTAAAGGTATCTATGACCGTTCGGTTGCTACAGCAGAACCGGGTGCTCTAAGTAGACGTGTTTGGATGTCTAATAAACAAACAATCATTACGGAACACGATTGTGGTACAACACATGGTATCACTTTAAACATGAACTTAGATAGTGACAGACGAAACCTTCGTGGCCGTATGTTATTAAAAGCAGTTCAAATTAAAGATGAGCATGGAATGAGCACAATTCAACCGAGTAAGAAGCAACCATTAACAGAGGCACAAGCGGCTAAGATTGAAGTTTCGGCAACAAACAAAAGCATTGAAGTGCGTAGCCCGATGACTTGTGAATCTACCAAAGGTGTATGCCAAGTATGTTACGGTTCTAAGCCAGGTGCAATGCAAGCGGAACTTGTTCCAATTGGTGAAGCTGTAGGTTCTGTTGCGGGACAAGCGATTGGTGAGCCTTCTACACAGGCTATCATGAAAACATTCCACGTCGGTTCTAGCGGAAGCAACTTAGGTAATGCTTTCAAACAAATCGATCAGGTATTAAAAGTTCCTGAAACGATGGTTAACCAAGCAGTTATTGTTGAGAAAGATGGCGTTGTAAAAGATATTACGAAAGACCCACTGAAAGGTTGGGTTATTACAATCGACCGCAAGAAGTATCAACTAAATAACAAACCTAAAAACGAACAAATTAAAGTGGGTATGAAAGTACAAGCTGGGGAAGCATTAACGCAAGAATGGGGCGCTGATGGTGAACAAGTTACGTTCCGAAACCCTCGTGATGTAATTAAGTATCAAGGTGTCGATGCAGCAAAAGAATATATGTTAACTAGTATTAACAAAGCATTCGAAGCTGGGGGCATTAAAGGAACAGATAGACGTCACTATGAGGTAGCGGTATCGAACATGTTCAATACTGGTGTCGTTCGTGGTGGTGGAACATCTAAGATGAATCCAGGACAACAAGTTCCAATGAAAGCTGTTCAAGAATACAACAAAGGTAAGCGCGAGATCGTAACGGCTGCTCTTGATTATGGAAACAAAATCAATGTAGTTGGTTCTAAGTCTGCGGTTGAGTATACAGAAAAAGGTAGTCTGATTAACAAGAAGATTATCGTAAGAGAAAACGAAGTGATTACTGATGACATTTGGGAAAAGCTTCGTAAAGAGGGACGTAAGTTCATCAAAGTATACAAACAACGCGTAAATGCTGAACAAGGTATCCAAGGTATAGAAGCGCAACGATACAAATCAGATAACAACTGGTTTGATAGCACAGGTTCTTCTCATGCGTCGCAAGTCCTTGCTGAAGCTTCAGGACGTATGTTAGTTGATAAACTAGACAACCCATTATCTCGTCAAATGGCTGGATTACAGGGCAACTTTGGAACTGAGTTTGAGAAATTTAAGAATACCGTACAGAATAAGTATTCTGATTTCGTCTGACCCCTAGACGTAACAACTTGTTTTGAACTATAATGGTAGGAGAAACATCGACTTCTTAGGAGTCGTTCGCTTCTCCTACTTTTTATTTTCTTTGGATATAAATAGAAGCAGAGGGCTTTGTTTCTTCCTACAAGAAGGCTATAAAGCGCGGATACAATCGTTAGTTGAAGGGAACTGTCCAACTTGCTTTTGCAACATTATCCCCAAAGTAGATGGTGTTGCCTTTCTTGTAAATAAATGATGAGGATTTTGAATATGGATAACAAAATTATGTACTTAAAAGAATTTTCCGGTAAGGTAGAAAAAGCACTACAAAAAACCGATAATAATAATCTAAAAAACTTAACAGAAGATGACATTCGTGAATTTATTCCTATCTTTTGGGAAATGTTAGCGTATGTTTTATCTCAAGGTTACAAAGTTACTTTGTATGGCATCGGTAGTTTTTTCAGGAAGGCTGTTAAACGTGTAGGGTTTTCAACTCCGTCTAAGACGAATGAGAAACGTAAAAGCGAAAAGACAATGTTCCATCAGCGTATACGTGTTGAATTTTCTCCTGCCCTTCGTGAAAAGGCTGAAGTAGAAATATCTGAAACAGAGTATTTATACTTAAAAGCAAAAGATGACGAAAAGAAAAAGAAAAAATAAGCGCCCCGAAGGGCGCTTATTTTTATACAACAGCAACAAAGATAGAATTCAATGTATTTTCGAAATCCTCTTCTGGTAAAGCTTCTTTGAATATCATTTCATAAAACCCTAGCAATTGCAGTTGTAAGACATATAAATCATTTAACTTTCCTAAATGATTCTTATCGTTTTCTTTGCCAATAGCGAAAGATCTATCTAACATCTCTCCGCCTGCTTTTACTCGTTCTGCGATAAACTTCCACTCTTTGAAAAATCTTTTCATAATCTCTCTATCGAACTGTTGCGTTTGATGTGTGTGTAAAATAGCATTTACTTTCTGGATGGTTAAATCACGTTCTTCTGCTGAAATCTCTAGTTGATTGATAAGTGGTATAATTGTATTCATTATGATTTCTCCGATCTTATGTTTTTAATATATTTTAACACGCTCAAGTCCTACAGATTAGTGTATCATCTCCCTCCTTCTTCGTATATTATTTATTCGAACGTAGCTTCTGGTTTTTGTTCTGGTTCTACTTCTTCACTTCCTTCTTCTTCATCCAAGATAAGGTCGATGTGTTGTTGTTTTAACTTCATAAGGAAAACATCAAATTCATTGATATAGCGTAAAGAACTCATATCAGGTATTCTGTCGTAGTCAATTTTCCAACCTTCTTTATCGTAGTCCCATTGATGGATTTTAACGATGAAATTCATTTCCTCGTCATGGTCACATTCAAATATGATTGTAGCGTATTGAATAGAAGACCAACGTTCTTTATCTTCCTTCTTCACTTCGAATCTTACCCCTACATATTCATAAGTAGGTTCATCATCATAAACAACTTCAAGGCCATCTGTTTCTACATTCCCTTCTACATACTTCATCCATCTCTCGAATAGCTCAGACATTTTAATTCGCTTCATATCTTTTTCAGGAATCATTAATGTTTGGAAATTCTCTAGCATCTTCTTGTTATCTAATGTTGCGTGAGTCAGAACTTCTGTTAACACATCATCTAATTTCACAATATAACTTGAATAGTCATAGCTCTCTAAGTACGGAACTAATACTGATTTAATTTGCTTCTCAATCATTTTCGTTACATCGCCATACGAACCAAGTGCATGATCCAAAGCTTTATCGACTCCTTGTGTTAAACGCTCTTTAATTAAGTTTTCTACCGTTCCATCATTGAAGACTTGCGCTACCGTTTCTTGGATTCTTTCCTCTAAGTTTACTTGTTTTTGTTCTGTCATTGTCCTTGTCCTCCATCTCCTTGGTTTAATTTTTCTATTTGTTTTTCGATTGCTGTTAATTCTTCTAAATCTAGTGATTGTAAATACTTCGTTACTTTTTTACGAAGTTCTTTTGTTTTTTTCTTTCTATTCACTCCATCCCAATACTCTTCAGCAGTCAGGTAAGCTTGATAACTAATATCTATACCTGGCTTACTTAGAGTTTTTCTAATAAGACGCATTTCGTAATTACCGTTCTTTTCGCTAACATCAATATTTGTATCATCGATGTTAGTGATAACATATTCTCGTAAATTATCTGATACCTGAAACGTCCAACGCGCATGAATGTATAACGTTTGCCCAACTTCTAATTCAACTTTCTTCTCTTCGTCCACTATTACTCCTCCTAAATAGAAAAAGAACTGTACGTTAGCACAGTTCTTTTAAATAAGCTTCTACTCTTTCCCAATCACGAGTTGCTGATACATCGAAATCAAATGAATCAAAAATCACATTCTTATAATTCGATGTAGAAAGACGTCCATCTAGAACAGCTACAATGCCTCTGTCAGACGATGTACGATTCAATCGACCAAAACCCTGTTTGAGTGTGATAATCGCCTCAGGTAAAGCATAACGCCAGAATCCATGAGGTTTAGACGTTAAGTGGTCATTCACTGGGTCGCCTATCATCGGGAATGGAATTTTATCAATTAATACAGCTGATAAGTTTTGCCCTTGGATGTCTACTCCAGTAAAGAAACTCTTTGTAGCTGTAACGACTACATTCGGATTTTCTTTCATCCGTTTGATAATCTTTTGTTTCGGTAATTCTTGTTGACTGATAACTTCAATACCTTTACCTGCTAAAGCGTTTCGTAAGTAGTTCGTACCCGCCACTAAATTTCTGTTTGATGTAAACAGGCATAATGTTTTACCTCCTAATGTTTCACCTATCTTACTCATGTATCTAAATGCAGCTTCAGGATGGTCTTGTGATGGTCCGGCAGGGATATCACTTGGTAAATACCATAGCATGTTACTTGTTAAATCAAATGGTGATGTAACTGTTAATTCATCATAGTTCTCGGTAATCCCTAAATCCTTCTTAATATGTTCAAAGTTAGAACCTACCGTTAATGTAGCAGATAAAACAATAACTGGTGTGTTAGGTGGTGCTACCATAGATGTATTACCATATAAAGTTTTGTTATCTGCAAAGATATTTTCTGTAATACCTTTTGCTTTTGTTGGTTTAGAAACGAGTTCTATTTCTGTTTGCGATGATGACGTTTGGATCCACTGGATGATTTCATTCTCATCGTCACCTTCAACAAATTCTCCACTCACGAATGCTTCAAGCCACATTCTATGTTCTCCTAGTTGCTCGTAAACACTTTCTGTTGCCGTTTGAAGACGAACATCTGCATCGGAATACAAATGATGCCAAGATGCTCTCTCATCATCAGGCAAACCATATGCGATTAAGGAATGTAAGACTGACGATTCACCACGTTTCACTTCTTTTATGTGATGATTAATTACTTCTTCTATTAACGCTCTATCTTCCTTCGTCTCGATTACCCATGCATCACGACCTTGTGGTTGCTTTTGTTTAAATACATGCGATAGGTCAATCAACATATTATCGAGAGAGAATTTAATAGATGTGTAATCTAAATCTTCTAAAAGAGAATCAACATCCATTTGTGTATGATGCTGTTTTACTAACTGGCACGTTTTCGCATACGTATTCATAATGTTTTGGATAGAGTACTTATTATATCGTCTCTCTTGGAATGAACGAGCGATATGTGCAATCTCGTGACCTTCATCCATAATCACTGCACCAATTTCGTCAGGTAGTAATCCTGGTGTTTCTAGTGCATTGAAATAATAATGGTAGTTACAAACAATCAACTTAGACGCTGGAACCTTTGCTCTTTGTTTGTAATAGAAACACTTATCAAGCAAAGGGCATTGTTTACGTAGGCACTCGAAGTTATTCTGTACTGCGAACTGTCCCCAAGTGTATCCATCAGGAACTCTAGAAAGTTCTGACACATCGCCCGTTTGTGTAACCTTAACCCAATCCATAATTTCGCTTGTTAAGTCTAGATCTGCTTTTTTGTTTGCGTTACTTGCTTTGTACTCTACATACTTCAAAGGGCAAAGGTAATTACTTCTTCCTTTGATTAATGTAGGAGAAGCATCATACCCGAATAACTCCTGTAATAATGGGATGTCTTTGTAAAAGTATTGTTCTTGTAAGACGATGTTAGATGTAACAACCACTACTGGTTTACCTGTTTTCATAATATATTCGTATACCGGCACTAATGCTGCTAATGATTTACCTACACCAGTCGGCGCTTCTCCAAGAAGAGTTTGCTTTTCATGTAAACTCTCTTGAATCTTCTTTGATAACTCGACTTGTTGCGGCCTTACAGAATACCCATCGAACTTCTTCGATAAAATACCATCTTCTTTAAATGTTGCTTCCACAAGGTCCATAGTTGCTCTCATATCTTATTCTCCTTTAATAACGGTTGTGTATAAATAATAAAAGATTGCCAATGAATCAGATTCATCAAATGTCATGTTTGTAAAATCAAATATACCTTTATGATGCGTTGTGAAATACTCCCGAAGTCTACAGTAAATTTCCCACTTCGTATCTAGAGCCACCTCATTCCCTTCAGAACCATCTCTCGTTCTGTCGAATGCCTTTATATCCCTTCGTATCTTAGCGCGTACTGTGGACTCATCCCAGTCGTATAATGGCATATCCTGCGCTCCACAATAAAAATAAATACCGCCAGCTATTTCAGAAAGAAGTTTCGTTGTTAGCACTCCGTTAAATCCGCCAGCTTTATTTTGTTCTATTGCTACAACATCTGGTTTAATTTGATTTAAGAACTTCCCACATTGTTCTCCTATGTTTCGCAATAAGAAATTATGCGATAGGTTTTTGAAATCTTTTTTGCGTTTTTCTGCTTCTGCTTTAGAAATCAGAATCTCCCCTGGTTTAAGGAACGCTGAATATGTATTACCTCTTGCTGTTATCTTCTTTGGTTGTTTTGTTGTATATCCAACATCTAATCCTGTAGGTTTAACTGGAACAATAGGAAGAGTCTTCCCATATTTAATATTTCTAGCTTTGCCTATTTGTGCGAATGTTACACCAATGCATGTGCTAGATAAGTCAAAAGTCATTGCAATCATGATGCGTCCTCCTAAAATAAAACACCACCACCCACAAAGGGCGGTGGTGAGTTGAGATAGAACTTAGAATAATTCTTTGTTCTTTCCTTCTCCTTGTTCTGAAACAACATCTCCACCGTTTGCCATATTCGCTTGTGTTTGATGTGCCGCAGACTCTAAGCTTTCTTGTTTGTAGAAGTTATTGTAAGAACTTAGAGATTGAGCATTACGAAGAATTGTGTCGTTATCAAAGAATGCATCTTTTGGATCTACTTTGAATCGTAATGCAGGGAATGGTCCGTACTCTGTAGTAACCATCTTGCAACTGATTGAAACTTTTATTGCTCCAATCATTTCAACTCCTAATTTACGCTTAACGATAGGAAGTAAGTGCATAATTTGAGAGCTCAAGAATGATTTCCACTCTTTGATATCTACACCATGAACTTGTAAGTGGAACATGCTACCATCTTCTCTAGCGCATAATAATAAGCGTTGGTCACGACATGGTGAAGCTCCGCCTTCTTCTGGATACTTAGAGAATTCACAAGTGTCACAGCTACGACCTTCATATTCAGATCCCTTCGCTCCAACTTTCCCATCTAATGAACGGCAGATAAATGAATTGGATGCTTTAAATTTATCAGGGAACATTACACGAACGTTCATTACTTGTAGGATTGAGATATTATCAATCGTTGTTTCTTCGTCACCTAATGCAACTTTTGTTCCATCAGCAAATTCGAAATCACCCAATGCGTAATCCGTTTTAATTTTCTTAGTCATAGATGCATAAGGAATTGTGATATCCGTTGGGTTTAACTCATTTAAACCAGATAACCCTCCTAATTCCTCAGCAGAGAATCCGAAAGCTGTAAGGTCTAATTCTAATCCTCCACCTTGTTGATCGGCAACCTCGTATTGCTTTTTCTCTGCTTCCTCTTGTGTTGCTACCTCGTTTACTTTTTCTTCAACATTTGTGTTAGTCATTTTTATTTTCCTCCTAGTTTTTAATTAAGCTTCTTTTTGATCTCTTTCCCAATAATTATTAGGGCCTTTTAGTAGACGCTCTATTAGTTTTGCAAAGTCGCCTCTTTCGATGATGCTGTAAAACGTGATGGATTCAAAGTCCTCAATACGACCATCCTCATGTTTGTAACATGTCCACCATTCGTCACCACCATTGACTTGATTAACAAAGAGTAGTCTGTCATACGCAAATGCAGAACGAATACCCCAACCACCAGAACCGAGTTTACTTTCTAATTCTTTGATTGAACCACATGTCTTTAGACCGTATTTATAATCCGATTCCATCCCCGGATCATCTTGAAAGTCATACCCTCCAATTTTGAGCCATCCGTTTTCTTGACACTTTTCTTTTACTTCTTCTACTGTGTAATACACTTTACTCATCTTATTCTATCCCTTCAACTTCAAGAAGCATATCTTTTATTCTAATGAAAAAAGATGGAGAACGCAATGTCTCCATCTTTTAAAACTTATTTATTTAAGCGGCCTTTGAATCCTACACGGTTTCTAATCGCTAATCGTTCTAAAGGTTTGTCCACCTTGTTCAGACGTTTTGCTGATTTTTGTACATACAATTGAACGAATCCTTTGAACTCAACAGCTTTACCTTCTAGTAAAGTGTCAGCTACAGATGTCTCTAATTGAGCAACTGTTTTTTCTTTGTGTAATTTCTCAGCACGTTCTAACTGCAATTCAGTTAAGCCTAATGCTTTTCCTAGTGCTTCGTAATTTACGAAAGGTTCTTTCTTCGCTTTACCTAACGCTTCGTTTACTGCTTCTAGTAAAAATCCTTTTGTGTCAAATGTGTCTTTTACAAATACTTTTTCGATTGCCATAATAATTCCCTACTTTCGATTAAAATAATTCTCTATTGCCCGATACAGGTGCAGAAGCAGTTTGTGTCTGCGTAACTGGAATCGGAACATTTCTATACGCCATGATTAATTGCATATAACCATTGAAGATTTCTGTTAAACGACGAGCGTTCTTTGCATCTCGTTCTGCATTGCTCATTTCGTCATTTAACTCCTCTAATTGAATATTGACGTCTTTGAGTTGTTTTGTCAACTCTTGATATTCTACATTAGCTTGTTTCAGTTCATCTCGATATTTATCTCGTTCTTCTTTCGAGCCCTTTCGAGGTGGATATTTAACAAATACTTCCACATCGATATTAGTAGAAATGATGAACATCATCTGTTCTTCAATATCTTTCTTCTTTGCATATAATGGACGTATTTGCATACGAGCGTTCGCAATGATTCTACTCTCATCCTTTAACGCTGTTGTTTGTTTCTTGATTTCTAGCTCCTCTTCAAAAAAACTTGCCGCTTCTATAATAGATGCGTTTGGGTTTTTATCAAAGAAATCGACTACTTTCCACATCTCCTATCACTCCTCAAAAATAATGAATAGAGAAACATCTCTCCATTCACTTTACTTATAACAACATATTGCTATAGATGCCTTTTGTGTATTTTGCACAATAACTCTTCTCCGCTATATAATTCTATCACTATCATTTTCTTCGACAAAATGAATGCAACTTCTGTCGAAGCGATTGTATGTCCGGCACGAAGTATGTAATCCAAATCCGATTTCGGAATAATAAAATGCCCATCTGTTATATTAGAAACTATTGGGAATTTCACTTCTGTTCCATCAAATACTACATCACCTTCTCGGATTGTGAGTATATATTCTTTGCCTTTGTTTTCAGATTTAATGACATACTGTTTTAAATCATTCGTATTCATCTTAATGAACTCAGTTTGATTCCCGAGTAATCCTTGAGACAAAGACGCTAACCTACGAGACATTGGATTGTCGTACGATAACACAACTGCATTTGTTTCGTATTCTAATGATGTTGACTCTCCGTTTCCGTAAAGTGTTATATCTTTATTTGTAATCGTAAATGTAGAAGAGTTAGGTAATTTTTTACCATGATTCTTCTGTTGCTTTCTAAATAAAGATAACATCGTTTTTAAATTAACGAATGCCGAATAACTTAAAACGATAGGATGCGAGACGAATATACCATTTGATAAGAATGTATATCCATTTCCATCTAAGTCCATCATCAATGATTTGTTAGGCGGCTCCATGTAAATAAATGCCGATGAATCTTGAATTGCTTTTGTTAGTAATTTATTGATGTCTTTTAATTGCCCTGTAACTTGCATTACTTCTCCCTCTCTTCCTCTCAAACCATTATACATAACTTGCTTGAACTTGAAAAGAGAGCGCCAGTTATTCCCTGGCGCTCTCTTTCTCTTTTTTTGACTCTTCGATTTGGTTCGTTAGGTTTTCCACTAGGCTGTTTAATCGACGATTTTCCTGACGTAATTCCGCATTCTCTTCCGTCAATTTATCAACCTTCCGTTCGAGATCATTATTCTTTTTCTTCTCTTCGAACTGTTCCTGCCTTACTAGAGCTAGTTCATCACGTAACCTACCGTAATCACTCTTAAAGTCGTCCAACATTTTAGCTTGTACTTCATCTAATTGTGTTTGACGTTGCATAGTTTGCGCTAACAAATCCGATTCCTTCTTATCTTTCGACGTAAGGCGAGCGCTAAAAAATGTTAATAGTGACGAGAATATTGCGATAGCAACCGTAGCATACCAAGGTAAAGCAGAAAGGTTCATTGTAGACAAATCCATTTTAATCACCACCTAACAAAAGAATAAAAAACTATAATCCTATTATCCGAGATTTGTTTAGTGATGACAACATAAAAAAGACTATATTTACATATAGCCTTTTTGTATGCATTTGATATAGGCGCGAGGGCGGACGGAATAGTAAAGAGTTATCATTTTTACTTCTTTTACATATAAACGTTCATGCCTCTTCGCTACTCCTATACCAAATAAAATGAACGTCCTGCATCAAAGGGATTATCTTTTCAATGCGTCTTGTCCGTGTTTCTCTTGGTACAAGCGATCTTTGAATTCCATGCTTTGACGCGGGCTAAGGACTACATGATGGTGATTCAATACCTTTTGGTTTAATCGGAATAACTCATCGTAAGCTAAGTACTCGACGATTGGCTTTAATGCATCAAGTAAGCCTTGTTCTTCTTTTGTAAACTCAATTGGGCAATTTTTGAAATCTTTCGGACGTTCGATACCTGTAATCTTCTCAGCAATCCCTTGAAGTTGTTGTAAATTCATTGTAGTCTGTTTTGTCATTTTAATCAACCTTCCTAGTCCATGTTGTTATTTTTCATTAGATAGAACGTAAAATTGCTAAAGCGTATTGATCCATTAATTCTTCTTTGAATGAAATCTTCGTCCAAGTTTCTAATGTGTAATCTTCGAACGTTTCTGCTTTTACTAGATCTTTAAATTTGAATCGGCGCATTTCTAACTTATCTGTTTCATTTACTTCTAATTCGAAGCGGTCTGGAACAGCTAGTACATTTGTCATACCCATGTGTACACTCTCAACTGGCGTTTCACTAGAGTTAATAATACCGAATGGGATTATACTTGTTTTAACTAAATTCTCGAATAGTTGTTTGTTTGCTTCTGTATCAACACCCACTCGTAATTCTTCCAATAGTTCTCTTACACAACCAGCTCGCACGACGATATCTAAGAATGAAGAAATGATTTCTCGTTCTTCGTCTTGGTTTTCCGCTCGGTCTAAAATAACTTTCGCAGTTGCATAGTCGATTACATCACTATGTCCACCAAATGCACAAGAAAGTTTATTGTGCAGGCGAGTCTCACCGCTACCCTTTAAACGAACAGCACATAATAATGAAGCGTGCTCTTTAATTAAAGCTACTAGATTTTCTAACGACGTTGGTTCTTTTAATACGTTCTTCTCATAAGAGATTTGTGTTAATACATCAGTAGGTAATTCGAATACCATTGTGTTTGCAATCATTTGGCGAATCTTTTCTCCGCCTGCTGCTGGAACTACTTCTGCCGCATCACGTTTTACAATACGCATTAAAGATTGCAGGTTTAAATCTTCCCAACCAAATCCGCGATTCTTCATAGCAGCTGAGAATGTTGTTTCAACCGGAATCATATCGTTCGTTGGTGCGTATAAATCAGGTAATACTACAATTTGTTCTACTTCTTCTGTATGTGTTACTTCTGTTTTTACTTCAGTCATTTTGACTACCGCCTTATAATAGTATTTTTTGTTTGCAATCTTCGTTCTTACATATTCTTTCTATCACTCCGCCCTTTAGTGCGCGTAAGTGAAAATCAGAACAACCACACTCACACACTCCAGGGCGCAACTCATTTGTTTCTACGCTTTCTGTTCTTTTTGCTGCTTCCTTTTCTTCGTAATCTCTGATTTTCTTTTGCCACTGTGCGTGAGTGAGTTTTTTTCCTTCGGGATTTACGATTTCGTGGATATTGCGTGTCGTTTGTAGCATCTAATGTACCTCCAATACTGTAGAAATTACTAGATTCAAGAGAGTTCAATACTTGCCTCAGTTCTTCTTCTTCGAGATTAATATCTGGTTCTTGAATAATATTACCTAATTCATCTTGGCGAATAGTGACATTGACGTATTTACACTTCAATGTTTCATCTGTTTTAACTTCCAATCCTTTATCAGCTAAAGCTTGTGCAAAAACTTTTTCTGTCACAACCGTTCCGTCACGTAGTGCGTAAAGCTCCGGAATCATCATTCGAGTCACTACCGATTTCAGATTCTCCATCTCGATCTCCTCCAAGTCGTTTGTCTTTCGCCCAAGCAGGAACCTCTACATCCATAGACTCATACTCTTTCGCAAACTCAGAACCTACTAAGAATAACTCTCGTAACTTCTGGTCATTGTAGAATACAATATAGAAGTCCATTAATAAATCTTCTTTTGCTTTGTAATAGCGTTTAGAGTTTTCAAGTTGTGTAATCATATAGTTTCGAATCGCTTTGATTGAATACTTAGGCTTACAGTTGTTACATAACCCTTGGTTGTACTGGAAGATTAGTGGTACGAATTGGTCGTTGCAATGGCAACATACACCAATGCGAACCTTGTTGTTTCTCCAACGCTTTATATGCATTGGTTTTGTCCAACCCATTGTGTAAACAAATTTATCGAAACCAATACTGAACACATCTTCTAATGAGAATGTGTTGTGAGCAGTGAAGAAATCAACTCGTTCTTCACGAATGAACTTATTGAAGATTTTACGCAAAGAACGTTCACCTAGTCGTTTGCCTGTATCTTTTTGGTATAGACCTGCATAACGTTTCTTAAATTCTTCTGAATCCATATTTTCATCGTAATGTAACGGATAATCCATTTCTGGAATAGCTGAAAGATTGATAGCTTCTTGTAAGACTTCATCTTTTGATTGTACTTTTATTTTCATTTTAAATTGCACTTCCTTTCAAGTTCTTATTGTATCATGAACATTATGCGGCGTTGTAGCTTTTTCTTGTTTTTCCTCTTTCCTTACAGACTCCTTTTTTCTGCAGCTTCCTAAGCACACTCCTAATGGCTTTAGCTGTACAATCGAACAGCTCTCCAATTTCGTTGTATTTGAAGCACCCCGTTTCGTAAAGATCAACCATTTTCATTTGCGCTAACACTTTCCATCTTCCATTAGGAAGTTTTTCTAAATCACTTGGCGTGATATCAGCTGCTAAGATTGCTTCTTCTTGTTTTTTCTTTCTCTCTTTTTCAGTTAGTGTCGGAATCAATCCTGCTTTGCGTAACCTTTGTAGTTTTGCGTTAACAGCTTTATCTGTTTTATTCATAGCTTTTATCATTTCTCGTTTAGAATACATCCCACTCGTCGCCATAGAGATTAATTTTTGTTCCTCTTTTGTCGTCCAGTGCGATTTCACGATACTTGGAGAATTCGCATCAGATTTTCTTTTGTCCTTCAACCACTGAGGTTCATCTATAAAAATATAGTCTGGTATATTCACTGCACTATATGACGATTGATTTCCTTTTAGCCACTTCAATAAGTTTTCTTCATAAATACGATAAGCGTATCTTCCGTTTTCACGAGCAAATCTATGACCTTGCATTTTACCATCTTTCACCCAATTAAAAACTGTACTAGTTGCTACACCTAACATTTCAGCTATTTGATGAGTTGTGTAAGCACCTGATGCCGCTAAAGCTGGACCTAAATATAAATCTTTAGCTCTTTTGTGTGTAGCTCCGTTTGTTCTACCTAATTTTTCAGCAATACCACTTAAAGAGATAATCCCCCATTGATCTTTTAAATACGTGTCCTCTTCTGGTGTCCAACTACATCTATGTCTTGTTAACTTCTTTTTAGGTCTTCCCATCTTTTCCCATTCCCTTCAAAAAAATAATTAGACGCTCCTAAGAGCGTCTAAAGTGTATTGTTACGCAATACGTGATTTCGTCATTAATACATGACCAGCGAATGATTCCATCACTTCTGCTTTCTGCGCTGGATACTGTTGCGCTAGTTCTGTAAATGCATTTGATACACTCCATAGTGTAGGTTGCACGTTGTTATATACGTTCATTCTATCTGTTACTTCCTGTTGCAAGAACTCAACTTCTTTCTTCCCTACACCAGCGAATGATTTGTAACTTTCGATAACTTTCTTGATATCTTCATCTTTCAGTGTATGTGCATTTGCATGAAGTAATGCTTCTTTCGTTTTTGCCACTAAACCATCTAAGTTTTCTAAAGATGCTACGAAGTCCTCGACAAATACGTTTGGATCCGTAATCGTTTTATTTGTGTGTACTTTCTTAAAGATAATACCACCATGCTTGCCGAATAACATTCCGTTCTCGCAACGCTCACGGAAGATAAAGAACTCAGCTTTTAATGAAGAACGACCTACATCACTTGTTGTTAACTGCATGCCTACAAAGTGTGGGTCACCGCCAACATCGATGTGGTCATCTGAAATAACACGCATGTTCATGTACTCAGGATTAATGATACCTTTGTCTATACGAAGGTTCATGTTTGTTGATTGTAGCCCTTTGCGGAATAATGGTAACGTGTAATCCATATCCGTCGGCTCATACTTGTCAGTTAGTACACCACGTACGTTGTCTCCATGAGTACGGATTAAGAACTTCTTACCGTATGCATCAGAGTTAATCCATGATTGGAAGTTCTGCACGAATAAACTTTTCTTTCCTGCTGTTAACATTTTGTTTGAATATCCGAATGGAATACCTAACTTAGATGAGAATTGTTGCAATGACCATTCCGATAATCCGTAACGTTTCCCATCAATTCTGATTGCTGCGCCGAACTCATCTACGAATGGTACGATTTCACTTCCCATTACATTGAAGTCCTCAGAGTTATTTTTGATTTCATTCGCTGTTTCTAAGTATGCATCGAACCCACCGATGTTTTGGTGTAACTCAGTATTCGTTCTATTGAACATATCATTCGTTTTCTTTAATCCTGCTTGTGTTAGTGTATAGATGTCTGCCATTGTAATTTCCACCTTTTCGTTTTTATTTTGGTTTATAGATAATCTTTTAAAGCTGACTTAATTTTCTTATCGAACGCACCTTTACATTCTAAAATACTTTCGATATCTGAAGGAGTGAACATTGTCATAACGCACTCTCCTAACGGGAATTCTAGAACGTCATTACTTACTTCTTGGATTTCTTTAAATAAATCCGGTTGTAAATAATGAGCTAAGCCACATCCATAACTATAGCAAGCGACTCCGTTTTTATATTCATAAGGAATCCCCAGTCTATTTTCCATAGATGGAGATTCATTGAACTTTTCGATAGCTTCCACTAAATTTTCTGTTACATCTTTTACTTTGCCTTCTTCAGTTGATGCATAGAAGAATCGTGTTTCAATATCTCCTATTGACATCAACTTATTTATGCAACCAACTAATACATCCATGTTATTCTCCTTTAAAATAGTTCTTCTTTATTCCATTCCTCGATTTTGCTTTCCATTTCTTCTGCATCTATTTCTGCAAACCAAGGTTCTCTATCATCTTTCGCTACTATCCAGTTTTCTCCGCTAGCGATGATGATCTTATCTTTATAGGAATCGCCAAAGTATCCTTCGCAGTACCCATACAACTTAATCCCTACAAATTTATCTTTGTAATGCATGACGACCTCCTTAAAACTCGTAGTATGATTCGTTATCTTTATCATCAATTAAAATCAAAATAGGAACATGGTTCTTTGTTAAAGAGAAACCTCTAACCCTCATGTCTCCTATTTTTCCTATGAAGTTGCTGTTCCATAGCGCAGCATAGTTATCTGTATCTGATGTGTAAGGTAGTCCGAACTTATCAGATACAGATAACTTAAAATCATTATCTGCTAACCAATTATCAATATGCTTTTCTAAACCTAATTGTTCAATCAAACTCATTTCTTGTTGCATCTCTGGTTTGTAACCTAACTTATCCATTCTCATTACCTCCTATAATATCCCGTGTTTTGCGATGAAGAAGTTTCCAAAGCTATCTTGTTCTAACTTACCGTTCTCGCCAACGCTTTCTTTCTTGATGCCTTTGTTACACTCGTGACAATATGCAACATGCTCATCAAGTGCTAAGAAACGTTTCCCTTTGTTTCCGCAAGATGGACAATAGTAACGAGTTTGGTATTTTGTGATACCATTGAATTCTTTCGTTCCAGTGTATAATGATGGTACGTGAACTTCGTTATCATCATCTGGTGTGCGATATGCCACAACATCCTCAGAATCAGAACCATTTGTTAAAGGTAATGTTCTTGGTCTACTTTTTAGTTCTGGTGTTGCGTTATCTAGAATCTCCATCGCAATACCTTTTGCTTCTACTTCTTCTGCATCTTTTAACTCATCTACTTCTTCCTCAAACTCAAGACTTTCTAACTTTCCTTCTATATCATTTGCAGGCTTAACAGCTGCAAATGGATCTTCTACTCCCATGAATGCGAACGATTGTAAAACTGCTAATTCAATCGTTGCCTCATTCTCCGTGTTTAAATTCATGCTAATCTTTTTACCTTTTGTCGTAAGTTCTAATTGTAATTTATTCATTGTTATTCTCCTTTAATGGTTAGTTTTTTTAAAAAAAGTAAAAGAGATGAATCATGCATTATGCATAATTCATCATTGTCATTGCTTCATCTATAGTTAAGGTCGTGCGTTTGTACGGTGATTTGTCTGGGCCGTATTCATCAAAAGTAATGTTGTCTTTGGTAAAAATCGTTCCCCATCGATTAGGTACCATAAGATCTTGAATTGCGATTGGTGAATTTTCGTCTTCCCTTTTGATGATACTGTACGCTTTATAATCTTGCGTGTTTAGTGGCATATCATCTCCCATACAAACTAAAGCTTTCTGACCTCTAAAATTAATCTCCTGTAACATGATATTATCATTCTCCTTTATTATGGTTTTTGTTATTCACTTTCCTTCTCACAGATTCATATTTTGAAATGTCATTAAGGAAATTTTATCTTCTTTTCTTATACACTAGTGCCCCGTATAATAAGTTTAGAGGTGATAAAAATGCATAAAGAATACGAAGAACTTTCCAAATCATATGAAACGATGTTAGAGAAGAGAGCAATGATTGGTCCTCTTTTGGATCCTGACAACTTACAAGCTGTGCAACATGCAATTCAAAGTCCAGCAGGTGCAGGTGTTATGAAATACTTAGGTGGCTTCGCTGGTTCACAAGCTGTTTTATCTGGAGCAAGCAGAATAGCCCGAAACAAAAGTAACGACTTATTAAACGCAGGTCTTACGTTAGGTAAGGTAAACGAAAGAGCGAACCCACTAACAGAAAAGCCACTCCGAACAATGGTTGGTCGTAGCGGTATGGCACCTTATGATGCTGGACAACAAATTGGTGAACGCGTCACAAAGAGTGGTATGGATCCTGAAAGAGAACAACGATTCCTTGATAAGATAAAAGGAATGGCTGGCGCTCGTCAACAACGATTAACAGATGCAGGTGAAACTGTACCTAAAGTTCTTGGTCCGTTAAGTAATATGGAAAGAACTGATTCAGGATTACTGCAAAAGGCACTGACAAAAGGTAGTGTCTCTAAAGATGTGAATACACCTGTACGAAACATCATCGGTGATTCTATGCTTGCTCCTGCTGTTGTATTTGATAAGCGTGTAGCAGCTCGTCCTTTGCTTAATAGTCTAGAAGGTAAGCAAGGCTTCCAGTCTATGAAAGGGAAGCTACTACCAGAAGGAACGAAGCGTGATGATGTGTACAATAAGGTTCGTAACATCATAGACTGAAAATAGAGAGCACCCCTAAGGGCGCTCTCTATTTTAAATGGATAAAGAATCAGAGTTATTTATGATCTCAAAACGATAGCAACCCTTACCTTCTAAATATTCATAGAACATTTCACGAGGCCTAGCCCACACACCATTATCCGAATCTAAATAAACAACTAATTCTTCACCAATGATATCTTTGTGGTTTGGGCCTTCTTCTATAAGATGACAATGGAATTCATTAAATCCATCTTTCCATACCATTAAGATATCTCCTGTTTCTGTATGTTTCGCTACGTACATCCCTAATGCCCACGAAGTACCAACGTGATTGATATCGTGTTCAAGGAAATTTCTGTACATATCGATTTGTTTGTGCACTTTCACATGGTCAAACATAAATTTATACAAACCACCATTATAGTGTTTCATTTCTGTAGCGTAATTAAACTTTCTCTCAACATCTTGAGTTTTCATATTCCATTCCTCCTGTATGTTGTGTTATACTGAGTACAACACGTTAGCTTATTAATGTACTGACTATTTCCAATCTCAATATTTCTCTTCTAAAACCTTTTAATGCGGTGGTCTGATTCGGACTGCCGCATTTTGTTTGTTAAAAATACAAGATAAACGATAGATATAACATAAATACGATGAACATAACAATCCTTAACATCCTGTTCTCTCTATTTTGATACAATAAGATCATCATAATCAAACATGTAAGCAAAAAGGATATAGCATCAAACGAGAACATGTTCTTTATCACCTCCTATCAATTTCTGCAAGTAACGCTTCTAAGTAACAAGCATACTTCTTATTTAAAATGTAGTTCGCTTGCGCGTTAAACTTTCTTCCTTTATACTCGAACTCTTCTTTACGAGTTACGAATGTCACACGATCATCACTAACTAAATCCATTGTGACGTACGTAATCCAATCTTCTATATAACCTTCGATTCCTTCTACTAACTGACCTCTTCCATCAGAACTCCATAAGTGAGTACGGATAGTCATCTCGATGTTCTTTCTGTCTACAACCATTGAGTAGTCGCATCTGCTGATGTATAGTTCTACGATTGCTTTTAAGAATGCTGGTTTCATATAAATTCCCCTTTGAATTAAACTTTATACAATCTTTAATGTATACTCTTCCCATTCACCATCACGATTGCGCTTTATAATGTTCATCAACCAACGCTTTACAACGTTCGTTTTGCCAATTGATTTATGATCACATTCAATCATATTCAAAACAAGTTCCTTTTCATCGCGGAAATCTAATATTTGACTCGGAACATATGAACGTACAATAACTCTTCCACTGATCTTACTTGTTAATGTTGCACAAAACATTTCTCCACCTACTTTTCTATAAAAATCAAATTTGATTACATAAAGAAAACACGAAGCGGCAAGTTGCTTCGTGTTTTCAAAATACGGTTTTATTCAATTAGTAATAAAGAACAACGCTTTACCCGATTTAGGAAGTAGATGCTCTTATTTGTTTTGATGTATATGTGTTCATCGAAGATGATTATAACACAGATGCCATGTACACAACAAGTTCTCCTACCACAAATGCTACAGTGACACATCCAATTAACACTGATAACATAACAGCAGTAAACTTCGGTTCTCTCACCATCTCTCTTATTATAATGAATATTATGTATGCTGCTAAGATTGTTACAACACCTAAAGCTAATGTTTGTAATGCGCTTAAATGCATGATTGTATCTTTCATAGTGACCTCCTGCGATTTGCAAGTTCGACCTTTTCTCTCATTATTTTTGTATTAGAATGTATAATCTTCTGCATACGCATAATATCTTTTGGGTACAATTTAATGATGCAAGGCGTTCCTTTCACATCAAACTCAATCGCTAAAGAAGCATCGTCACTTAGTTCTGTTGGGAAAAATACATCTTTTATTTCATTCTTCTTCATCCTCATAACCCTCCAAAAAAAATAATAAATGAAAGAGCCAAGGATTAGTCCTTGGCTCTTTGTCTATCTAATTTCTTCCTCTTGTCAATCTCGTACTTTACTACTTCTATCACTAGTCCTATTACCAAACTAGAAAACATGAGTGTTAGAAATACAAGTAGTGTGATTGCAAGTATGAATTCTGTATCCAACACATCCACCCCTTCATTTTTAAATCTACTTTAATTATAGTAAATATTTGGGCATTATACTAGTTCATCGTGAAGGTAATTGAATGTCTTCTAGTTCTGTATCGCCTGCAATGATTCTCTTGGATATATATAATTCCAAGAAAGATTTCGGAAGTGTATATCGATACGCTCGTAAAGACTCACCGTACACTTCTTTTAAATGAGGTTCTTCATTGTGTCGGAAGCGGCAACGTTGCATGTGTCGCTTGTAATCCTTACCTACCACCGCTTTTAAGATTCTTGTCATTTCTGAATGGATGCTCTTTAAAGGCATGCATTCTTCGAAAGACATTTTGAACATATTAAACAAGAAGACGTCATCGATATAAAGCACGAAATCTTCTACTGTTTGGAATTTTAGAATACCTGCTGTTCCATCTGTTTTCTCTTCATAGTCTCGATCACCTGGGTTTAAAAATGAAACTAACTCATAATCCTCTTCATCTATTGCTTTGATGACATTTTCGAAATTGGTAACGAATCGGTTATCTTGCGTTCCGATTGAATCACCGTAATTTTTCATCACTCTAATTAAATCTGCTTCTTGTTGCATCATCTTCTGCCATCTGTCTTCCCGTCTTGTTAACTCTGCTTCTGATACTGCCATTCTTGTATTCATAAAAAAAACCTCCTCTTTCCTATTCACTTTACTTGTAACGACTCAAATATTATAAATGCTTTTTTGTCCTTGATGTCCTATTTTATACCTGTATTGTTTCTTTCGTCAATGCTATTTTCTGTTTATAATCATTTTCCCCACTGAGAATAATCCGACGAACGGCCAGCAAAACATTGCATGCAACGTACCAGAAAATCCAGTGTAATATTGTCTCTTCTCTACCATCTCCCCTAATAGTTTTTCTCCATCGTTTAAATCTTCTTGCAAGCTACTAGCAATTACTTTTGCTTCTTCTGTTTTACCTTGTTGTACTTGTTTTAAGGATTTCTTCACTTCTTTACAATAGTATGAAACCTCCATCTCTTGCTTAATCGCTTGCTTCTCGATGAACATACTAATCCCTAATCCAACCACAACGTAATAAAGTAAAATAGCTGATGCTGAAATCATAAATCTTTTCCTTCTTTCTATTTGGTATTATGTATAACCCAGTGTTCCTAGATAATACAAACACACCTCCTTGCAAAAAAAATAAGAAGATCCAGTCTCGGGTTATTGAGTCTGTTCTTCTATCACTTTACTTATAACAAGTTTTTTGTCGAAAAAAATAAGAGAGCCCGAAGGCTCCCACTATTTATTAAGTTCCTCATGCAAGTGTAAGTTCATCAATGCGATTTCTTGTTCGATTGCTTTCCACTCTGGAGGTGTAGGCCCTGTAACTAATCCCATTTTCGGTTCAGGTACGTTTTCTATTATACACGGATGAATGCCAAATGTTTCGAAGTCGTATTTATCTTGATGATCTAACATGTAATTCCTTGCAGCTCCTAATGACATAAACAGGCTTTCTGATGTGGCGCTTCTTATATAACCTGTGTCATCCATCGAGCCAACATAACGATTGATTAAATTTTTATTGTAAATGACGAATAATAATCGAGGGAGAATAATGGTGTATTCCCGATTTAAGTGAACACCCCAGTGTTGTGTGCATAAGTAGTTAGTGCTTTTAAAGGATAATGTATTTGTTCCGTTGATTGTTAAAACGAAGTGGTATAATACTTTGTATTTCTTGCTGTTTAAATTTTCTTTTATGTATTCTCTAGCTTCTGCGACTGATTTGAAGAACATGTGATATTTTAACGTGGGTGTCATAGCGTTTGCTCGTGGGTCGTAAAACATATGAGATGTATTCTTTCTTACGATGATAGCTTGTAGTTCATGCGTTTTGTCTTCTATTGAATAATGTTTTGGTTTCATATTCCAATCTCCTTTATATACAATACAAAAAGACCACCCTGTAGACGGATGGTCTTTTTGCTTGCGAACTTTTCAGAAAGATAAAAATGACATATCAACAATTAACAGAAATACCTATACAATGAAATTAAAAGGGGGGTTCATGTCTCGCTTGCCCCGCAAAGAACTTACCCAAGACCTATTATAATACATATCGCATGTTCCGTCAACATGATTGAGTATCAAGCTAACTTTATAATAATGATGGATAAGATTAAACAAATAAGAATCGTGGTCCACAAAATAGCGTCGCTCCAATTCCTCTTCATATCTTATATCAACTGCATGAAACCGTACAGAAGGTTAATACCGCCTGACACTGCTCCCACAATAGCGAATGTTTTACTTGTGCCTGTTACTCGTTTGTTCAATCCTAAGATGGAGAAGATAAGCCCTGCTCCGCCGACAATCCCCCAGAAGTTAATCAAGAAAGAGATTAACCCTAAGATAAAGCCTACTAACGACATTGTTTCAATACCTGGTTTTTGATTTGGTTCTGGATTTACGTTACTCATTTTTTATTCCTCCAATTTTTTTATTTTATATTTAAAGTTTCTTCTACTCGACTGGAATTAATTTTACTGGACCATGCGTTTTGATTACATTCCCTGAATCGCAGAAGAATACATAATCCCCTTTACCTACACTGCTATCACCTAAAATCGTATTTACTTGAGCACGACCACTAGAATTGTATACAAAGAAGTTTGTACCTCTTCCAACTGCCGTTGCTTTGTAGCGTCCTGGTGGTACATCTTTACCTACGATATATTCACCAGCATTTAATGATAGTGGTTCTTCTTTCTTCGCTTTCACCCCCTCGTTTAGTTTTTCCAACTCAGACTTCTTCGCATTAATGTCTGTGTCTAGTTTTGTTATCTCCCCTTTCTTCACATCTGCATCTTTCCCTGCTTTCTCGATTTCAGCATTCAGTTCTTGCTTTTTACCTAACAACGCTAACGCCTCTGTTACTTCAGTTTTCTTATCTGATAGTTTCTTTTCTTCTGCAGCAATGTCTTTCTTCACTGTTCTTTGTGTGTATGCTAATTCATTTTCTTTTTCATCCACTTTTTTCACAAGGTAGTCATATGTAACTTTCTCCTTGTTGATTGTTGTTGTTGCTCCGCTTGATCCGATTGAATATGATACAATCACCGCTGCTAATACTCCCGTTACTTTCCAAGTTGTTTTTGATTTTAATACGTTTTTCATGTGTAATTCCCCCTATAATGTAGTAGAAGCAGTAGACATTTTCCGTCTACTGCTTCTTTCAATTTACTTATAACAAGTTTTGGATATAAAAAGAACACACGATGCTGTAGGACTGCGTGTGTTCTTTATTATAAAATTTGACAGGTCAACCACGAATAAATTTTTGCCACCAACGAAATCATAACATACCTCATATGGTGTGTAAATAGGAAGGGCGCCTAGTTTTCACTAAGCGCCAACCCCGTGCCTAAAGTTACAATGACAGTACAAACCACTTTCCCGAATGGTTGCCCTTATCATAACATATAAATATAGACGAAACAAGAGCGCCTCTGGTATGAAGGCGCTCTGTGTTCCACGAAAACATTATTTTTTTTGTAAAACTAAAATCGTAATTAAAAGTATCCACGGGGTGCGGACATTTTTAACAGGAAAACAGGTGTGACCCGTGTTGGCTTCTTCATTGTAACATACCAAAGTATGCCAATTCAACCTCTTACTTCGCACCTTCTAAGTGTTCTTGAAGCTCCTGTATCCTTTTTTCTATCCCCCTCCTTTCTTCCCATAGTTTATCAGCATACTCTTCTTTCTCTTCGTAAGTACGACGGGCATACGTTGCGCTTTCTTCTGCCTCTTGCCACTTCGCTTCCGTTTGTTTCAAAGACTTCCCTAGACTTGTTAATTCTACTTCTAGTTGTTCGACTAAACTTGAACTCATCGTAAAACCTCCTTCTTTACTTCTTCATTGTATCAGAAAAACTTCGTACACTAGCTAATAGTTCTTTAGATGTTTCTAACATCTCGTCTGCTTCCTGTTTTAAAATATCATTTGATGCTAACGCTTCATCCAATTGTCTATTCAGGTCTTTTGCACTCTTGTTGAGTCTAACACTTGCTTCATGCAAACTGGCGGAACTATATACGCACATAACGATAGAAACAATTAAAACCATCATCGATATACCAATCATAATCAGTGTGAAAACCATTCTCATTCACCTCCTCAAAAAATAAAGCAAGGGAAAATCCCTTGCTTCTTATAATAATATTTCTATTAATTTTAACTCTACGTATATTCCTGCTAATTCTTTATCGATTTCTTCGATTCGCTTCATACCTTTCATTGCCTCGCCTAATGTTAATTCACACATTGGTTTGTTCTTTAATTCGTTTCCTTCTTTCATTAATTCATCTGCTTTTGTTTTTAATTCCGTTGCTGTAAATAATAATTCTAATTCTTTTAATAATCCTGCTACCATTTTTTATCATTCTCCTTTAAATATGTTTTTGTTTCTTCACTTTACTTATAACAAGTTTCGACAAAAAAACATTAAACGAAAATAAGAGCAGGCCGAAGCCTACTCTTATTGATTTATTTCATAACTTCCTTCGCAATTTCATGCCATAGTGTTCTTAATACATCTAATTCCTCTTCGATTCCGTCTCCTTCTTTCACAAAGAATAACCCTAACAAATCTGTTTTGATTTTACTGATTTGCGCTGCCTGTTTCTTTGATATTTTGAAATTACTTTCCGCTACTCTGATTTGAAGTTGCATATCTTCTAATATTTCCATATGAGGTCGAATCTTTTCGTCGAAGAAAGCTCGTGCTGCTAGTTTTTCCATGAACTCCTCATTGGCTGCTGCTTTCTCTGCTTCTTCTTGTTGTTCAACTACTTTCTTTTCACAGATTTCTTCGAACATACTTCCTGCTACTTCGTCATTTAAATTGTACTTATTATTATTTGTCATTGTCATTCTCCTTTACTTTCGGATTGCTTTCATTTGCTTGCTATCAATCATCATGATGCGGTGTAGTAATCTATTCCACGCTTTTCTTTCTCGTCCGTATAGTTTCGACTTCTCACCGCTCATTTGGTCAACCATGTATGCTTTGATCGCTAAGAGCCCGACGTCTTGTTTCTCTTCACGTTCTAGCATATCTACCTTCTTCGTTAATTCAGAAAGCATCTTATCTCTCTTTCGCTTTCCGAATAGTTGATTCCCAAACCAACCACCGATAGCTCCGATTGCGACACCCGTTAAACCAGCGCCGATTACCTGGGCTGTATTGCTATCATCCTGTTCTTCCTCAGTGCTTTCGTCTTCGTCTAGCCCTGGCACTTCGATAACATCAAACTCTGGCGTAATTTTAAATATCATTGTAACTCTCCTTTCAATCCATCTAACCAACCTTTGAGCATATGATAGTTCGCCCATCGTTTTACCATGAACTCTTTGAAGTCTTCGTCCTCTACCTCTTCTTCAGCTGTATCTAACTTAACTTTCTCCCCTTGTAAACCACCAATGACGATTTTCAACTCTCCCATATGACGAAGGGATAACTTATCCGACTTCAACCCTTGCGCCTCTGCTTCTAAAACATCTCGCTTCTCCATTAACGTACTTACTTCTTTCTCTCGATCCATTTGATTTCCACCTTTCTGTATGTATGAAAAAAAGAAAGGAAAATAAGGTGAGATGTTAATTCCCGACTCTTATTTTCCTTTCTTCACTTTACTTGTAACAAGTTCTGACCACTAGGACATCAGTTCTGAACTCACTCCCATGCGCCCTTTGTCTGTCTCCCATGCCTCGACTGCTTCTTCCACTTGTTTCTTTATTTCATCCAGGATAAATGCGAAATCCTCATCCTCAGCCGGCTTCAACTTCCCTTCTGCTTCGATATTTACTTGCTTCATAATCACATATACAAAGGACTTCGTTTTCTTCATATGCCTGCCGATCACACTACGAAACTTCGCATTCTTCACGAGCTTATACACTTTGATAACGTCGCTATCTAATTCCACGATACGTTCTAATTGTTCTTTTAATGCACCTAGTCTATCAATCTCATTCATTGTCTTCATCTCTTCGTCCCCTTTGGTTTGCAATATTTTATATGGTTTGCTACTAATTCCTCTTTGAGTGCTTCGACATCTTTGCGGAAATATAAATAGGTACGTCCGTCCTTCTTAATCGGCTCAATGCGACCTTTATTCGTTAAAGTATGCAAACGCTGGGTTGTTACACCTAATGCATCTGCTGTCTCTCTTGCTGTGTAGATATGTGTGTTCACTAACTCTCCTACGAAATCTCGGCTCGCTTCCGTCAACTTCTATCACTCCTTATCTTTGTCATTCAGTTTACTTCTAACAGCGCAGTGCGCTCAGTGCCCTTAGTATATATGTAAACAAAAAAAGAAGACAGGCACTAAGCCTGCCCTATCTTTATAGGAATCTAATTTCCTTAATGTCATCTATAGCATACTTGCTGTCGATTTCAAGAAGACTATGAACTCTAAGTTCTGTGTAACCACCTGATTTAAAAATAATTTGAACGTTATACATTACCGCTTCCTCCTTTTTCATCAACTGCATCAAACAATGTTTTTCGTATGAAACCTTCATACGTTAATCCTTCTTTTTCCGCTTTTAACTCCAGCTTAACTTTTAAGTTTATATCAATCATTTCTTTGATTTGTTTCATTGTGTCTGTTGTCATTTAAATACCTCTCGTTTCTTAATATATTCTCGTTGCTCAGCTTTCTTGATTTCCTCAGATCTAAATAAAAAGTAAAGTAGCGCACCTGTAATGATTGAACCTACAGTGTATCCTATAAAAATACCTAACCATAACATAACGTAACTCCTCCTTATTCATCATCTAATAAAAATAACCGAAGTCGATTCTTACTATCGCCACATCGTTTATTGTAAGTTGGATAAGTCATCCATCTAAGGGAGTCGATTGTTTTATTCGTCTCCCTACTGATCTTCCTGATTGTTCCTTCCGAAATGAATCGTTCTCCTTTGTAGAGAGTGTATATCCTTTTATTCCACGGAGTCTTCATTATCATCCACCCTCAATAAACCTTGTTCTTTCGCCCAATCCTTTAGTTCTCCATCTTTTAAATCTGATTCCTTGAACTTAAATCCATTGTACCTACGATTATACATTAATGATGCTTTATCGATATCTAATTGGGTTAATTCATCCTGATTTCTAAATCTAAATCTAAACGTTATTCCTCCATTATCATTTTTCATATGTTGCAAAACAAAGTCGTCATTATCTTTTCTGACTGCTTCGTATACTTCCTTCACTTCATCATCATTCAGATTCATCCACCAGAAACTAATCGATCTACCTGAAAATTGTTTGTACGTTCTTAGTTCATGCATTGATTCGTTAATGCTTTGAATGCATTTCGACACGTTTTCCTTTTGTTTCTCCACACACTCGTCACTACAAATCCATGTATGACAATCACTAATAATCACCATTGTTTCATTTGGTTTTCTGCATACTTTACATTTCATTTTTCTTCCCCATCTCTTAATAGAATATGATTTTATTTACCGAAAGACTTATGACACTCGCACATTTCGCATTCGTCAGTTTCAACTTTTACAACGATAAAAAAAGTTAATGGATTCCAAAATATGCTTTTGCGATACGACTCTTCGCATGCTTTACACAATTTAAATTCTTCGTCGTTAAATTTACTCATCTAGATGCCTCCTGCACATCGTCTTCCATCGCTCTCCAAAAGAATGCTACTTCTTTATCTAATCGTTCTTCTGCATCAATAGAACTTTCGATGATATGCGTACCATCCTTCACTTTCTTAATTACTCGGTTGACTAGATTTAACTGATCATCCATAAGAGCAACCAAACTAAATCTCTTATCTTCTTCAAACTTTTTGAGTTGTTGCTTTGTTTGTTTCTTTAATCGGTACATACCTGCCAGGAATTGTTTGTTTGTCATTACGCTTCGTCCTTTCGAGTGTTATCTACAACTAATGTTAATGGCACTTCGTATCTTCGCATGCTTCGTAAGTTAATTAGTTTGAATAACTTTTCATTTACTTCAACTAGCTGCAGGTACGAACGTTTGAGTTTTATACGTGCAAAATCAAATGGAGTCGGTAACCCTTCTTCTATTTCGATTACTTCTTCCACTTGATCTATCCAATCTGATGCGAATAGAATTTGAGATTGAATAATACTTCTGAACTCTCTATCTTCTATTTCCTTGCATTCCTCTTGTAGTGTATTGATTGATTCTTGTATCTCGTTCTTTAATAGTTCCATAGTATCCTCCTTAAATAAAAAAACAACAAGCTTATGCTTGTTGTTTTTTCCATTGTTTGCTTAGTTCTTTTAATTCTTTTAAAATTTCTGCATCCTTCTTCTTTTCTTTATATATATTACTGATTCCTTTTACCATCATTGCGATTCCTGTTACCATTAATCCAATTCCTACTTTTTCTAAACCTTTCATATCTATCTCTCCTTTATGCTACTTGTAATCTTTTAATATTTACCCAAATTCCCATAATTGTTTCTATTTGTGTTCGTATTCTAATCATTGCTAATCCTGTTTCATTCTTTGTATTGTTGATTCTTTCGATCATTCCTGTGATTGCATAATCCATTTCTTCTACTGTTTCCTTACTTACCTGTGCTCGCTTTACCTCGTTATGTAATGCTCTTAATGCTGTAATTGCGTCCTGTTTCTTCACTTTTTATCATTCTCCTTTAATATGTTATTCTTTCAATTTACTTATAACAAGTTTCGACGAAAAAAACTAACAGGCCGAAGCCTGTTTAGTTTGATTGTACGATTCCTTTTATTGCTGCTGTATATGCATAATATGCGTTTTCGATTTTATTTTCCTGTCTCTTTAACTTCTTTGCCGCTCTTTCACTTTTCTTATAAGTTTTTGCGCTAACCCATGTGCTAAATATCTTTCTATTCTTTTTCATTTCTTTGTTGTGCTTTGCACTTGCTTTATCTGCTTTTCTAATTGCTTTGTTTAATTTCATATTATTTATTCTCCTTTTCTTTTTTTGCTTCTGCGCATAATTTTTCTATCGCTCTTCTAAACGCTTCAAGTCTAGGTTTTGTCTTTGCTTTTTTTATTATAAATATTTTATTGTTCTTTTTTATCATTCTCATTTTCATCATTCTCCTTTATTATGTATTCTTTCTTCACTTTACTTATAACAAGTTAGATGACAAAAAAAGAGCGCCAATCGGCGCCCTCTTCGGTGAATGAATCTATCTAGGTAAGTCTATTGTTGGAGCGATAAAAATCACCGTCAGGAACCACACAACAATCACGAATACAACACAAGCATTCTTTACCAGATTCATCATTCATCATCCTTTTCTTATATGTTTTAGTAGTATTAACATAATCGCTACCCAGGAGAACATCACGCCTGAGTACCCAATGTAAAAGATAAACACCTGCACACTCTCATCTGCTACGAATACAGAGGATACTGTTATGCACAGGAAGCAGATAGCGAATACGATAGATAATCGCATGATCCACTTCATTTACTTCGTCCCCCTCGTTAACTTATTAGTTGCACTCACTAAGCTTGTTGTAACGACAGAAGCAACAAGCATCATCATAGATAAATCGAATTCTTCCTTCGTCTCAATGACGTAAAAGAACAACACTCCCATCATAAGTAAAGCTGCTAGCGAACAAAATGTAAACACACCTAATCCTGTCCAGAACGCACTTTCTTCTTTACGTAAGACCCATTCCATCGCATCCGTCACAACTCTTATGGCGATGAGGATAGCAGGAATGATAAACCACGATTTAAGTGATAGTAATTCCTTATCCGTTACATATGATACAGATTGGAATATTGGTGCGCATAATGCTGAGAATAAAACATAACTTAAAAACTTCTTTCCATAATCTTTCAAATCAATCACCCTTTTTGACTCCATTATAGTATATTGCTCTCGTGTTGGAAATAGGGTTACCTATGTGACCATTCAAGGAAAGCTTCCGTTACATTCTTCTGTTCCTTCCACTTCTTACGTTGCTTCTCGTATTTCTTTTCTAATTTTTCGAAGTCCTCAATAAATGGTCCGTCATCTAACTCGTTCCATGTTTTTGCAAACCAACTCAGTTCACGCATTAACTTCCACACCTTCTTACCACGTTTTATCGTATGGTGTCTTGTAAAACCAGCATCTAATTTATTTTTGTACTTCTCCACTTCATGCAAAACATCAACCGACCAACACATCATACCTAACACGTCATCCATTTTATCTATTCTCATTTCTGTATCCATTGTACTCATTCCATATCCATCCATTCTCTGTAAGTATTTGTAACAACTTCAAATCACTAGGGCATATGTTCGGACATAAAGAAAGCACATGCTACGCACGCACTTTCTCCAGTTCCACCTTTGCTTTTTCCCATTCTTCCTTCAACTTCGCATGCTTCTCGCGGATTTGTTTCAGTTTTGCATTGAACACTTTGTCTGATTTGACCCTATCTGTCATGCAAAGTATCATAGACAACATCCCGAGCAGTCGTGTAAAGTGATGCGAGATGATGTCGTGTGCTTCGGGCCCTTCGTACACTTCGTATGCTTCGTGCATTTCCTTATATAAGTCTTGTCCTCTTGCTAGCATTTCTGATAACATACTGGCTCTATCCATCATTTCTCCATCCCTTCCCACATCTTCGCATACTTCGTATAGATTGTTCGTGCCGGCATTGTTTCTACAATACTAAATTCTCTTTTGTCACGGTAATAAACTTGAATCTTTTCGCGCATCGTATAGAACGGAGCAGCAAAGTCTTTGATGAGTTCTACTAATGCTTGAATCATCTCGTGGTCTTTGATAGATCGGTAATTTGTTTTCCGTCTTTCGAGTTCCTTATGCATCTCCATGTACAGCGCATAGCATTTGTCATACCACTCTATCATTTCCTTCGTATGCTCAGTCACTTCGCCTGCTTCTATTAGTTTCTTCCATTGTGCAACTTGAACTGGAACTGTTTGGCAATAGATAGCTTTCCAGAATGATTTCCACTCTTCTTCTACACCATCTAACTCGGTCATCATCTCTGCAACGTTTCGCTCTAAGATAAGTTTTTCTCTGTCCGTTGCATCATATTCATTAACGTACATCAGCCATAATCGTTGATACATCCCGCCAAATACCATTTGCCATTCTAAATGATCTTTGATGTCTTCGAATGATTCAGCTTTTTCGATTACTACGTGTACTTCTCCTAATAGACGGTTCAGTCTTTTTCGTAATCCATCGAATGTAATTTCTTCGTTCATGATAATTCCACTCCCATACTTAGTTTGAATTCATTCCATGTGTGCTCCACGCGTTCAATCTTTTCTACAACTTTCTTGATTTCATCTTCATACTCACCTTCGAGTTCTGGGCACGTTTGGATGACTTCGTACTCTCTGTACACATCCCATAACTCATAGAACCCTTTGCCTACTGAAGCTTGCATAGATAAGAGAAACTGAGCATGCCCAGTCTCTCCGTATAATTTAAATGCTTCATCCATTTCACGATTTAGTTTGCTCAGTCTGCTTCGTAGCGCTTTAGCTTGACCTAATCGATTCATTTTATTTCCCCTCTTTCTTATATATAAATGTTCCCATCTCTTCCTGTAACTCTTCCAAACGTTCCATCAATGCATTGAATTGATTCGCTAATTTGATTGCTTCATCCCCTTCGTACTCTTCTGTTGGAATAAACTTAGACATCTCGAGCAGCATCATTAAATAAATCTCATGATACGGATCCTTAATCGCAGGATGGTTCGGGTCGCTCTGATTCTTCATGATTGTTCCTGCTACCTCCCCAATCTTAAATGCGATAGTACCTGTGTTAAATTTCTCTGTCATTATAAAACTCTCCATTCGTATTCATTTTATTCTTCATTTAAACATTCGTCACAAGCATTGCACGAAAAGCAACCTCTACATCCACAACCATTTCCATCACGAGTACCACAATCACAACAATCATACTGTCCGTAACAGCTGCATTCCTCAGGCATTTGATAACACCTCCTATCATCTTCAATATAGTAGGACGTATGTTCGGTGTATCTCAGTTCTTAGTGCCCTGCGTTCACTTCGTCCGCTTCTTTCTTGTCTACTATCCTCTGAATCCTTTCATTCATCGAAACCACAAATTCCATTTCCTCAATCAGTCTGTCCATACACAACTTCGGTGCAGCGAGATGTTCCTCCATCTTGTCTAATTTCCATCCATACACACCATTTCCGATAGCCATCATCATCCCTCTGTTGTGTATAATAATGTTTTTCCACGGCACACGCAGATTCTGTACTTCCTTCGGCATTTCGTTATCTTCAATTTTCTTCACTAATTCGTCATATTCCTTTTCTACGTACAGATACATTGCTTTGCATACAGAAGGTTTGACTTCTATTTTGCCTCCTCCAAGTACGTAGTGTACTAAGTTTTGAATATAATCGTTTCTATCATCTTCTACCATCACTAAGGCAACAGTTAGTTTTCGCATAGCTTCGTTTACTTCTTTTGCTGCGGGTTCACTCATAAACAAGGAAGCAGCGTTTACTTCCCTGTGTAGTTGATTAAATGTGCTCAGTACCGTATTTAATTTATTGATATCCATTAGTTAGCCCCTTTTCTTGCTTCGATTTCAGCGATTAGTTTTAATTCTGCTCGTTCAATAACTTGATTCATTGGTGACTTGATATTTGAAATGCGGTCGAAGATTGCACTTCTGACTCTTGCTAGCTTCTGCACCATTTCTTGAGACACGATATCTACTTCTTCTAATTCGCGCTCTACGTATGCTAAGTTTCCTGCACACCTTTCGATATGCTTCTCCCACATCATCCTTCCGATATCTGAGTATAGTTTGCGGCCCTTAATTAAATTGATGAAACCTTCGAGTTCTAAGATGATTGCTTGCGCTTCTTTCTTTCGCATACTTAGTTCCCCCTCATTGTATATAGATTCATTGGGCGTAGTTCCTTTGGTTCTGCTTCTTTTCTTTCTACTCGCGCTTTTACTAAGGTTTTCTTTATCGCTTCGATTTTCCAATACACTTCTTGCACATCGTGATTTAATGTGAGCAATTCGCCTTCATCTAAATATTCGCTTGATACCTTTGGTTCATTTACATATAATTCTAATGCTAATGCATTCGTTGCCGCTTCTAATGCTCTGATGTTGCCGATTAATAGTTCTGTTAATGTTTCCTTTGTTTCGTTCATGTTATTTATCTTCCCTTCTCATTCTTTCTTTACTTAATCTTAGATACACTTTGTTTACGATGCGACTCGCTCTACCTATTGCTTCTCTCATTCTTTGTACTTCCTCCGCGCTGATCTCTTCTGTTGAAAATTCCAGCGCTTCTTTTGTCCCTTCCTTAGCTAACCCCTCCATCATCTGACTCATATTTGAAATACTTGCTGCCATTACATTAATAGATGTTTCTTTGTTCTGCCTGTGCACCATATTCTTCGTTCCCTTCGTGTTAATCCTTTAATGTATAGAGATTCCGTGCCATATTCCACAATGTTTTGCGGTGTTTTACGAAATACTCATAGCGATCTAACTTAACTGTGTCACTTTCCATCATTTTGATGTCTTTGTTGACTGATTCTAGCTGAGAATCAAGGATTTCTATGCGTTTTAGTGCAAAATCTAACTTAAAATGCTCATCTACGCCGAGTTCCTTTAATCGTGCCTTTGCTTTTCTGTGTTCTTTCATGATTTCTATCTTAACCTCACTTAACGCATCAAGTGAGGTTTGTTTATCTTGCTTTTCTCCTGTGAATATCATGCTTAGTCCCCCTTAGTGTTATCAATTACCATGTAAAGTGATGTTAGTTGAGTGGTTCTGGATATAATTTATCAATCCATTTCTTACTTAACTCATTTATCATTACTTGTACACCTTTGCTGACATCCATAATGACTTCTTGCTTTAATACAGGCAGCGTATTGTTGATTACATGCCAAACTTTTATGGATTCGTGGTTTTCTAAGCGTTCGAAGTCGATTCTTTCATCCACAATCTCCATTACATGCTTAATTGGCTCGATTGTTATGTATACGTAGTCTCCTCCGTCCATATCATAGGTTAAAACCGTCATATTATTGACCGTTGCTTGCCCTATCCCATTAATTGCTTGTGACCTTTTTGCTTGCACCTGTTCCCATCGTCTTTTACTCATCTTAATTGCTCCTTTACTATTTTTTAAACGAAAAGAAAGAAGGAGCAGGATAAACCCACTCTTCTTTCACTTTGCTTATAACTAGTTTCGTACTCATTTATTCAATCAAGTTCAAAGAAGTGTGATGATATGGACAATTGGACAGAATCGTGTGGACAGTTGGACAAAAAGTGTTTTAAAATGAGAAATTGGAAGAAGATTTCCCTAATTTCGAACATAAATGAGTATTTATGACAAAAAAAGTAAGAAAAAACCATGTTTTACTGTCCAAACTGTCCTACGAAGTGTCGTTTTGTCCATCAAGTGCCGTTTTGTCCATAACGTTATACCACGATACAACAATTTTCTACATTTTCTGACATGGATATTTCTAGGAGAAAATCCGTCCTGAAGTCCTAAAAAAATCATGGAAAAAAATGTATTGTCGATTTTTTTGGACAGCAAAAATCGCATTAAAAATCAAAAGAAAAGCCATATATATATATATATATTATATATATATTATATATATATTATATATAATATAGTATTCTTTTTTCTTTCTGTCCAAAAGTCCAAGTAATTTAAAGTAAGGGAGGGGGGTTGAAAATTCGTCACTTGACAGGTCAATTGATACCCCCGAATTAGCCCCTTTTTTTTAACGCACCCCCCCACCCCTTCCCCGGAGAATAAAAAGTGGTCATACGAACTTTTCTGGACATTTCCAATTCAAGATTATAGATATTGCGATATATAAATGGGTAGAGTAAATGAAAATGATTTACGATATAATGAATTGGAAAGATTTATAAAAAAGGGAGATGGCTGAGATGAAAAGAAGAGATGCAATTTTGGAGCACACAGTTACGTTAGCAAACGGGAGTATCATCACGCTGAGAGAATGGGGGAAACCTACGGACCAGCTGACGGTTGCTGAACTGAATAATACTAACTGTGATTTTGCAAAGTGGGGCGCGCGCCAGCGCAAGGTGACGACACTTGGAAAAATAAACCATTATTTAAATGGATGGCGGAAACGCTGCAGTATTTTTGATAACGAGGAAGTGTGAGGATGAACGGAAGTAAACCAATTGCGATTATCGGTCGTGGTGGTATCCCGAATAAAGAACTAATAGAACTCATTAACCGAATTCAAATCAAGGAGTGTGATACCAAACCAGTAACAGGAGCAGCTACGTTTGCTGCACGAAAACATAACTGGAGGAATAAAAGATGAACTTAATCAAACTAGCAGAAGAAACAAAAGACAGAGACACGGTACCCCGGGTCGTCGAAACAGTAGGTGGTGGATTAATTGGGGCCGCATCACTCGGCGCAGCGACAGGTACCGAGAAAATGTATCATGGTACGTCACTTGAAAATGCAGAGAAGATTAAACAAGAAGGATTACTGGCTAGTATGGGCGGTAGCGGAAAAGCAAAAGACATTGGCTTTGGTGATTATGTTGAGAATAGTAAAGGGTATGTGCATGGGACAAAGATAAAAGCGATTGCGAAAAACTATGCGAAGATGAATGACCCAGAGATTATGGAAGAAATGAAGGGACTCAATCCGATTCGTCAGAGAATGCACGAGCTCGAGAAAGCAAAAGACATGATGCCTCTTGATCAGTGGAAGAGAGAATACCGCGCCGTCGTTTCAGAATACAATCAAGCATCGAATCAATTAGTGAAGAACGTAGAAGGGAAATCTTTAAAAGGTGTTGGCGAAATCTTAACAGGACGCATACCGTACCAAATAATCAAAGATGCAGAGATTGATACGGATGCAGGAGCATCTAAGATGGTGGCGTTTAAAACAAGGCAAGATATTCCGCGCGAGGCGATATATGGTAGTGATGCAAAGCTGGCCGAGAGAGCAAAGTACTACGGAAAGAACTTCGCACACTATGTAACAGAACATCCGAAGCGATTCTTAACCGGTGCAGGTGCACTAACCGCAGGTGGATTACTTGTTGGCGATGGATTACTACGTAACGAAGAAGTACCGCTTGGTTCGTTTGCAAAGCTTGCGTCAAGTAAATGGAATAATATGGTGATGGATGTGCAGTTGGTAAATGCTGGGATACTAAAGGTGGCATCAACTGATTATAACGAACGCATGATTCAAACAAAGATGCGCCGAACAGGGTGTTCACGAGAAGAAGCAGAGCGTACAATGGATATAGCTGATTCACAGTATCTATCAGAAGTCTTTATGGATGATTTCGTAAAGAAGCTAGGAGGGAAGAAATGAGCTTATTCGGTGGTAAAAGCGCAAGAGTAAAAAACATTATAATGAATATCCATAACGATTCATTAGAAGATGGAGAGGCAGGAATAGATATGGATATGACAGCAGAAGATATCTTAAAAGACTTAGAGAAAGAAGCGTCCGAAGAAGAAAAAGAAAAAGGCGGAAAAGGATGGCTTGTGGGCGGCGGTGTAATTGGCGCCAGGGTTGGTTTACAAGAGGGTGACAGATTTGGTAGTAAAATGGGTTTATCGAAAGCAACGAGAAGAGTGTTAATGGATGCTGCGGATTACGTAGAACAACATAATATCCCGCCTGCTGTAGAAAAAGAAATGGTGGAATACTTTAAACAAGGTGTAAAAGACGGAACGATCACAGATAAATTGAAAAAGATGCCTGAGTTTTATAAAACATACGGAGGACATGTAGCGGCAGGAACGTTACTTGGAACAGGTGCAGGTGTAGCGGCAGGTGCAGCAATCCGAAATGCACGAAATAAAAAAGATGACCAAAAGAAAGAGGCAAATGAAATGTCGCATGGACTAATTAAAATCGCAGAAGAAGAGAAGAAGAAAGCTGGCGGTGCTGTTGCAGCAGGATTACTAGGCGGAGTAGGTGCAGGGAAATTAGTCGATGCAGTGGCCGGGGGATTTGTGGCGGAAGATAAGATGTCAGCTAAACTGATGAAAGACTATGACCCGAGAAAAGTGCACGAAGGATTCAAAACGAAATATGATCACAAAAAAGCGACAGCAATGGCGAAAGAAGTGACGATGAACTTAGTTGATATCTTAGGAGACTCAGAAAAACTACGTAATCATCCTGACTATGCAAATATTCGTAAAGAGATTACAAATAAGAATCTCACAAGAGGAACACTTGCTGGCGGAATTGCAGGACTAGCTGGCGCTATGATCTTAGCAGCTAATGATAAAGGACAAGAGAAAAAAGCGAATACGGTATCCTGTAGTTTGATTAAGATTGCGAAAGAAGAAAAAGAAAAGAAAAACAAAGAAGCATTAATTGGCGCAGGGGTTGGTGCGAAACTTGGCGGCACAGCTGGTGCATTAGCGGTGAAGAAGAAAGCAGACAAAGAAGGATTACACAAAGCAAGAGGTGCAGTGTGGGATAGAGGGATAGAAGAAATCGCTAACGCGAGTGGTGCAGAAGAAAAGTTGGTAAAGAACGTTGAGATGAATAAAAATCTGATGGACAAAGGGATTTTGAAATCAGAGAAAGCGTTCAAGAATACACGTAATAAATATATGGCAGGTGCGATGGGACTTGGTACGTTAGCAGGTGCAGGTGCTGGCTTCTTAACAGGTAAAGGTGTAGAGAAAACAAAAGACAAAAAATAGGAGTGAGTAAGATGACGGAGAAAAAAGAAAAAGGCTTTATCATTATTTGCGGATCATGCGGAAGACAAAACACATTTACGACGGACTGTTACCCAATGAAAGAGCGTGACCATTGGGATAAGGAAAACATTACGGTTACGATGTCTGCGTTTGGATCTGAAACAGTGGAAATCGATTGTGTATGTAAGAATAGTGTCTATTACGAAAAGGACTAGGGAAACCTGGTCCTTTCTTTTGTACTAGAGTAGAAAGGGAGTGATAAAAGATGAGTAGGAAAACGTCACTGGTTACAAATCCAGATGGTTCACTGACTGCCATTACGAAGGATGCGAATAAATTATTTGATTACGTGGATACAACTCTTTGGAAAAATAGTTAATTTATAAAGCTGGGTAAACCTAGCTTTATCTAGTACAATAGAAAGGAGGAGGTGGAAAATATTATGAGACGTAAAATAGAATTGATTACAAACCCTGATGGTTCATTGAGTGTAAAAACGAATGATCCATTAGCAGCTTTAGCGAATCTTGACATCGATGCGTTAACAGATGCAACGAAGCAAATTGAAGCGGTGAAAGTAACTGCAAACAAAGGGGTAGCAGATGCGGCCGCGGCAAAGTCAGTAGCTGATACAGCAAAGACGACTGCAACAGCAGCACAAACAACTGCAAACACAGCGAATACAACTGCGAACACAGCAAAGTCTACAGCAGATACTGCGAAGACGACAGCTGACAAAGGTGTTGCCGATGCAGCGACTGCAAAGACGACAGCCGACAAAGGTGTAACGGATTCGGCGGCAGCGAAAGCTTCTGTAACTACACTTGACGGTAAGGTAACTGCTATCGACAACCGTTTGAAGTTAGTAGAAGCAAAATAATACTAAAGGGGCGATTGGGATGGCGGTAACATTAGAAGGTTTACAAGTACAAATCGATATTTTACAATCGAAGCTTGCGACGAAAGTAGATGTAACGAAAATAAATGAATTGCAAAAACAATTAGATCAAGCGAAAGCGGAGAACGATATATCTAAGTCACGTATCTCTCAGCTAGAAGGTAGAATTGTAGTATGTGAGTTTAAGATTGCCGAGCTTCAATCGAAAGAAAAGTAATGCTTGTCTAAGAAGTTCAAGTAAGTTATGATGAAAGCAACGAATATTTCGTTGCTTTTTTTATTTGGAAAGGGAGCGATTGAGGATGAGTAATAAAATCGAAGTGCATCATGTAATTGTGAACGGGAAGCCAGATGAATCAACAATTAAGGATTACACAGATAACGGATGGATTGCTGTAGGGATAGATAGAGCGGATAAGTTCCATCCATATGCTCTTAATTCAGATAGTATCGTATTCTTTGCAAAGCCAATCAATAAAGAATACTATGATTCCAAAATGAAAGCATTCGCCGAAGCTCATGAATGCGAAGTGAGCGAGTAATATGGGATGGGACGCTAGCAAAACAATATTTGTTAACTCCGTAACACGCGTTGTTGTTACAGGAAGTGAAGTTGTTCAGTTTCATAAGAGAATGACAGGAAGAAGTGTTACAACGATTAACGGAACGTGCTACATAGATGGATTTGAATTAGTAAACGGAAAATGGAAGCGCACGTTTTGGGCGATATGGCATTTATTTCTTTAATATAAAACATGCCGAATGCCAATGTTGATATGGGATATGGGATACGGGATATCGTATTACGATTATTTAAAAACAAAGGAGAGATTGGAATGGGCAAAACAAAAGATTTAGTGTTAGAAATGAGTAAGCAGTTAAATGATGTACACGTAATGATGATGGGAATGGAAACGGCACATGCGAATGAGAAGATGAGAGTTCGTGAGCTCGAAGGAGCCACAGAACGATTAGCTGAAGAAAATCAAACATTACATAAAAAAATCTTTGTCTTAGAAAACCGATCAGACCATTGGAAAGAAGACTTCGAGAGAGAAGCACAAGTCTTACAAGACATTGTATCTGCTCACCGTAAAGAGATGAAAGAAATCGTGGAAAAACATATGAGTGCTCTGAAAGATAAGATACAAAAAACACAAGATGATAAATTAACAGATAAAGATACACAGCCTTTTAAATCAGTAGGAGCTGGCATTACTCCGAAGAAGTCTATTCCGGATACTATTATTTTACGAAACAGTGAGCATGGCTATGCAGCAACATTTAATACAGAAAGAGATGTCGTTACAAAAGTAGAAAAAGGTCATACGCCGACTGCGTGGGCGAAATCTCCGGAGGATTACGAAAAACAAGTATCACCTGAGTATTTTAAAAAGTCGTTAGATGATGCGACGGAAAAAGGCATGCTATATGCTACGATGAAAGAAATGGTAAAAAAAGAATATGAAGGACATGTAGCAGTAGTGAGAGAAGCAATCAGTGCATTTAATAGTCGCTTAGAAGGTCAAGAAATCCATATTCATGATCTTCTACAAAAAGTAGGTAATATGAGTCTTGAGATGAAGACTTCGAATTGGTCTTTCCTTAATTCCTATGTAAAGCCAGGCCAATTACTTCTGCCGATTCCTGTTGATAAAGAAGTGGGACTAACAAAAGAGGTAATGGATAATCATTACGATGCACTAACGAAACTGAAAGAGTTAGGTAAGCAAGTATCTACGCTAGAAAATAAGATGGATACGAAAGCAAGTGCAACCGATGTAGCTTCAGTCGCTAAACATGAATACGACCAACGACAACTATTAGAGGAAATAATTGAAAATCATAGAGTTGCGATTGATGATGTAAAAAAAGACGTATCTGAGAAGATATCGGGCTCATACTTTAACGATGTAATAAATAATTTAAGTAGTGAGGTTGCAGAGTTACAAAAAGACGTATCTGAAAAGGCAACACATGAACACCTAAGTTTCTTTGTAACGCAACTAGATACAAAAATTACGAAAGCGACAGAGCAACTACCGAAACTTTCGACCTACGCGTATATCGATACAGTCGCTAGCCAGATTCACGAAGAACTAGATAAATTAAAAGGTACGACTTCTGGTGATGATGCGGTAGATAGCATTCAAATGATTACGCGACGTATTAATAATATCTATGCTCGTTTGAATAAATATGACCAACAGTGGAAGGATACGCATGGTGATCTTAGAGACGATGTGAACCAAGTGAAGAAGCGATTAGATAATCAAGGTATGCATGGGCAAAACGATACAATGCGCGTTGCTAAACTAACGGAACTCTCGGAAAAAACATTGCAGTACCTGGACCATTTAGTAAAAGTAGTGAACTGGAATGCAGAAGCGATGGCAGAACAATTCCAGAAATTGGGCGTGGACATCAACTTAAATGAATATGTAGCGGAGAAAAAAGACTAGGTTCCCCTAGTCTTTTTATTATGAATTGTCAAGTTAATATTAATTTTCAGAAATATATTGTTTTCTAGATGTTCTATATGGTAAGATATGTATGTGTTCAAGGGGAGCACAAAAACTAAATATAAGGGAGAGATGTTTTATGGCACGTTTTACTGACGTATCAGAAGGGCACTGGGCTTACAAGTTTATTGAGTATGTTGCAAGTCACAGCATTTTAAGTGGTTATGGCGATGGTCGTTTCGGACCAAGTGATGCGTTAACTCGTGAACAATTAGCAGCTTCTGTGTACCGCGCAGTTCGTCCACTTGATAGCAATGTAAATCCTTACACTGATATTGATGGAAACCCGTTCAAGAAAGAAATTCTTGCATTAACTGCAGCTGGCGTATTCACACCTGCTGATGGCAAGTTCAATCCAAAGCGTTTTGTGACGCGCGGTGAGCTTGCGGTTGTTCTTGCAAAAGGATTTAAATTCCGTGTAAAACCTGGTTACGAAGCTAACCGTTACGATTTCCACGACATGATTTACGGTCACTGGGCTCGTGAGTCTGTAAAAGCTCTTTACACAAACGGTGTATTGTTAGATGTTGCAGGTGGAGATTTCCGCCCGAACGATAACGTATTCCGTGAAGATTTAGCATGCTTTATCTATCGCTCTATCTTCTTTGATCCAGATTTTGTTCCTGGAACAATCGCTTAATAATAAAAAAAGACTAGGGAAACCTAGTCTTTTTTTATTTGTATAAAAGGATAAGAAAGTTCTGATTATTTCTGTATAATGAAAGAGAAAGGGAGTGAAAAAAATGGTACGTCATTATACTGAAAATGACCACGAGATGATTGAAGGTATCGTCAACGAGAAAGTGAAAGTGGTTGAAAAGGACACGAAAGCAATAGCGGAACGATTGGATAATGTTTCGAATGTCACAAGTGGATTTGTGGACATTGCGAATAATACGAAAACGAAGCTGGATAAAGTAGATGGACTGGTAGGGAACGAAGCATCCCTCGGTACACATCCAAGAACAATTACCACGACGGTTGCAGAAAGAGGATTTAACTTACGTGATTTTAATGCAATGGCAATTGGCGGAGATGATTCAGCATCTTTCCTAGCTGCGATTGATAAAGTAACAAACACACGTATTAAAACATTGTACGTGCCGGATGGAGACTACAATGTTTCTCAGAGAATTGTTGTACCGAGAGGTGTCATTTTGGACTTTGCGCCAAATGCTATTGTTCGTCCACTAGCAAATGAACATATCTTCCAAATGAAACCCGAAGCAGAAGTCAAAGGGGTAACGATTGACTTACGGGAAGCGAAGGTAGACTTTGATAAAGCATGTTTCTACTTCGATGCAACGGATATGTTCCAGTTCTACGAAGAATCCCATACGCTAAAGAACATTAATATCAAAGGGAAGCGTATGACGAGTGGTTGGAAGGGCACTGGTATCTTGATGGAGGCAACGAAGCCCGATACGTATATTAACAACGTGCATTGTAATAACATCACGATGACAAATATCGGAAAAGGAATTCGTCTTCGTGTAGCTCCATCGATTGTCGATAAAGAAAAACCTTCTTGGGTGAATGCGAACCACTTCCATCAGGTTACGATTATGAACTTTGAGTATGCGTTAATGCTAGAAGGACTGAGTAGTATCCCTCGTGACGTGGGCGGGAATATCTTCTCACAACTACAATTGCAAGCAGAAGCTGGTTCGAAGCGCATGATTTATTGCGAAGGCGCTTATAATCGTTTTAGCGGATTCTTCTGGGATCTACATAAAATGAAAGAAGAGAATCCTGCCTTTGAGTTTGCGGAATCTAGTAAGTTCAATGAAGTGAAATCAGCAATGGCGGCAGAGCTCACAGAATCTTGGTGGGACAAAGGTTATATGAATAGTTTCCCAAGCCCGAACAACTATGTAGCTGACAAACGAATTAATGCATTCCCAATTTCCTTACCGTATCAACCAAACTTCTTAGGGAACCAAGACGACTGGATGGTCAACGGGGATAAGCGTGGATTCACGATTCAGCAAACAAGTACGCATCCAGTGAAAAGCGGAGAACTAACAAGTGTATTCTCCTTTGATTCAGAGGATGGGGCCGTATTTGATATGACGAACGCAACCTATGACAACCCAGTTGTATTAGAAATCGATTTAACGATGGATCCTTGTTGGTATGCGGCATTCTTATCTGTTGCATCACCTTGGGGCGGTCAACCAAAAGGATATGAGATGGATATGTTCGATAGTATTACGAACAAATGGGTTGGCGGTGTACACTGGACGAAGCAAAACCGTTCACAAGCTATCGCGGTTAGTGCACCTTGGGCTGGTGCTGATAAGTGTACAAAGGTTCGGATTAAGTTTTGGGGCAGTAACTTAAAAGATAATACCGTTAAGATTTCTCGCATCATGATGACAAGTACAAAAGATGGCGGGAAGGCGTATCTTCCGTTTATAGAAGGAAGTAAGCTACCTGACTTCACGCCGAGATTACCGGGCGATAAGATTATGATTGGTGATCAAGACGATATATTGGTTGCAGCAGACAAACGATATAAAGTGTCATCACTTGGTATGGCGAAATCAAGCGGGAATATCTTTAGCATGTTCTCTATGCGAAGAGAGCAGTTCTGTAAGTGGGTAGATGTAAAGCAAGCAACGCCTGCTATTATCGAAATCGACTTTGGGCCGAACGGAACAGATAGCTTAGAATCTGTCGGGATTATGTTCGCTTGGGCAGAAATGCCAACAGACATCAAAATCGAACGTGTCATTGGAAAAGTGGACAATGCATATACGAATGTATCGACGATATCGAAGAATAGTGCATCTACCATTCACGTTGCAGCTCGAGCTCCGAAAACATATAAATTAAAGTTCACTGTTTGGGGTTTTGTGAATGAGAACAAAGGTGTGCGTGTAAACCGAATCTTCGCAACGAGTGGAGATGGTATCGGTACAGCGTTTATGAACACAGAAGGAGATAATAAAGTGTTCGGAGATATTATGATTGCCGATAAAACAAAAGGTATCGTGCAACAATCACCAGACGGTAGTTACTGGCGACTAAGTGTATCTGATCTAGGAGAACCGAAGTGGACGAAAGTAACTACTAGTTGACAATCTCTATGAACATGATATAGAATGAGGGTACGCTTTTCTTATCAATACTGTGTACTACAAAACCATTACTTCTTACAAAACTCTTGAACCAGATCTCAGACCGGAAAAGACCTACGTTTATACGTAGGTCTTTTTTTATTTGACTTATTCTTTCGACATGTTAAAATGAGATTACGCAGATTTGATTAAGCGATTCCGTCATCGCTATTGTCTACTTAATCCTAGTATCTTACTTTAGACTCGAAAAAGAGGACTATGCACACGCATAGTCCTCTTTTTTATATGTTCGCGTGATGTTCGTCTGTTCGAACTTCCTTGAACATGATAGAATAAAAGAATCCTAAAGGTATTTGTCGAACCATAGAAGTTAAAAGCAAATTGATAACAATATACTAGGGGTATATTGTTTATTTTTTTATAAGGGGATGATGATGTGGAGAAAGAGTTCGAAATGATTATGGGGAATGCTATTATTTTTCACAAGACCTCAGAAGAGTTAATCGAATGGATCGACAGGCATGACCGATTAAACATCATTGATAAAACACGTTTAGATGAATCGTTGCACGAGATGAAAGTGAATGAAGAAAAGAAATATGGATTCTGTTGTTGGATTAAACGAACGCAGTAGAGGAGAGGTTAGAGATGAATAAAGTAACAGGAATGTTAGATATAGTAAAAGTAGGCGGCAAACAAGAAGGGGCGTTAATGAAGAAGGATACGGTAGGGTTCGGTTCTGTTGAGGAGTTACGTGCGATACAAGGAACACTACATGTAATAAATGAAATGATTCACGAAGATTGTTATATTGCTGTTTGTGAACCTCGTATATCTATTGAGAAATCTAGCGGTATCTATAACTGGAGATGGGAAGCATCAGCGGATGAATTGTATCGTGCAAGAGATATGGGACTAAATAATTATGTACTTTACAAAACAGCAGCTCAATTAGAAAAGATGATGGATCCAACGGGTGATATGGACGATAGCGAAAAGATATGTCTATTGCATTGCTTGATATTAGATATGACTCGTAAACGTGATATGGATATTGCTGACCCGTACGGAAAAAGAATATCTTTTGCACAGAAACTAGCGCAGGAGTTAAACAAACCTGAGTTTCTAATGACATTAAGTGAACTAGAACACCTTGTCAGAGCTGGTCAATCTGGAATGTTTAGCATATTTGACCGACCTGCTGAAGAAGGTGGATTAAGAGGACTAGAAAAACTACATGGGATGAGCATGAACTTCTATGATAAGTCAATGGCATTTAAGCTGGAAGCATCTACTCGTATGAAGGCAGGACATGTAGTGTTTACAGATATTAATAAACAATATGCAGACAATGGTGATTGGGAGATGAAGTTGTGAGGTATGCACCGAGACGAAAAATCAAGAAAGCGAAGCATGGCGTATTTATTTCCAATCACTTCTCTAGCTATGTACGATTTATGCTAGGTGATGAAGATGTGCTAGATACAGATGACATTAGTAAACCAAATGAAACAGTGAAGCAACGTCGTGAAGTATTTGAGTACTGCGGTGTGCTGACTAGATTCTACGCTGATGACGATAGCATAAGTATTGATGAAATAGTTTATATCGATGGAAAACCAAGACGCATTATCAGTGCTGATGAATTAATGATTAAGTATAAGAAGACAGAAGAGAAACTGAAGAAATGGAGAGGTGCTAGATATGCGTTACGTGAGAAGAAGGCAAGTCATTAAAACCAAGAAAAGAAAGATAAAGCCAATTGCTCATAAAGTGAGAAGACAGATGGCAAAGAGAAAAGGCAAAGATACATGGTCTGCTAAAGATTTGTCGTTACCTAACCGCACGATTAAACATCGATGTGTCGCTTATAAAGAAACAGGGTTCTTAGCTCTGATGTATGTTGACCCTAATAATAAACGAGGACTTACATTGATGAAGAGTGAAGGTATTTACACTACAGCGGACGATGGTACTCAAATTGAACTTATGAAGCCAGGCGTTTATATCTGGCAAAGATTAAATATGCAATCGCATAAGGAAGCACGTAATGCCTTACGTAAGGAGAAAAAGAAGAGAGCGAGGTTTAAGGAAATGATAGATGCGCTTTGGACTCGTTCGACTTGTTCGGATTATTTACCATCTGAAAGTATTGAGGTGAATATAAAAATATGATAGGAAAACTATTTCTTAGTTTCGGTATCGGCATTGTGATCTTAGGTGTTATTTTCTGCATCGCTGAATTCAGTACGAGAATGTCTGACGGAATGAAGTTCATGATAAAAATCGGGTTAATCGTTATGGTAGTCGCAACTCTACTGGGATACGCAGTGATTTACGTTTACGAAGGATTTACACAATGACGATGAGGTGAAGGTTGAATGATAGACGTAATTGGTACACATTTAAGTTATTTATTAATCGGTGCAGCGGTATGTGCAGTATTAGCTATGTTGGTACAGGGTGTTATGTGGCTTGGTGAAACGGTTTGGCGCATATTAGGTGTCGTTCTATTAATTGTCATGTACTTAATCGGCATGGCAGTTGTATATGTAGTGAAAATGTAAAAGGGGAGATTAGGATGACATTGAAAGCAGAAGAAATTTTATTGAATACAACTCTAGGTGTTCTCGATAGGGTATCTCGTTATTTAGAGAAATTAGAAGATGTTATTACGCCATTCGAGGAAGAGGAACATCAATTGATATCAAAAGAAATAGCAGATGTTTGGGCAGCGGTGAGAGGTGATTATTCAAAAGAAACTCCTGCTGAAGAATCGAAACCATTAGATTTAAATAAACAAGCTGAGATTAAAACAGCTTTCGGATCTGTACTTGTTATCGGGAAAGATCAAGAAGAAATGGTAGAAGAAGAAAGGAAATTAGTTCTTGGTCACTGCGTTGAATGCGCTTCTCCTACCGCTCGGATGCGTTTAGATTCAGAATCTCTTATGGGTGGACGAGCAGGGATAATTGTACCGCAATACGAATGTGAAAGTTGTGCGCAAGAAGCAAAGGAAACGGGATGGCGAAATAATCCTTCAGACGGAATACATTTAAACTCACAACTATTTTAATTAGAAAGAGGGAATGGATAATGAAACGAGTAGAAATCAAAATGGAATTAATACGGGATATCGTATCGGGTATTTCGCATGTTGCAAGGATTAAAGGAACAGAAGGACTAATCGACTACTTAACGAGGCATGGTAGTAATAGTTATTACTTGAATGTTGAAGATGATCAAGTGAAAGAAGTTGTATCAGGCTTCTCTCATGATTTCGATGGCGATACATTGAATACAGTTAAGTGCGAGGCGATTGGACCTATTGAAGATGCAATTGAAATAACAGACAAAGCGATAGAACACCTATCGGCGAATGCTCAAATTGGTTATCTCCTTCATAATGATGATGCAAAAGAAGATGATAATAAACAAGTCGTTATGATAGATGGTAATCCTGTGGCTGTTACGGATGTTAGTTCTGTTACCAATGCAGATAACAAAGGAAAGATTGCGTTCCTTGGAATGGATATAGGTAAAAGGGATGGTATCGGAGCAATCCAAAGTTGGGCTCCATATGCTGAGACTGAGAGGTTTTCTGAAATCGGCGGTGCCAAAGTAGATGCGGTATTCTTTGATGAAGTAGGTAAGGTTGGAAAAATGATAGACGAAGCGGATGGTGAAGAATGATGAATAAAGAAGAGATGGTTTGGAAAGATATTAAGATTGCTGACGTTGAAGCGATTTATGACAGAACATTAAAGTATGAAGATGGAGAACGAATCGATTTAATTAAGTTCAAGATGAAGAGTGGTGCGCTAGTTGAACTGGAATATGCAGACTGCCAAGAACGTAACAAGGATTACGAAGAGTTCTTTACTATGTTTGTTCAGTATCACGAGGTACCAGAAAGTTATTTAATTAAGAATGATGTGTTTGCAAGAATCAATGGTCAGAGTATTAGGATCGGTAAGTATGTTAGAACGATTATCGGTACTTCTAAATATCTCATGAACTATGAAGTCGAGAAGTTAAGAAGAGAAGGCAAGATTGAAGATAATGGTCGTAGGCAAATGTCATATATCCAAGCGTTCGAACTCGTAGCGAACAAGCCTACGAAAGAATTAAAGCCGGAGTACATTAAACAGCTCAAAATCATGGGCTATAAAATTCCTGGTGTAACGGATCCTGAGTTAGATACGAATGCGATTGAATGGCGTGAACTGAATAAACCGACTTATTGTGAGTTCTGTAATGAGACAGATAAGGTAAAGACGATGTTCATTCGTGGTATCGAAATTGATGCACATCTTTGTGATAACTGCATTACGAAAGAACTAACGAAATCTATTAATGACTTAGTGAAGGGTGATTGAGATGAAGCTAACTAAGGAACAATCAAAAGAAAGAACAGAATTAACAAGGGAGTATAGAAATACTAACGGTCCAAGAAGGAAGTCTATTAAGGATTATATGGCAGAACAAGGTTTCCTATACGTAGAAGGACCACTAGGTGAACAACAATCTTATTTTTTGACACCGGAAGAGTATAAAACCTGGGAGTTCACGAATCCGCAGGAAGTAGATAAACCATCATTCCGTTACAACGTTATCTTTATGGCTTTACCGGAATGGGATGCTGAGTACGAAGAGGTTGGTCGTTACGGAAGCAATAATCCGTTTCCTGATTTATCGAAGGGTGACGAGGTTAAGATCAAAGGAAAACGATATCTTGTATCGAAGAAGAGAGTTGAGTATGATCCTGACGAATCGTTAGTTGTGATTTATGAAATGTTCTGTACAGGAATTTTACTTGGAGGCGATGAGGAATGAGATGGAAAGAAGCACAAGTAGACATGCAGAAGAACTACGGACTACGTGGTTCTTCTTATAAACGTAAGAAATGGCCTGAAGGTAAGTTTGTCTATTATCACGCTGGTTATGAGATATCAGCAAAAATGGGTTACGGTTACGGTGAGTATCTAGGTGAGCCGAGCTTCTTAGGTGCCTTTGTATTAAAAGATACAGCGAATCAATTACACATGGGATGGCAACCATCTAAAGGTGACATAGCAGCGAAGGATTGGGTGAAGATAAAGTGAAGGCTGGAGATAAAGTAAGAACAACTAAAGCGTATTTCAAAAAGTTTGATAGAAAGATATACGGCGTAGTGGCAGAGTTTTTCGGTACTGCGCTTTGTATTGTTCGTGTAGAGGAACAAGAAGGTAAAGGTTCGCTCCCTCACTTAACAGAAAATCGTCTTCTGATGAATAAAAAAGACTTAGTAAAGGATGATGCAAAATGAAACAAGTAAAGCTGCACTTTGATGATAAAAAGAATAAATGGATGATTGATGATACAGAACTTGAGTATTTGGTTGAGGAACACGAGCGCGAGCATGTGGAGATTGTATACGAAGAATCAATCACAACAAAGAAAACGAATTTAACAAGAGGTGAAATCTTGCGAGGTATAGAAATTGGTCGCTTTAAAGAAGGTGATCGATTTGTTAGACCTTTCGACGGGACGATTGCATCGGTAGTAGAGGGGAAAATATTACAATATTCCGGAGGAACTTTCATGCAATTCAAAGCTATGCCTGATGAAGTGTGGCATGTTCTTTTAGATATTGAAGTTGGTGATTGGGTTGCAAAAACACTCAGTGATAATTCTGTCATGGTCAGTAGAGTTATCAACGGATGTCTCATAGGTCAGGAAATGGGAGTAGAAATAAGATATGCGAATACAGTTATGAAATGGAAAATGGATGATATCCGCATGGCTACGCAAGAAGAAATTAAGCGTGCTAAACGAGCAGAAGCTTTCATTAAGAAAGGTCGCCTTATGAATGAATACAAAATTGGCGATGTGTTACCACAAGGCGGAGATCTTTACGGAAAAATAATAGGTGTAGATGGTAGTGGTGTATTAATTTCTGGTAATGGAATTAGAAATTGGGTTCCGAAAGAAGATATAAAAATACCCGCATTCTTTGTAGAAGATATGGTGGAAGTAGAAGAGACGGAAGAGGGGAAAGCACAATGAAACAAGTAATCATTAATAGCCATGCAACGATTGTTAAAGGACCGTTCCGAGGTGTGATAGGTAGAGTGGTAGGTTTTGATAGCGATATGGATATGGTAAGTGTTGAGGTTGCGGAAGATACATTTATTGACGTGAAGTCCGGTGTGATTAAACGAGTACCAGAGCTTACAAAAACGAAAGCATGGGATTTAGTCATGTCGTTCTTTGAAGTTGGTAAGAAGTACAAAATTGGCTTTACTGATTTAGAGGGCAATGATGTTGAGCATAAATGTATAGTGTTTGAAAAGAACGGCGGTAACTTAGGAATCCAAGTGTTTGAAACGGATGGCGAACCAGACGAAGGGCAAACGTGGATTAAGTGGAGTTGGATGAATCAAATTGAAGGGTTACTTTGATATGGAAGTCTATGGCGTGAATTTTGAAGGAGCGTTTTGGACTACTGACTGTGCTGGTAAGCAGGATTTCGATTTCAATATTCTGAGTGTGAGTACAAGATATTGGCCTGATCATACTGCGAGACCTCAAATCCTTTTAGGTGATAGGGTACTAGTTCAATTACCTAAACAGGAATACATCGAGGGTACAACTGAGTTGGAGTGTAAACAAAAAGTTGAACAATGGGTTCGAGAAAAGATTTCAATCATTATGACACAATTAGAAGAACTAAAAGGAGAATAGGGAGATGACGAAAATGGTTAACTTACAAAAAGAAGCGAAGATTGTATTAGAAAAGAAAGAGATTTTTGGTGAACTAGCAAACGTAATTTGTGTGATGGATATTTCACCTTCTATGTTTACTAACTTTGAAAATGGCACAGTGCAGCAAACATTCGAACGCATACTAGGTGTTGGGATGAATATGGATGCAAACAAATCTATTGAAGTATTTGCTCTCAATCACGATGTGGAATACGTAGGAGAAGCAAACGTAAGTAACATCGAAAACTATACAGACAATGTGTTCCTGAAGAAAGTACGAATCAGCGGTGGCACTTGCTATACACCATCAATGAAAGCTGTCGTAGAAAAAGCGGAAAGTGAAAGCAAAGGGAAAGGATTCTTCAAGAAACTATTCGGCAAGAAAGATAACGATGGTTTCGATAAGAATCTACCAACACTTGTTTTCTTCATGACAGATGGAGCGAATGCTTGGGATGATCAAGGTCCAGCGGAAGCTTATCTGAAAAAGATTTCTAACAAACCTATCTTCTGGCAGTTCGTAGGAATTGGTAGTAGCGCTATGCCATTCTTAGAGAAACTAGATGATATGCCGGGACGAGTGTTAGATAACGCAGACTTCTTCCGAGCAGAAGATATTAAGAACATTCCTTACTCTGGTCTGTTAGATAAAATCTTAAACGAATATCCAGGTTGGTTGAAGGAAGCTCGTGACAAAGGGATTGTGAAGTAATGAAGAAAGCAGAGATTGAGTCATTACTAAAAGAAAAGAATAAAAAGTTACAGGAGCTGCAGAAACAAGCAGCTCCTATTAATCAACAAATCTATTGTCTAGAGTGTGAGATTTATGATTTGGTAAGCAGAAGGGATGAAGGAGAAGATGAGTAGACAAATCACCTTTTTGGATAAAGTAAAAGCGTTCACGAAATTCATGCTGAAAAAGAAAGACATTGTAGTTGTTAATTGCGGTATGTGTAAGAGCACGAGTATTACATTCGAGAAAAGAGAAGAGTCTTGTTATCACAAAGAGGTTGTTTATAGAAGTGAGTACACATGCAGTAAATGCGGTGCGACTTGTCAAAATACGCAGTACTGGGAAAAGTAGGTGTAATGATTGAAAGTTATTGTTGCAGGATCTCGAGAGTTTAATGATTATCAAAAACTACGTGAAACGTTAGACCGTCTGTTATATCGATACCAACCAGCAGAAGTAGAAATTGTAAGTGGTGGTGCAAATGGTGCAGATAAATTAGGTGAACGGTATGCGAAGGAGAAAGGTTGCTTATTAAAAATCTTTCCTGTATCACCTACTGATTGGGAGAGATATGGTAAATCAGCAGGCTATCGGCGTAATGTGCAAATGGCAGAATACGCCGATAGCTGTGTTGTTTTTTGGAACATGAAAAGTAGAGGCGCGAAACACATGATTGATATTGCAGAACAGCGCAAATTGAATTTACGAAAAGTGATGGTTTAATTTTGTAGGAGAAGTAGGTGGAAGTGTTGGACGAAGACGAAAGAACATACAAGCCAATAGTTCCTAAATGGGTTGCGGACATTCTTGAGAAACAGAAAAAACAGGATGTGTTCGCAACACTTGGACATGCAAAAGAGTGGGATGATTGGAAACGAAAGTATTCAAGAAAGTTAAAATATGCAAGATTGAACGGATGGATTGTGGAAGGGGAGAATGAGAAATGAACGCAATGGATTTTTTAAGAATATCACCACTTATTAATGATTGTCCGAATTGTGGTAATCAGTTTGTTGGTAATGGTCAGGGCACGTTAGAGGTTGACGACAATATAATCAAACGTACTTGTAAATGTGGGTTTGATTTCGAATATGATGTTAATGACGGAGTAACTAAAAAGAAAATTAAAGAAGCGGTTGCTGAAGCGTTAAGTAAAATGCAATAAAAGTGTTATTTTGTAGAGTTTCATCAAATTTGAATTTTGTATGAAAGTGAGCTGATTTTCTTGAAGGATAATTACAAATTTAAAATGTGGGATTGGGACGAAGGTCGTTTCTATGCCATCCCAATGGAAAATGTTGTAGAAGCTATATACTTTGCTTGGAATTACGAATTCGATGTGTACGAGATTGATTCAGGAGAAATGATTTTTTCGGGCCAGTTAGATAATGAAGACAACTCAGAGATGTTAGAGAAATATGGATTAAGAGTTATTGATGGAGAAAACTACCGTAATCTACAAAACATTGAAACCAGTGAAATTTATAAAGCAATTAAATCTCAATAAAAGCGTTAATTTGTAGAGTTTAATCAAATTTGAATTTTATAAGAAATGGAGAATGTAAAATGAAAAAGAAAATAATTGCAGGTTTAATGTCTATTATGGCAATAACGGGTTTAGCAGGTTGCAGTACAGAAGCGGATACAGTTTCACAAAATTTATCTAAATCAGCTGATTCATTTGAGGTTCAACGAAGAGTAGTGTTCTTCAATGGTATAACTGATAAATACCTTTTAAGTATTGAAGGATTGTGCGCTTTAGACGCTGGTGACGGGAAGAAGATAACTGTAACTTGCAAGACTGGTGATGGTAAATATAAGAAACATTACCTTGGATTAAGTGATAATGTAAGTTACTTCATAGAACAAACAGATGCTAAGTATGAAGATGCATACCATTACAAAGTACTGTTTAGACCAGAAGAAATTATTCCAGATATTAAGTTGCAGACAAGCAATAAATAAAAGTGTTATTTGAATTAAAAGGGAGAAGATGAAAATGAAAACAAATCAACAGATATTTACAAGTACAGATGGATGGAAATTAATCATTAAACATAGAAAGTCAGCAGTTATTTTTGAGGTGAATCCAGAGCAAGCGGGAGATCAATATGATTTTAAATTCAATTTTACTCCTGAAGGATTCAGAGATTTACTAGCGTATATCGAAGAGGTTTCTAATAACTCTTGGAAAGATTTGAAACCTAAAGAGTGTGATAGTTTCGGGAGTGACTACTATGAGTATTACGATAGACCGCTCGACAACAATGGCTATTTAAGTATTAAAGGGAATAGCTTAGTAATCCAACGACCTACTTCGGAGAGTACGAGAATTTATCAATTCAACAAATTGAAAATGCAATCATTCATTTATGACTTTAGAAAGCAGGTGGCGAAATAATATGAAATATTTTGAGTTCAAAAATCATGAGTATTGGGCATTAGTCGCTAGCGAAAACGTGGAGAAAGCATTAGAAGTGTATGTGGAAGAATGTGCTGGATCAAGTGTTGAACAAGTGAAAGCGGAAGGTGAACCAGTGGAAGTTACAAGAGAAGAAGCTTTAGATAAATACATAGAAGCTTCTGTTGTATTAACAGGGTTAACGATGGAAGAGTTAACGAAAGAGTTCGATGACCGGAAAAATACAACGTTACTTATTGATTCTTCATTAGCATAAAAGGAGTGGTAGAGATGACGGAACGAAAACATTTATTTAACGATGACGAAAAAGTGCGTATCAAAGAAACAGGTGAAATCGTAACGGTTTATCGTTGGTGGTTTTACAAGCCGAATCCAAGTGAAGGAGTACATTCATCTTGTGCTCAGTACGATATTAAAGAATATCCTGGTACTTGGTTTGCGGAATACGAATTAGAAAAGGTGGAGGATGAAGTAATGAGAAAACATGGAATTTATGTAGGTCAAGAAATGATGGATGTAGTAAAAGGTGATTTTAGGGATGCAGTTAAGGTAGCTTTAGAATGTATGAAAGAAACAGGTCTGATACATCATGCGAAACCGCTAGAAGAAATCCGTACAGATAATTCATATGAGTTACTGGCTGTACGCTATGGTGATGATGAAGAACATGTATATCGTCATGAGTTCTTATTTATGGAAGCACAACAAGCAATGATTAAGTATTTAGAGCGAAAAAACGATGGTCATGCTTTTGTAGAGTTAACAATTATCGAAGCGAAGAGAGGCTGATAATTGTGAAGCAAGCAGAAAAGGTAAGTATTGCAGTAGACATCCCACTTGATATTAAACCTGGAACGGTTATCAAACAGGCTGGGAAGTTATATGAGATGTGTTCGATTGCAAGTATCGAATTTATAACAATGAAAATCATGTTAGTAAACGGAACAGCGAGGGTGACGAAGATATGAACGCAGTAAAAGTAGCAGAATTGGCAAGAGTATTCGCAGCGTGTCAAGCGTGTGGTAGCACTTTTGTAAACAATGGTGAAGGTAGTATTTCGATTACGGACGATACATTCAAACGTGATTGTAAATGTGGATGGGGTATCCAAATGAAAGAGGATACCCCGCTTGATCGGATTGTGCAAAGTGCTGAACAACAGCGTAATCTGTTGCCTAAAAAAGAATTTCGAGTAACGGTTAATGATTATTCGGATCGTGTTTATGGTGTAGATGAAGCGATAAGACATGTAGAAATAGTTACTGGGAAGCCTATGGAAGATAAACAAATAATTAAAATGTTAAGAGAGCTTAAAGTTGGACTTACATTAATGCATGGTGATGAAACAGTAACATACGAAAGATTGAGATAAGGGAGATAATGATATTGAAAACAAACAAACTAACACTACGAGAGATTAATCATGTAAAGAGTACCGGAAAACATATCAAAGGGATTGGTGGTAAAGAATCTTGGGTAGGAAAGACAACCGAAGGAAACCCAGTAGAGATTCGTCATATGGGTTCGTATCATAAGGTACGTGCTTTGAAATGGTCAGAGTTCGAAATGATCGGGAGAGTGAGTTGTTAATGAAGTTAAAGATCAATGAAAAGTGTGATTGCAGAGAAGGATGTGAAAGTGTCTCGTACTTCCTATTCAATTCGAAATTTATTTACGCTTGTTTCTTTGATGATTACGGAACAAAGTTTTTGTATATTAGATTAGGGAAGAAGGTTTGGCGATGGGATTGGTGAAGAAAAGTAGAGTGATGTGTAGTTCAAGGCATGGACATAGGGTTATGGCTTCTCCTCTTCCTATAGCACGAGAAAAACTATTAGGTGAAAAACGATACGTTGAATTTTGTGATATCGTACTTACCGAAATTAGGAAGCCGATTCGGGAACATAAGTTAGTGTGGGAATATCGGATGAGGGATGAATTCTATCGTATCTCTAAAGGGTGTACATTGGAGTACCTGATGAAGTTAATACCTATGGCAAGACGAATGGACTTAGAAATGTTTGCGCGTATGATGTGGAAAGGGAGAGGGTTTTAAATGAGTATGGATAATTTATTTGAAAGTGTTAAACGTAATTACAAAGCTGGACTTATAGTTGAAATATATCAACATCCAATGTTTAGAGATGGTATCAGAGGTGTCATTCATGCAATGCATGAGGATAATACTATAGCGGAAGTAGCGATAGATGGTAAGGCGGTAACTACTATGATTCCTATTATTTTCTTAGCGATTAAGAAATATAAAATCGAAGGGAAGATTACAACAAGGAAAACACCTATGACGGCCGAGCAAAAGAAATTCTTTACGCTTGGAATATTATATGGAAAAGCACACGGTTTAGCTAGTGAATTAGGCGTTACGCTAGATGAAGCTAGTAAAATATTAGTTGAAGATTTGGAGGTGTTGAAGAAGTGAGGACAATCCCATTTATCACATGCCCGAAATGTATTGGTGGAAATATGTTTGTAAGTACGGATGTAAAACCACCAATTGAAATGTTAATGTGCGACAGGGAAAAGTGCGGGTTCTCTGTCGCATTAAGAACCTTACAAAAGCGAATGGATATCCTTCATGCACAAACGAAAGAATTACAATCGTACTTGGCGTTAGGTAAGTCTGGCCGCAGAATTAAAGATAGATTTTTAATGGGTGAAATTAGTGAAGGGAAATTCGATAGTTTGATGCGGGTGTTAAGCAATGCTAAAGATTGTTATGGATTAACAACTAAAGAGAAATCAGTTGTATCGGATTTAAAACAACAATGTCGGTTATGGTTAGATGGACATATGAATACAGATGACTATGTAGATCATGTAGATAGAATTATAGATGGATACAAAGGGGAATAGTGATGCATTTTCAAAAGATAGGCTTCAGTGAATATGATGATTATACGTGTTGCTTTATTATGCATGAGCAGAAGTTTACTCGTCAGGAATTCATTGTCATGTATAACGAGGCAATTGAAGAAATTCAGAAAGAAGAAAATTGTGCGTATGTACAGGATATGCAAACAGTAGTCGATAAGTTGTGCGAAAAATTTGGGTTCAAAGAAGTGCAAGAGGACGTTGAATTATGGGCAAGAGATGAAAAATATCATCCTATCATTAATGAGGATGATATTAATGGTGATGATCGTCATATTGATGTATCAGATCAAAAGGAAAAAATTGTCGTGCAAGAATCAGAACCACCTCAAGTTAGAATTTTAATGCAGTTTAAAAGTGGGAATACTTTTTACCCGGTTATTGGGACGCAAGAGCAAGTGACGGAAGAAGATATTCAATATGTGTTTGAAAATGGAACTAGGACAAAGGTTAATGAATATTTAGAGGAAGTAAAGGTAGAAGGAGTTACACCTGAATCTTATCGCCTTATACTTACTATTTTGCGAGATTGCATCCGAATTGATTTGTTCGTGAAAGACATTCCGAATGGCGATGTGATAGGTGCGGTTCGAGAACATGCCGCAAGAAGTTTGGCTAAAGCAGCGGACGATGAATTTGTTGAATGGGCGAAGAGAAATAACTTTTAAATCTTATAAAAGGGAGAGATAGATAATGATTAAAATTGAGCCAACAATTAACGTAGAGGAAGAACGTAAGAAGTATGATGAGAAAATGGAGAACGATGCGGAGTACCGTGAGAAGAATCAATACTTTTATTTCGAAAAAGGTAGGGAATTAGAGTTAGTTATTAAAGTTACGGATCCATTTATGTTCCAATCTGTATTCAATCTCTTTCACGATAAAGTAGAAGGGCAAGAATTATTAGGGTTCAAAGTAGATTCACTTGTTACGCATCCTGAAAGACGTATGGATAATAAGACGAAAGAGAAGTTGAAAAGTCTAAAAGAAGTAATAGATGCAGAAGTACGAAAGTGGGGGCTGGAATAATATGAAAGTATTAAAAGCGAGTTGGAATGAAACAACTAAAGCAAAACGTGAAGGTATGTTTGTTGGTCTTCCTTGGAATATTCTTGAGAGAGAGCGAACTGAAACGTCTGAGAAGGTACGTATATTATTTAAAGAATGGGATGCCCCTTATGTAATTCAAGGAGATGATTCTGCGGAAGATCTATTAGAAGTTATCAGTGAGAAAATAACAGAATCAGAGACTGGAAAGACGGATTTAGAACTTCCTGATGATAGCGAGGATATCTATTTAATTCAGTTCTCTGACAATCTAATTGTAAGTGTATTCGTTAATAATAGCTATAACGGTAATGAAGTAGAAAAATATGCATGCATTGATGGTGTCATTATAACGGAGGAGATTACGAATGGAGAAGTTCACCGATTTGTTGAATGGGCGAAATGGGTCGCAAAATAAGTTTCCGGATGAGTTGTTTAAAAACTACTACATGGGTGTTCCTGTAGAGCACGATGAAGCAGCCTGTACAGCATGGAAGCTATACTACTCACTCCATCATGCTACGACGCTTACTATGCATAGGATAGCAGAAGAGTACGGAACGACGGTTGAGAAAATGAGAGAGCATAAGAGGTGTAATCAATGATTGTCAGATATAAAGATAAAACTTATGAAGTAACAAACGCTGAGAATTACGCTTTGACAGAAGAAGAAATGACGATATTCCTTATGGAGAATGAATGGGAATGTAAGCAACGAGATATAGGGTTTTCTGTTTATCAAGTAGATGGGTTTACTCACACTGGAAGAGAAATGAAAACAATGGTGAATGAATGTATGGGTATGCCGAATAAGATTGTGATATGGTCTATTGAGAGTAATGATTTGTTAATTCACAAGGAGACTAGAAGGATTGACCGCATTAAAGAAAAAGTGGAAGCATCTAAAATCGGCAATGTTGTTAGTGATAAGTCTTATATACTTATGAATCCTGATGAATTAACGTGGTTGATTAAGGAAGCTGAACAAGTTCATGATATGAAACAACAAAGTATTTTATATGGCCCTATCGAAAACAGTCGTGGCATCCCGAAACATATCTTGCAACAAGTATTGGAAGAAGGTAAAAATGTCAAAAGTCCACACAAAGAAATTTGGGAACTAGGTGGCGTTCGCATCACTAAGATTAACGGGAAAGTATATGTGGCTGACTTAGAGCATCTGAAGAATCCTGATAAAAATATCATCGTTCGTTTTGACCTTAATCAATATCGTGTGGTAGGTAATTATAGTAAGTTGAGTCCTTATGAAATTGGACATGTAATGGCAAACGGAGTGAGAGTAGATTATCCAGGTTTAAAATATACGACTATTATAGGTGCGACTGAAAGTGGTAAAACGATTTGGATTGCCCTTATGCAAGATAGAAAAACGATTACCGCTTATAGTACAACTCACCATGATTTCCCTTCCGTTCGAGCTAAGGTAGAAAAACAAATTCGTGATGAAATTAAATCAGAGTGGACAACGGAAAGACATAAAGAATGGAAGTCGTTAAAGTTCTGGCAGAAGCTAACAAAAATATTCTCATAATGGTGTGCCCTTCGGGGCACACTTTTTGTTTCCTTACTTCCTTGAACATGATATACTATGAACTATAAGGAATGAGGAGGAATGGAAATGATAGGAGATAAATTATATAACGTGAGTGTAGACGGAAAGACACTTCCTGTTTACGGAAGGGTAGAAATACCTGCACTTTCACTTATCGCTTTAATCAACAATGGACTACAACGTAAACAGGGTGACGGTGTAATGTATTCTGATTATTATATGGGGTTAACCGAAGCTTTTGTAACAAATGAATTTATTTATATAAATGGCAGTCGAGAAAAAATCGTCGAACGACAAAGAGCGTTTGGGATGCGTCATGGAGAGCCGGTGACTAAATTCGTTTATGAAAATGGCAGTGAACTTTCGTTTACAGACATGGATCATTTAACTGGATCACCTAGATTGATAGTTTCAATTGGACAGGTTCACCATCATTGGGAGAAAACGATAGAAGAAGCTGAAAATGCAAGAAAACTGAAGGAGGTTTGTATGCGTAAACCTGAAGCTGATATCGAAATTGAAGAAAACGAAATGCCGAAAGTAGTTATTCGTTATCTTGGTTACAAGACGTTTACAAAATTAGTTGAATACTTCAAAGAAAGTCTTCGTTTAAAATTTGAAGGTAATAATCAATACATTCAAATGGAAGATGGTTGGGAACTACTAGTAGATGGTATGTACATCGTACAATACCAAGATGGTGTAATGGAGTCATTTACGGAAAGTGAATTTAGAGAAGCTTATTGTGAACATTCTACTTGGCAGTTCGATGAGTTCGGCGCAGCTAGATCTGTTGCGAATAAAGATGGATTGCGTGTTTTCGGTGCGGTAATTACAATGCGAGATAAAAAAGAATTGGAAGAAACACTAAGTGCGGTTCCAAATAACATTGTTGCTACGAATCGTGCGGAAGAAGTTACAGGACCTGCAGCTTGGTTAAATACAACAGCGGATAAATTAAGATATCTATACTTAGGAAAAGAGGAGGAAGTAAAAGTGGATAAAGAAAAATACATGGTTTCGCAATATGGTAATGAAATTAATGGGTATAACATTCTTAGAAAAAGTGATAGTAGCATTGTCGCTACTGTATATTCTTTATCTTTAGCGAATCAAATGGTTATGGGATTGAATGATAAGTCTGATAGAGAAATGGCTGCTACTGAAAAGGTAAAAGTAGAAAAAGAAAAAATCACGAAGGAATTGAAAGTGAACGAATCGTTTTGGCGTGGTCTTTCTGACGTAGGCAGAATACATTTCTTAAATGAAAAACTAGTTGAAGGTACGAATATGGATCGTCTAATCGGGGTTCAATTATTACTTGGGAAACCAGATAAAGAAGTGTACTTGATGTCCGACAAAATAGAAGGACTTCATGGGAAAGTAGTTGTTACCCATTTACCGAAAACGAATGAATATGAAATTAAAATGGCTGAACTAGATGCTAATGATAATATTTTTGATGGTGAAGAGAAAGAACAATCGATTATCGAAGCGATCAATCAATCAGAATCAACTATCACAATCCATGCGGATCAAATTGATATGAAGAAATGTGCTGAAAAAGTGGGAGCGATAGTGACTTCTACAGCTAGTGGAATTGTTGCGACAGTTAAAAATAATATAAACAAATCTGAGATTGCGCAAAAGAATGACGGAAGTATTTCTTTAAAAGTTGAAGGTCCTGGAGCTCGTATTAACTTAGATGGCGGTGCGAAGTTCATTAAAGGTTCTAATATCCGTCCTGCTTTTGTTTTGCGAAACCATTTTGAAATGTTTAAATATCGTTTAGATGCAGGTGCAAAGCAATTAGAAAATCCAGCTGCAATACAAATGGAGATTGTGAATATGCTGATTGAAGCTAGTCGTGGTAAGCATATGACAGACTTCCGATTCTTGAATATTCCTGTTTTTGGAACGAATATGACTTTTAATGTGACGAATGGAAAAGAAGAATTTATTATTGAAGTTGGTACAACGACACACGAGAACAAAGAATATACATTCAAATACTACTTGGTGATGAAATAATGAAATACGATATCCGAGAGAATACTCATTTAGAATCATGGGATATCTTGGAGAATAACGAGAGTGCCGATGGCACTCTCGTTGCTACATTCTTCGATAAAGCGAGAGGTTTTAATTACTGGAAGAATCTTGTTGGCAATGAAATAAATAATGAATTTAAAGAAGATGATTTTGAAAAACATCCTATTTGGGAAGTTGGATATGAGAAAAAAGATTATCTTGGTTTATTCCATGCTTATGAAATATTTAGAGATGCAGTTATAGATATGATTGGCCTTAGGTATGATTGTCAGTTTCTCCTTCGTGCTGACAATCATGTATTGATATATGGTTGTTTTTGTGAAGGTAAGAAAATTATCATTAAAGTTGTAATGAACGGTAATGGTAGACGTTATAATTGTACTGTGTATAGGGAGGTGAAGAAAGAATGTGGGGAATCGATGACGCGGTAGCGAAAGCAGTTATTGCGATATTGGCTGTATTATTATTTGGTAACATTGGACTTGGTATATTAGTTTATTGGATTAGCACGTTTAATTACAACATCGGTGTGGGACTTCTCTTATTAGGTTGGCTTGGATATATTGCTTTCTTATTTAATGATGAGTGGCGAGATTTCTGTTCGTGGAATCTGATATTTTATACATCTGGCATTTTAATCGGATATGGGATTTTTTAAAAGACTAGGGAAACCTAGTCTTTTTTTAGTATAATAAAGAAGGAAGGGGGTGATAAGATGAGTCGTAAAGGCGAGATTATAAAAAATCCAGATGGTTCTTTTTATGTTGACGGTACGAGTAGTAAAGCTGATATTTCAAAAAATCCAGACGGGTCATTCTTTGTAGACATAATTGATGGCATCGAGCAGATGTTAGGTGGCGTTAATTTGAAGGAAGTTTCGGAAAACAGTGAGAAAGTACCGAAACTAGAAGAAAGAATGAGCAATACGGATGAAGTTATTGTTGCTTTAAAAAGAGACGTAGAAGATTTACAGGTTAACGGCGGTGGCGGTGGCGGTGGATCTATCATTGATGGTGGAGGGTTCATTTCTGTTGCAGACGAAATTATTGATGGAGGTGTATTTTGATGGGGAGAAAAATACAAGTGCGTAGGGGTACGAAAGCGGAGTTACCAACTCTAAGTGAAGGTGAATTAGGTTACTGTACTGATACGAAGGAGTTATACATCGGCACAGGAACTGAAGAAGGCAATGAGCTACTGAACAAAACTTACGAGACAGACACAAATATAGATGGCGGTAGCTTCTCAGAAGCGAATGGTGAGTCCATCGATGGAGGTTCATTTTAATGATACAGAAGATTAAAATCCGTAGAGGTCGTAAAAGTGATTTACCATTTTTAGATATTGGTGAATTCGGTTTATGTACCGATACACAGGAGTTATATCTTGGAACAGAAAGAGGAAACGAACTAATCAATAAAGCATCTAATGGTTCTATCACCGTCGAAGACTCTTCTATTAATGGCAATATTAAGATTAATGGCCAAGAGGTAAAGATATACGATGATACATCTGTTACTTTAGATGTTTCGGGTTTGCAGACCGAATTGAATAAAGCGTTTGGTCAAATTAAAAAATTACAAGATGACCTAGCGAACTTACCATCTGGTGGTGGCGGAGGTTCTACTGTAGGAACTTCTACTATTAACGGTAACATTAAGATTAACGGGCAGGAAGTTAAAGTGTATGACGACGCTTCTTTAACTGAAAGTATGAAAACTAAATCTAACGTTGGTCATACACATACCATTGCTGATGTAACAGGACTACAAACAAAACTAGATGATTCATCTAGCAAAATTAAAAAGTTGCAAGATGACCTAGCGAGCTTACCACCTGGTGGCTCTGTTCCAAATAACGTTGTTTTATTTGAAGATTGGGCTGGCGGGGAAAGTGTCACTATCGATAACGGTGGAACACCTCCAGTTGCGGAACCTCCAGTAGTTACGATTAATCCAAATGGTGGATCGTTTACAGGTTCGCAACAAGTAACAATCAGTGTGGATAAAACAGCTACAATTTATTACACACTTGATGGAACTGTTCCGACAACGAATAGCACTGTTTATAGCGCTCCGATTGTATTAACTGATACAAAGACATTAAAAGCATTCGCGAAAGCTTCTGATGGCAAAGAGAGCACTGTCAAAACAGCTACCTTCACAAAGACTGAGGAAGGCGGAGGAAATCCTGGCGTTACGATTAATCCTCCTACAGAGTTAAAAGCAAGCAACGTATCTGATACAGGTCTGACTTTAACTTGGAAACCTTCAACATCTACTATTTCTGGATATGAAATCTACAATGGTGCAGCTCATATCACGATGGTAACAGGAACTACATACAATGTGACTGGTCTAACAAAAGGAACAGATTACACATTTAATGTAAAAGCGAAAGATGCTGGTGGTAACTTCTCTGTTCCGGCAACCGTTACTGTTAAGACAATTGATCCAAATAATGCACAGCCAGTTACTGATGGTATGATTCTTCACTTAGATGCATTAGATAAGGCTACTTATGCAATTTCAGGAACGAATAATACACCTGTAGTGTGGAAAGATAAATCTCCAGTAGGCAACGATATGACGCTTACGCCGAAATCAGGATGGGCAGTTCAAGCATCAGTGTTTAGTGATAAAGGATTCGACCCGACATCTGGTGGTTTAGCAGTTGGTGGTTCATTACCTTATAAAACGTTTAGTGATTATCCGATCACATGGGAGTTCATCGTGAAGTTACCGAAAGGTGTAATAAACGAACTTGTTCGTGTGTTTGATGGAACGAATTTCTATCGTATTAATCACAGTATTGCTAATGAAATTGCGTTCAATAAAAACACAGCTGGTGGTACATTGATTAATTTCAAAGTTCCGGATAATTTCTATACTGATCATGAGTACATGCATGTTGTGGCTGTGATTAAGTCTACAAATGCTAAGTTGTATATTAATGGTACATTAGCGCAAGCTGGAGATTCTACGTACAACGCATTGAATAAGGATGCTGTTGCCGGAGTTGCCCAATATCAATATGTTGAATCGAACATGAAAGGTTCTAAGTTAAAAGCTATGCGTTCGTATAACCGAGAACTTTCATCTTCAGAAGTATTAAATAACTACTTAGCTTCATTAGCGATAATGGGTTAATCTGAAAGGGCGATAAGTATGAATGGAAAACTGAAGAAATTAAAAGACAACTTAGGTAAGTATATCTTCCCGGTTACAGTTTCCGAAGCGGTTTATGTTGAAGATACAAAAACTTTAAAAACCAAACTAACAGAAATTGAACAGTTGGTTGGGTCCGGATCTACTGGAAGTAACGCTGTAACGATTCAAGATTTCTACAAACAAACAAAAGTAGGGAAGAGACTTGTGTTTGTAGGCGATAGCACAACAGATGTTGCGCCAGCTTTATTTTCTCGACTAAGTTCTTATATGGCAGTTGGTGGAGCATTAGAAGGTGCTTCATATGTGAATCGTGGTAATAACGGTGGTACTGTCAGACAGTTCGTTACAAATACAGGGACGAAGAACGGTATTAGCACCGTTATTGCTGACCAAGCTGATTTATATATTCTGTCATACGGAATCAATGATATCCGAACTGGCGGCAGTGTAGATCAAATCAAAAAGGATTTAAAAGAAACGATTGATAAAATGCTGAAAGAAACGAAAGCGTTTATTCTATTGAGAATACCGAATCCATTTTTAACAACTTCTACAAGCGGTTGGGTGACTCCTAACGCATCAGCGCAAGAATACTCATCTCAGTTATGGGAAGTGTTTGAATCATTTAGAGGATATAGTGAACGATTAGATATTATCGATATTCCGAACCTAGTATTCGGTAAGAAGTGTCTAGCTAAACATCCTTTAATGTATGACCAACTTCATCCGAATGATCTTGGTTACAAGAGTATCGCCGATGAAATCGCTGAACGAATTTCTGGTAAACGTAAGGACTTTAATGAGTTCTATGATTATGAAGTTCTAATGAAAGGATGGATTGACGATACGACAACTGATATCTCTAATACTACGTTGAAGTTCTACACAAATAATGTTAGAGAATTAAAGGTTGATGACATCGTATTTGTAGGCAATTCTTATTCATTTGTCATTGAGACGGCTCCAACTTTAAACACGAACAGCTGGACAATTCCACACACGCATACGGGTGATTTTAGTCGCTTCGGTGTTGTGAAAGTGTTAAGAAAAAAAGCTTAATTAAAATTGGAGGATGATTTTATGTACTATAAAATTACAGTCAAACGCGGTTTAAAAGCAAATATGCCCTCACTTAGTGTGGGGGAATTTGCTTTGTGTACAGACACACAAGAGTTATTCCTTGGAACAACTAGTGGTAATATCATGATTTTCCCTGTGAATCAAAGTGGGGGTTCTGTTTCTGTATCTAAGAGTCAAATCAACGGTAATATCGTTGTAAACGGACAAGAGGTTAAGGTGTTCGATGACAAAGCACTTAGAGATGGTTTGGATGGTAAGGCAGCCTTAAAACATAATCACTTCTTATCTGACTTAACAGATGTCAATGCAACGAATATGGTAAATGGCCATGTATTAATGTATGACTCAGCAACTAATAAAGTTGTATTAAAACCATTACCTGCTGGTTCTGGTAATGGCGCTACAAACTTATCTGGATTACTTGATGTAGACACTATTACAAATGCGCCTATCGATGGTAATGTTCTTATGTTCCAAGGTGGAAAATGGAAACCTAGTGCAGCCCCAGCTCCTGGCGGAAGTGGTGGTGCATCTTACATCATCGAACTAGAAAGATGGGGAATTAAAAAGAGTCTCCCTAAAAAACCTTATGTAGACAATGACTACATCCAAGCTGATAAAAACATTCAGGGGATTAACAATGCTTTAAAGTATGCTTCTGACTATGGATATACAGAAGCGGTTCTTCCAACAGGAGAATACGCTCTATGTTTCCCAAGAGAAATCATGATGCAATCACACTTGGACTTCCACCTGAACGGATCTAAATTAAAAGTTATATACGATTCAGATAAGAAGTCTCCTTTTGATACACGAACTGGAGATGACTATTATAACTTTAAAGGTAATACAGTTGTACTAAGTAAAGTAACAAACGCCCATATATTAGGTGGAGAAATTGTAGGGTGTCGTGAGGATAGAAGTTTTAAAAATCCAAACGAAGTTGCAATGGAGCATAGTTACGGTGTGTTATTTGAAAAAGGTACAACGTACAGTTCTCTTAAATATTGCATCGTAAGAGATTACATGGGAGACAACGTATCATTTAGTAGTAATGGTACATTTGCATACGGTGAGTTCGATCAAGGTCTTCAATTACAAGCTCTTGATTATACGACTGGTAATCCGATTACTTCTACTAACACGATTACGACGAAGGCTTTAAACATACCGCAAGATCTAACGCCTAAAGTTAAATCATTCTTAATATCTGGTGTAGGATATGCGCGTATGACAAACTTGAACTCGAAGGATTTAGATATCTTCTTCTATGACAGTGCGGATAAATTTATCGGTGTGATGAAGAATAGACGAATCTATACTGAAATTTCGATTCCAGTAAATGCTACGAAATTCAGATTACAGTTCTACAACGAAACGGACGTTACGAAAAAGATTTTAATTACGATTATGTTTGGAGCTTTGCCTCATCATAACGTAGTTGAGTTCAATGAAATCTACAACGGACATCGCGGAGGGGTTACATTAGGTGGTGACTACAATGTAGTCCAACACAATGTAATACGAGACAACGGTAAAGGTTCAGTGAGATTCCTTGACGGAAAACCAATCTTCAATGATCCGACTCGTTACTCAATTAATATGGAGGACTCTTACGGAGCGAACTGTGTAATCAGAAAGAATCATATCTATGGAAGTTATCACGGAATTCTTGTTGGTTGCTACACTGTAAATATTGAGGATAACCATTTCTACAATATTGATTACATTGCTGTTAACTTGTATTCATTAGTACAAGCTAACGTTCGAGGAAACTACTTCCATAACTGTATGAATAACGTCGGATTAATGTCATCGAACTTCAGTGCAGCAAATGTAAACATTACAGACAATACTTTCGTTGGTGGTAGCATGGCTTTAGGTAGCACATCTTACCGAGTTATGCTTTCTAATAACCATTATGTGAATCCAACATTCATCAGTCTTGGTGAAAACTGTACGTTCGATAGCAACTATGTTATCTATATCGGAATTCTTCCAGTTGTACCTATCTTTAATATTCCGAAGGCTAGCAACTGTACGTTTAAAACGTTGAACCCGAATACAGAAATAACTTTCAAATCGTATAAATTCGCAAGATGTACGTTCGATAACGTGACACTTCGTATGGAATCTATCGATACAAAAGTTCAAGAAAAAGTGAAATTTGATGATTGCGAACTGATTAATTGTTCTATGAGAAATCATATCTTCTCTGGAGCTCCAGTGAAGGTTACTGTTTCTAAATCTAAGTTAGTGGATACAACGGCCCAAGCGGGTATTACAAATACAGATAATCAAAATCCGTACATTTCTTTAGAAGATTGCGATGTACAACTGGTGCTGAAGAAAAACTTATTCTTATCGGATACAAATCGATCTTACACAACTTTCAAAGCGGAACGTTGTGATATCGTAATTTCGAACGCAGCCTTTGCATCATTACTTGCATCTGGAAGTGGATCGAAAGTGAATACAGCTATCTTCAAAGATTGCAATGTTTCTTACATCGGAAGTACACCGTTGAATTTAAAGTACTATACAAACAAATCTCATATGAAAGAATTCATTTCAGCTCGAAACCGATTTGATAACATCATCCTTCCAGCTGAAGATGCAGGAATATTTAAAGGATACGACCCGAAAACTCAAGATGTAGCGCAACCTACGAATGGATATTACTATTTAGGTCAAGTTATCACAAATGCAAAACCAACAGCAGGAGGAATTTTCGGTTGGATTTGTATTAAAGAAGGTGTAGCGACTGAAGTGAACTGGGCAGCTTCTACTACGTATGTAAAAGAAGATGTAGTTCGTAACGGTGACAAAGTATATGAATGTGTTAAAGGTGGAACTTCTGGAACAACAGCGCCTACGCATTCTGCTGGACAAGCTGACGAAGGAACTGTTTCTTGGAAGTTTGTTGGTAATCAACCAGCGTTCAAACAAATTGGCGTTATCGCTAACTAATAATAAAAAGACTAGGTGAATCCTAGTCTTTTTATGTGCTATAATTACAATGTAATACAAAATTTAGAAAAAGGAGATGTTGTGAAATGACTAGATATTCATGTCACGGTGGACATAATTCTTTGGTGCAGGGCGCGAATTCTGGACAGCGTAAAGAGCACATCATGGACCGTCAAGTGAAGGATGCGGTTGTTGCGAAACTTCGTCAATTAGGTCATACAGTTTATGATGACACTGATGAAACAGGTTCTACACAAGCAGCTAACTTAAATAACATTGTTCGTAATTGTAATTCACATGATGTTGATCTTGTAATTTCGTTCCATTTAAATGCGTACAACGGTTCGGCAAATGGCGTAGAAGTTTGCTACTACGACCAAGAAGCTTTAGCTGCTAAGGTTTCTGCTCAGTTAGCTAAAGATATCGGCTGGTCAAACCGCGGCGCGAAACCACGTACAGATCTTTATGTACTAAACAGTACGAAAGCACCAGCGATTTTAATTGAGCTTGGATTCATCGATAACGATGCTGATATGGCGAAATTTAATGTTGATAAAATCGCTAACTCTATCGTTTACGCTTTAACTGGACAAACAGTTGGCGGCGGTGGTGGGACTATAGCGCCTCCAACTAATGATCTTAAATTAGTTGCTACTGGTGGAATCGGATTTGATCGCATGAAGGAAACTGCTGACTTCTTAAACACTTTAGGTTACGGTGCTTCTATCGTGATTTCCGGTAAAAATGACGGAACGTTCTTTATCCGTAGTGACCGCCGAGTTGGTTCTGATTTAGACAAGTTAACAGCTTGGCTTGATGCTAAACAATGGTGGTATCAATACGAGTAATATCGTAATAAAAAAAGAGTAGGGGATATCCCCTACTCTTTTTTTATTGTCCTCGAAACATGTCGGATTGTTAGAAGGAAAGCGAATGGAGGAGATAATTGTGAGTAGATCATTGAAGATGGAATTGATCAAGGATTTTGAAGAGGGAAAGATGAATGAAAAAGATTTCGGTACTGACGGAGTAGATTATACTGGAATGGTAATTTGTAAGGTGTTATATGTAGACGGAAAGGATAAAGTATTTGGGTATGAACCTCATGCAGAGCATGGGAAAGTTTTCTTTTTATCTACAGTTTATCCGAATAAGGTCAAGAGTCCTTGGTTCAGACGAGGCACAAAAAGATATCTTCTTGAAAACTTTATAGTATTGGGGGCTATATCATGACAAAAGGATTAGAAGTGAACGGACTGCGTGAAGAAGTAATAGAAATTAAATTCGAACGTACAATAACAAAACATCTAAACGACTTAGAAGAGATTTGTACAACGTGCGAAGGAACTGGATTGCGTGTAGATCCAGGCGTGTTCGGGATTTCGGGATATGAAGACCCAAAAGGAAAGGCGTTTCCATTTTGCCGAGAAAGTCTCATGTTCTGCCAATCTTGTTATGGTGGAGTTCGTAAACGTTGCTTCTATTGTAACGAATTAATCAAGCGTGGCTATACTGTATGCGACTGCGACCAAGCTAGAACAGTAAAGGCTATGCAACAAAATAAACGCGAGGGAGAACGATATGAGAAGGCTGAGAAGGTTCCTTTCGCAGAAGCGTTAGAAAGATTCGACCAGGTTTATATAGAAGGGTATGATAGATTCATAGAAACAAAGGACTTAATGGAATGGATTGCTGATAGAAACTTAGAATTCGTCGAAGAGGAAGGGGAAGAACTAAACTTATCTCTTCTTAGAATCTACGGGACTAAAATTGTCGATATCTCGATAGATGCCAGAGATGTGATTAGTGCTGCAACAGACGAACTTCATGAAGAAGCAGAATCTAGAACAATGAAACATGTTAAAAATCTCCAAGAAAAGATAGATGAGTTTTTAACAGAGGAAGTAAAGTCAGAAGCACGAACGTACTTCATTGATTATAAATGCGCTGTTGTTTTAGTTTAAAAATGATATAATGATTCTACATTTAATTAGGAGGAATGATTATGAAATTAGTAGTTTATACAAAGAACAACTGTCCAAAATGCGAAATGTTAAAGGGTGCATTAGATAGATTTCCAGGAGAAGGATTAGAATACGAAACTCGTAACATCGAAGAGAAACCTGAGTATCGTGAACAGTTCGATGCATACGATGTGATGGAAGCACCCCTTACTGTCTTCCCTGACAAAACATTCGTAACAGGTTACGATTTAGGGAAAATGCAAAACAAATTAGGAATTTAATTAACAAACTCCCTTCAAGTTGAAGGGAGTTTGTTTTATTATATAGATAGAAAACAAAAGGAGAGATTATTGATGAAGAGATTTTTTGAAGTGAAAAAGGATACAAAAGCGTACGAGTTATTTAGTGACTTGTTTAATTTTGAATTAAAATGGTTGGCGTTAGAGAAAGAGATTGAAGAGATTATTAAAAGTCCGATGAAGAAAAATTTATGTTTGAACATCAATAGATTATTATTATCTAACCCTCCAGAAGAGTGTCGTGATCAATTTGTAAAGAACCCTGACAATGAAGGTTTTTATAAAGCGAAAGTCCGAAGTCAAATGAATAAAGACTGGTTATCATTCGTGAAAGAAAAAGGGTTGTACATTCCTTATATACATTTCATTGCTGAAGAACTTAATATTTCTAAGGTATTTGGCAATGATGGAGTAGCGCTAAAAACAGCTCATAAACTGGGGGATAAATATTTCTTTGAAGGTCTTACGACAATTAAAGGTAGTGGAAAAGCACCTGACTTTACTATTGAAATAACAGAAGCTGAATTCTTGCGTTTAAGAGCTGACCAATTAGAAAAAGATGCAAAGGAGAAAGGAAATGACAAAAATTAACCTAGAAGAAATCGTGCAAAAGTTTGAAGAGTTCCATGCGTATGTAGCTGGTATTAATCGTGAGGAATTAAAGGGACGATTCACTCGTGAAGAACTAAAAGGATTCAAAGAGAAAATTTATAACATTAGCTCAAATCGTTTGGAGTATGAAGTGAATGATATTATCAAGGAAAAGAAATTAGAAGAATACCCTGAGTTGTTGGGTGTACATCATTACCCTGTCTTAAAAGAAATTGACTTCATGACGGAGGAGGAAAAAATTAAGTTAGATGAAAAATTAACAGGATATAGAGTTGGTGATTATTTAAATGGCTTATGGAGATTCACGAAGAAAGAAAAGAAATTAAAACAATTCTTATTAGATAAAGGTGTTGCTAGAAATATTTATTATTTAAATTGTCGTTGTGAGGAACAGTTCTTGGGCGAAATGCTTTCAGGAGAAGAGAAGGTAAAACTAGAAGAGATTATGAAAAAGAGTCCTGGAGAATGGTCAGATGAAGAAGAGGAGCTTTATGAGAATGAGGTACAGGAGTATTGCTGTGAATGCTATGCAGGTGAAGATCGTGGAAGTGTAAAGCAAGAACTTGAAAACGGAAAGCTATTCTTTAAAGAGTTATTACGAATGGAAATGAAGCGTGACGATAGCTTGGATAAAGTATGATGGGTAAAATGAAATTTGCGCTATGGCTGGCTTTGTTTTTAGTTTTAACATACTACTTCGGGAACGGCTTAATTTGGCTTAGTATCAAATTAAAGCCGATGACAGAGTTCGGTGTGATATCAATGAAATTCGGAGTAAGATTAGCGATGGTGTGGTTATCTGTTTATGGTGCATTTTTATTTTCAATGGGAGGTAAGAGGTAATGTTAGAACCAGTAGTAAAAGTAACGACGGAAGATATCAAAAGATATACATTATGTAAGTGTTGTGCTCAACCTGCAAACCTTACAATTGTATTAGGGAATCAACAAGGTAAGAAAGAAACTGTACAATCATCGTTCTTATGTGAATCTTGTGCTGGTAAGCTATCTAGAGAATTGAATAGCTTTTTATATAATGAAGATGAAAACGAATTACTGAAAGAGATAAACAAATTAGGAATTGAAGAGGAGACTAGAGGATGATGAAAGAAGAGAAGTTATTAACCCCGCAACAGTTCAAAGATTTAATGGCATTAATCCAACGTAACTATGCATTCGGTCATGGTGGTAAGATTAAATACATTGATCCATCTTTCGATATGAGAGACGGTAAATGTTTTAGTATTAACTTCCGCAATGGTATGCATACTGAGAAACGTTTCACCTTTCGTGATGTAAAAGATTCCATGTATAATGACATTATCGTATGGCTAAAAGATATACATGGAGATGATAAAGGTGAAGAAGACTGAGATGCAAAAGATGCAAGAGTGTTTTGAGGAAGCACTCTTGCATAAAGGTGCTTGGATAGGAATCGCTGTTCAGCACGAAAATCATGCAGGGCCGGAGTTAATTTTGAATCCTTATGAAAACATTAAGGAGAAGAAGGAATATTATAAAGGTACGTATGATTTAAATTTAAAACATTATTTCTCTAGTAAGATTAGTATTGTAGGTTGGGGTTATTCTATTAGAAAAGAAGAATTATTTAATACCCTATTGCCTTGAACTTGATAGTGTAGTATACTTTATTTCAACAGGCTAGCTTCTTGCGAGCTTGAAATACAAACCTATCTGTGACTAGTAAAGTTTGTGTACAAAAAATAAAATGTATTTTATTTATCTATGTAACGTTATGATGATTTGTGGAAAAGGTCATCTCATAAGATTGAAACAGCCGTCATATGGTAGTTGACTTACATCGACTACCATCATGATGTAAGCTATCAAATGTATTGATGGTTTACATCATGATTTGACTTTGATAGTCACGAAGGACCTTGCTCTTTATGATACTGCTAGCGTGTCGTAAAGAATAAGTGAGTCCGCCTACCATTCTACGATATGTATCATGGACATATGATATGTAACAACTAGGACTTGTGCCTATGTGACTAGTAAGGGATTTTCATGAATAGATAACTCAATTGTATTGTTGTTTAGGTGCGGCCTACATCTCCGCATTTATATAATGGTACTTGTCGTCCGTCACTCGGAATGTAAATAAGACTTTTAACAATGTTGAACAAAATTGAACAACATATGTTGTCTTTTAACTTATTTATATTCTTGTTTTTGGTGAAGCATGCAGTTTGTTTGGACACGAACGACCTATATGCTCGAATGTTTGTTTCTTGTTTTCTTGTTTTCACGTTTCTCAACATAATGTAAGAGTGAGTTCCTACATTATGCACAAGTTATATAGTGTGGAAAGCTATTTAACTTTTACTTATTTTTCAATACACTGAACGAATTGCATTTTAAATGTAATTCTATCGAACCGTAACAAAAGGTACAGTCTTCCCTGTACCTTTTTTTGCATTTACATAAGGAGGACGAATATGGTTAAGTATAAAAAGAAAACGTCTGATAAAGTACCTGATGAAGTATTGCATGTGATTTATTACGAAGGGAAGCGATGCCCAAGTCCATTTAAAGGTGTCGCTTTGAGGTTAGCATACAATGGCAGTGGACCAGCTAATGCGATGGTTACAAAGTTAGTAAATGATATGGTTGATGATCATCTTCAGGATTATTATAAAGAAGATGAATGGTATCTAGCTCCGAAAAAAATACGAGATAAATTAGAAAAAGATTTTAGAGAAAAATTTGAAATCGTACCTTACGGACCGATGAAAGTCTAAATTTCTTCCAAAAAAATTACAATGTTATTACTCTTAAACATGATATAATTACACCAACATCAACAAGTTGATGATAATATATCGACAGTTTAAGGAGTGGTAAAAAATGAGTACTGCTGTAGAGAAATTTGTACCAAGTCAACCAGATTATATTAGTGAAATAACAACTGAGAAAATAGCAACGACATATCAATTAAAAGAACAAGAGAATTGGGCAATCGCGCAATTTCAAAAAGCTAAACACGAATCAGATAAAACAAATAAAAATGTAAAGGTATTGGAACATGAACACGCTTTACTGAAAGAGCAATTCAAAATGCAACGAGATGTAGATCGAGTGCAAAATGAACGTTTAACTAGAATCGTTCGTTGGGTTGGTTTTTTAATTTTTTGGAATCTGATGGGATTAGCTTTTTCGATTTGTATGGTGATTGCCTATTTAATTAGGGGGTAATCAAAAGTGAACCAGGAAATGTTAATCAGAAAAGAAATGAAAGATACAAATAAAGAATTAGGTAAAATGAAAAGACTGATATATAAATTAGTGGCTGGTGATATTGTTAATCCGAATGGCATTATAGATTACGATAACCTCACACACAAGGAAGTATCTTCTCTTCACCGTCAAAGTGAGATTAGAAGGGAAATGCTAGAGGAACTTTTAGAAGGCGCTGGTAAAGAAAATAGACAGCTTAGAATCGATTTAGCTGAAGTTACAAATCAAAGAAATGAATATTCGCGAGAAAAGTTTCTTATAAAAGCTGAAGCGGTTGGTAATGAACGTATTTATGAAAAAGCAACTGCTGATCTTGATATAACAAAATCAGCTATCCAACAACTCATGACATTCTTCGATTATCATGAGGCAACTCAAATATTAGAAGAAGTACGTCTTGGTAAAACAAATGTACAAGACATTGCGAAATTAGTTTCTGATAGATACATGGACGCTATATCTACACTGGAAAGAATCCAGCAAAGAGAACAAAAACCAAAACGTCCTAGTCTACGATCATTAATATTTGGAAGAAGAAAGCGTGGGGGAGAATAATAATGAAACGATTTGAAATTTTAAAAGGTATTACAGAAGGAACAATTTTTCCGGGTACAACATTTAAAAGTAAACAACATACAGAGAAACTAGAGGTTAGAGATTTCCATATTCATGATGTTCCAGCTATCGGTTTATTCTTTACAGGTACATCGCAACAAGTAGCAATCGCTTATGTAGAAGGTGAAGAGTGGGAAGAAGATACGGAAGCAAGGGTACTAGGTCAAGTGAAGTATGCTGCTGATAAGTTATCTATTTTAGCAGGCCAAGTAGCTAATAAAGATATCGAGGCTGATGCTGTGTATATGGAACTTATGGGTGCAATCAACTTTTTGGAAGGGTTAGCAAGAAGTAATGAACAAGGCTGAAAGGAAGATTCATCAATGAAGATACAAGTATATAAAGATGGAATGAGCATGAAAGAACAAAGAGATGTAGGATACTTCGAAAGAAATATGCTCGCTTTATTAATTGCAAATTTACTTCGTGACGAAACAGATGAAGAATTAAAATGCGGTTGGTATTACGATACAGAAAACGATTGGGATGGTTGGAAACGAGTGGTTTGTTTATTAGGCGGTTCTGCATGTTTCCATGTGCCGGACGATTTTGATTTAGGGCATCTTCCTCAAATCGAACCTACGTATGATGGTCATACGACAGAAGCGAAATGGGAAAACGTTATGAAGTTCTGTGGTTGTAAAGTAGACAAATAATAGTGTCCCCATTCGGGGACACTATTATTTTATTTGGCTCAATCTATATTTTAATGTAGCAAATGTAATTTCTAAGGGGTTTATCTCTTCTCCTGACGGTTCGAAGTCTAACAGAGGGTTAATGTATAAGACGAGGGGAGGAACTGTCTCTACGGAGCAGAAAATGTTATATCCTGTGTCGTATTCCATTTCTGAGTTAATGAAGGTTGGGGCTTCCAAAATATTATTTATTACTTCTTCTGATGACGCCTGTTCAATAAGCCATTCTTTTGTCGTTTTCATAAAAGCAGCGCATAAAGAATCCTCTATTATTTGTATGGTTGAATGGTACATTGTTTCTCGGTAGGATTCAACCGCACCTAGTACATGTAAAAAACTTTTATTATTATCTAATATATCTTTGACTACCTCTTCCTTTTTATGTGGTGTTAATATTTCTCGAAAATTATTATTTAATAGGTATTCAAATCGTTTCATTGTTATGCTCCTTCCTGTATTTAAACATAAAAAAAGAGAA